CCGCCGCGAACGAACGCGCCGAGGCATACCGGAAGGTTGCGGAGGAGTTGGTAGAGGCAATGCCGATTATCCCAAGCCCCGCTCATCCAGCAGATGAGAATTATACCAAGTGGAGGAGCGCAAAAGCCAAACTCGAAGCCCTCAACCAAGGAAAGTAATTTATGAACCTAGAAAAAACACCCCTGCAAACCGCACTATCAGAATACACAGACCCATTCATATCATGTGGCGAGGGGCAGATTACAGACAGCAACGGAAACCTCATCTTAACCATAGCGGATGAACGAGAGGTGGTTCGCTCCATCTTCTGCACAGCAATCGCAGAATTCCTCAATAGCCAGCAGGGGAAGAGGGATGTTTATACGGCTGGGTATAAGGGATTAAACGAGGACATAGTTTACAAAAACGAGAAGACTCTATTTGCTCATTGCATTGATATAAAAGAAGCCAAGCGATTTGCGGACGAACTCAACAAGAATGAATAATCCATATATCAATACCTTACAGATTATAGATATTACGCACCGCCCTCTTGATTTTTACCTTACGGTGCCACATGGCTTGTTTGGAATACAAGGTGGTCTTGATTTTAGTAGAATAAAGCCAATATCATTTACCGCAGATAATATCGAACATATACGAGAGGTATGCTTTAACGCATGGGGGTGTGAATCTCTCCCTATTGATAGTCAGTGTTCTGCCAATCGAAATATGTATGGGTTTATTACCAGTGGTGGAACCCCACACAAAGTAATGACCAGATTAGCAGCCATAATTAATGAGAATATTACTATGGTATCTTATAATCCACACGGTGAAGATTGTTATATACTATCAGTGTTTCCAAGGACTAGAGAGTTGCAAATTTTTCCAAGTCAGTACAGAGACCTCACTAGGTTTGATATCCAAATGATAGATAGAATATATGAAAGAAATGAAAATATGTTTACAAATAACAACTAAAACAAAGGAGGAACAATGAAACACTACCAAGCAAAAGTAGAGGTAATGACGGGCAACCGTCTACTCAGTGGCATGCTCAAGAATGCAGGACTAGGTATTGAGTATGCTGCAAAAAGGGAACTCTTTATTATCGACTACAAGCCTGGCGAGCAGGTCGATAGCGAAAGAGTGTGTAACGCCATTAAGACGACAATGGAGAGATTGGACAAGGAAGGAGCTCAGATGAAGATCTACAGCTTTGAGGTTGTCTCAATCCTGCTGGTTGACTCTAAGAAGGAATAGCATATGCAAAAAAGTATCTATCCACCACCTACGGCTGGGATATGCAGGGAATGCGGTTGCAAATTCTCCGTAAACAAACACAACAAGGTTGTTGGGAAGCGTGTCCACGGATGTACCTCAGCGCATTGGTTTCTCGAGGACATAAAGCCAAGTGTGCCCATTAAGCCTTCATGCAATGAGTACGACGAAGACTACTTGCTGAAAGAAATAAAGATGAGTGATCTCAACCTTGATAGGGTTCCTGACGCCATCGCTGCTTTGGAAAGAGTGTATGAACTCTCCCTCATGAATCCTGCCCCAGCGGGAAGTATTCAGAGGGTCTGTTCCTATGCACTAGCTAAAGTAAAAACACCCAAACCCAATGGAGACACAAGTACAGAAACCGATAGGCACTAGGACTCAACACAAGTGTGGATGCAAGTCCTGGATGAACTATTACCAACGATTGGTTTGGCTTCAGGGCAATGACTGCCACAGCAATCACACCTACAAAGAACTCATGGAAGCAAAGAACGAAAGTTTACAGACAAAGCCTGAGGCAGTGAGGCCACCTGGTTCCAGGTGTGCAGCATGTCACTACTGGGGATATCATGCACTAGATTGCAAAGCTATCTCCGTAGATGAAAGGCTAGAGGGCTACAAAGAGGCTCTCAGGCTTGCATTGTCTCGGGAAGATCACAGAAGCAAACTCGCCAGGGAGAACTTCACAAGGATGCTTGGCAAGATGGCTGTGCTGAGGGTCGAGAACAATGCCCTGAGGAAAACTAACCAGAAGCTTAGGAAAGCAGAGAGGGAGCGCGAGATTATGCTCGAGCTTCAATCCCCTTCTCAGTAGAGATCAAAAGCCCCTGTCGGGGAACTCCCTTTAGGGAGTTCCTCGCTCAGGTTGGCTTTTTTTAGCTACCAGGTATCTTGACTTACCTTAACCTTACTCATATTATAGAGAACACGAATGAGAACAACACTAGCGCTATTCCTATTTTTAGTTGGAACTGCTTTTCCCCAGACTGCCCCAAAGTATAATCTTGGTGCTAACTCTTCGGTAAATACAACTAACTTCAGTACCAACACGCTCAACTACCTCAGGTCCAATGCATTATCTGGATTCAATGCGCTTGGATGGGTAACCCCTCCCAGCGCTACTAACTCTACCGGACTTCCAGGTGCCCTCTCTTATACAAACAACTATCTCTACATATGCGTTGGTACCAACGTGTGGAAGAGGACTATCCTAGGATCTTGGTAATGGCAACAGGTGATTTTACAGTACAGGAGCTTCAGTCTGATGGTTCATACAAGGAGTTTACATATACTCCCCCCAATCAACCCTTAAGTACGACCAGTTCCCCTACCTTCGGTGGACTGACTGTTGGAGGGCTTGTTGTTGATTCCTATGGGAACATAGTTCTTCCAAGCGTAGGACTTACAGGCGGTGGTAGCGATACACTCCACGACTCGAGCGGACTCCACTATGGATCGCAAGTCGTAGCCATGCAGGGTATTGGAGTTAGTCATTTTTCTAATGACTCTGGTTATCTCACTACTGAATATAACTATTTCAATCAACTTCTCAATACAACCAATTCCCCTACATTTGCGGGAGTTTATTTAAGTGGAGGAAGTGAACTTCATGATTCCAGTGGACTAAAGTATGGTTCAAGCACGGTAGCCATGCAGGGTATTGGAGTTAGTTATTTTTCTAATGACGCTGGCTATCTCACTACTGAATATAACTATTTCAATCAACTTCTCAATACAGGAAGTTCACCGACTTTCGCTGGACTGACTGTCGGAGAGTTTATTATTGATGCTTATGGAAACCTTACTCTTGGGACTACGGGTGGGTTTACACACCTCAATGCTGATGGATCTGCCTCTTTTGCCAATGGTGCTGCTACTATATCCAATAATGGGATCCTCCATTCTGCGCAAATAACCACAGCATATATAGCTTCTGCCTCCGGTGCAGCTATAGGAAATGGTGCCGTTATAACTGGAGGACTGTCAATGTCAGGAACTCTAGATCAGACTGGCACTTCTTACTTTGAGGGGATTACTTATCTAGGAGGAAGATTAGGTACGGGATCTGGGACTGAGGTTGATAGCAGTGGTAACGTTTCGGCTGTATCTCTCTTTTCCTATGGAAATCTATCTGTAGGAACAGGTCCGACAAAGGCAGTAATCCATGCATCTGATGGATCTGCCTCCTTTGCTGCTGGGACTGCTACCATATCTGCTGCAGGTCTTGGTACGTTCTCTGGTATTAGTGTACCTAGTTTTAGCACTGGGACTGTTACCGCGACTAGCCATCTTTATGCCCATGACGCTGGTATTGGTTGGAATGGTACTAGCTATAACACAGTTTTAAATAATGATGGTTCTGCCTCTTTTGCTGATGGAGCTACTACTCTAGGCAGCTCTGGGAACGCTTCATTTGGTAGCAACGCTATTCAATTTTATGTTGTTAGTGGTGGGGGTGAGGCACTTTTCCATGTCCCTGTCTATGTAGATTCTGGGGTAATACTAGGCACCCACTATTCTAGTTCTATTTCCGGAGAAGTTTCTGCCGAATTTACTGGAATAATTTATGCCCCATCACTCTATGTTTCACAGTTTTCTTATGTTGGCACAGGGAGTTTTTTTAATGGTACCGATTATTCAGGCGAAAATGGCGTTAGCTTGTTCTCTTATCGGGACCTCATTGATGATAGTCCAGGTTACGAGCTCAACTGGCAGGGTGGAAGGCTCATAAGTATTACTGGAGGAGATTCAACCGGTACGCCGCAAAACCTATATCTTGACTCTCCATTAATACTCCCTTACTCGCAGCTTAACCTAGATGGCTCTGCCTCTTTTGGCAATACCGGAGCAACTATCGATTCATCAGGAAATACTGTGGTATCTAGCCTAGCTTTCCCTGAGAGTGATGGAGCGACCCTCTATGACGATGGTGGTCTGCAATACGGATTTCAGAGTGTAGCTATGGTTGGGATTAATGTTTCCAACTTTGCTAATGACATGGGGTATCTCACTAGCGAGTACAACATTTTTGACCAGTCTCTCAACACGACCGATTCTCCCAGCTTTGCAGGGCTAACTGTCACAGGCATCTCTACCTTTGGAGGCGGGGCTACTATTGATGCGCTTGGTCACCTCTCCGCCACTAATTTCTACTCCATGAATCAGGCAGTGGGAACAACCTCTTCTCCCACCTTTGCAGGAGTTTATTTAAACGGAGGAAGTGAGCTACATGATTCTAGTGGGTTGAAGTACGGAACTTCAACTATTGCAATGCAGGGAATCGGGCTAAGTCACTTCACAAATGACTCTGGCTATCTCACTACTGAATATAATTATTTCAATCAACTTCTGAATACAACCTCTTCCCCTTCATTTGGTGGATTAACTGTAAGTGGAACCACCTCTTTTACTGATGTTGAAGTTCATTCTACATCAAATGGAGGACATCCCCAAGTTTGGGCCATGAATAGTGGCGGGGAGATCGCTGTAAGTGTCAGCGGTACGCACAGAGCATCATTATCTTTTGATGATTCTCTCGGGTTATTCAATTACTACAACGCCAGCTCCCTAGCTTGCCAGCAGCTTGCAGATGATGGCAATATCTACATAGGTAACTACTACGGCAGTAAGGTTAATATAGACCCTTCCTGCAATATGATTGGGCCTGCTTCGAACTGGGTCTTAAATGCGGACGGGTCGGCTGTGTTTAGTGGTTATGCAGCCACTATAAATGTTGATGGCTCGGCTTCTTTCGCAGTAGGACAATCGGTTATCGGGAGTGATGGATCAGCAAGCTTCTCCTCAGGGCAGGCAATCATTGACCCGTATGGTAACACGGTAGTCCCTAGTCTCGGGTTTGCGGGAACATCCAACACCCTCTTTGATGACAGCGGGTTGCAGTATGGTTCTCAGAGCGTGGCAATGGTGGGAATGAATGTATCCAGCTTCTACAATGATGCGGGGTATTCAACTGGTGGTGGTGACCCATTCGACCAGTCGCTGAATACCACCGACTCCCCTACCTTCGCGAGCCTTGGAGTCAATGTGGGTGCGATCTCTCTAAATGCAGACGGCAGTGCTGGGTTTGCTTCAGGTGGGGCAGGAGTGGATGGAAACGGCACGGTCTATGCTCAAAGCGGGAGCGTGTCCTATGGTGGCCTTGGGTACTCTTTTACCGAAAACACTAATGTTGGATTTGCCACCGATGGAAACAACCTTAGTTTCTATACGGGTTCCACTTTAGCCTTAAACATCACCGACGACATCAAGCAGGTCAGGGTTCCTGCTGATTATATTTTCTCGTTTTCATCGTGGACGAACAACAACAATGTGGCTGATACCTTTTTTGGCAGAGCCTACGCTGGAGGACTCTACACCCCTGGAAACTTTATTGTTGGCAGCACCGTCGATGACGGCTCAGGCCTAGCCCTTCAAGCTCCAAGTGCTTCGTTCGCTGGCGGTGAAGGCGGTTTTGATTCTGGAGGCTCTCTCTATTGCAACAACTCAGTAGTCACAGAAACGATTACCTGCGACAGCACCATCGAAATAGTTGTGGGTGGCAGCACCTACAAGATTCCCGCACAATTTATATCATAGTAAACCAACCATCTACTCGATACACAAAAGCACTTGACAATATATGGTTGTTTTCTCAAACTAGTTGAAGATCTTATTTAAACCTGACAACTCTTTAGTTATCCCAATTGATCAATTGGGAGTTACAAAGAACTCAGAATTTAGAAAGTAACCCGGAAGACTACCGATCAAAGAGTCAAAAAAAACAATGCCAATCGCAATTACCGCCGCTGCTCGTGCAGCCAACACCGCCGCCAGCCTTGCAAACCAAATTAGTGGAATCGCTACCAATGCTAGTGGTGTCCTTGCTAATGGTGTACCAGCTCAGGGCCCAAACCCAGCTGTTGCTGCTGCTGACATCGCTACAGCTCTCGGTACCCTTGCTGTCGCTCAGATCAACCTCATCGTTGCCTCTGCTAACGCTACAGACGCTACCAAGCTCGCTGCTGCTCTTGCAGCTCTTGCCTAATACTTTAGGTTAGAAATCATTTGGGCCCAGCCTGATACCCCAGGTTGGGTCCTTTTTCTTTTTAGTGTTGACGAGCATTAGGAAATGTAAGAAAGTAGTAGCAACAGAGCCCCCAAAGCTTATTAACAATGCTCAAACCTGGGGGCCGCTCTTTTACATTCTGAAAACTGTGGTTGTGCACTCGCCCGATAAGTAGTGCAGCTTTTATCACAGGTGGCTGGGGCTGGTGCTCCGACGACGCTCATACTGTCGTGTCAGGATTTCGATTATCCTACCTGTCACCAATGTAGCACTTGCGTTCGGAATCATCTCCTTGCTCGCATGTGTGTTTCCGGTGACCGGATGAATTGGTCACTAGCCGTTTTCCTATCTTGGGTTCTCCCTGGATAGGACCAATTCCTCTTCTGGGAGATCCTGGGGGAGGTCTCAACTCGAATCGTATTGCGTATGCGGTGCTTTCCTATACCTAGGATAGAGTTGGGAGATTTTAAAGAACTTACAGCGATGACTAGACCTTCGGCTGGAATTCATGACAAGACAGAAGAACTAGTGACTATCGGGAGAGACGATCAAATTTATGAGTACAGAACCAAACCAAGAACCCACAGAAGAAGTAAGTAAAGACCAGTCAGAGTTTGACTTTGAGTTGGGTGAGCGACCAGAAGCTACTGAGAGATGTAGTGGAGAGGTCTGCGAGAGTTGCCAATAATAGATATGGACTCCCCTATCATAGAGGATGACAATGCCCCAGATGCGGTAGTTAAGCCGTCCTCTATTGAGGGGTGGGGCTTATTTGCAGGTCGCAACTTTGCTGTTGGCGAGACTATTATTGATTACAATCTGTTCCAAGATGGTTGGTATAAACTAAAATACACAGATCTTACTGAAGAGCAGATTAGGAAGAGTTGGTATGTGATGATTGATAATGAGTGGTGCGTCACCTGTGATCGGTGGAGTAAGTTCTCATATATAAATCACTCTAGGAATCCAAACTGTTTATGGCTCTTGCAAGATAGATTGGTTGTTGCTAGTGTAGATATCCCTGAGGGTGAAGAGTTGTTTATCGACTATCGCCTGGAGCCTCGTCCAACTAGGACAGAGTATCCATCATGGGTTTAATGCTTCCGTAGCTCAGCGTTAGAGCACTCCCTTTGTATGGCAGATGTCGCGGGTTAAAATCCTGCCGGAAGCTCCACTTTCCTATTGCACTGTATAAACACCAGTGTTAATACTCTTGTTCAACAAATGCACACTATGGGAATGTTCGACTATTTTTACTTCAAGAAAGATTTACCACTCACAGATGAGATCCGGTCATCTTTTCCCGATACAGACTGGAAAGAAGTAAAATTCCAGACCAAGGACTTCGACAACACTATGTCGAAGTACACTATCGAAGAGGATGGAAATCTGTACACTGAGGTTGTCCACGGAGAATACATTGAGGATTCTCCAGAGGTTCAGACTGAGAGAAGAAAGAAGGATAGATTCTATTGGCCAAGACACTTTGTAGAATCTAGCAGGGAGACTATGAGAGAGCACATAACTGCTACTGTAGACTTCTATGATCTTAAGAAAGATAAGGATGGCAATGAGTGGTGGATTGAGTTTCGTGCCACACTTGTTACCGGAGAGCTAAAATCCGTAGAGTTGTTAAAGGCAGAGATCCACTCTACCAAGGCTGAGGTAGAAGAGAGCCACTCTAGGCTCAGAAAGATGATATCTGACCACGAGAATCATCCCTGGACTAAAACTAGAAACATTTTGAACAAGGTTACGTTCGGTGGATACAGGAAGTCGGTACAAAAGATCAGTAGGTTGATCCTAAAGGCTGGATCTTCTGTCAACGATGTAGGGTACTGGTTCACTAGGACATTTTAATTATAAATATATGAGTGCACACATGAGAGCAAAACTACGAATCACCTCTGTTGAAAAATATGCTGGAGGCCACGAGGTACTTAACTTCTGTGGTGTCTGTAAGAAGGGGACATACCCAGCTGATGGGACGGATGAGGACAATACACTTGCCACATACTCTCCATCAGTATCCTTGAAGATGACTGTTACTAATCCAGCACCAGCTGGGAAGTTCAATCCAGAGGATACCTTCTATGTAGACTTCACCCCAGTACCTGTTGAATAACCCATGAAATCTAAAAAAATCAGAAATATCCTAAAGAGTGGTGAGCGCCCACTTACCAAGCCAGAGTACACAGCCCTCATTAAGAGGGGTATTGTTGTGGATACTGGAGATAAGCTGGTATTCACCCTAAAGGCCAATAGGCAGTTTGGCAAGATTCAGAAATTTGAAGTAAGTAGGGCAGCTAGGGTGTAGAATAATTGGACTAAGATACTTGGCATAGCTGTTGAGTCCTGCAATAATAGGGACTCAACACTATGGCTGACGTAATTGAAATTTCAGGAGATATAATCCAGATTGAGTCCCCTGGACCACAGGGGATAGCTGGTGGTAGGGGTCCAACAGGACCAAGGGGGCCAACAGGACCACCTGATGGGGATCCAGGACCAACCGGCCCAACTGGTCCTAGTGGATCTGGGGAATCTTACAATCAATCCCTAAATACAACCAACAGCGTTGAGTTTTTGTCCATAGACTTGGCTGGTGGAATTGTCCACGTTAATAGGTATGGAGAAATTATCTTTGGTGGTGGAGCCGGCAATATCGACCCAACAGGAACTGGATGGTTTTATGCACTCAATGTAGAGAACGCCGCTAATTTTGGTGGAGGTACCAACTTCGACGCCAGTGGAAATCTCACAATAGCTGGTAGCTCTGGTATCTACAGTAATGGTGCTGTACTGGTAGGGACTAACGGAGAATCAGGGTTTTACACTCAACTTAGCTACGATGGGTCAGCCCTATTTGCTGGAGGGGACCTTCAAGTCAATACTGATGGATCTGTACATCTCATCTCTAATGGGGTTGGAGACTTCTTTATAGATCTCAACGCTGATGGCACTGCATCATTTCTAAATGGGAATGCTATCCTGGATAATGGAGAATCTGGACAGCCCACTCTAACTCTCGGGGGATCTATTCTTACTGCTCCTTGGCCTGGCATCTTCTATATGCAGACGGATGCCTTGTGGATCGACAATGGCGTCTATGTCCCAGGTGGTGGACTAAACTCAGATGGTTCTGCTCAGTTTGCAGGAGGATCTGTTGAAATTAGCACTTCTGGAGTTGTTGGGATAGCAGGATTAATCTCCCTTAATCCTGATGGCTCTGCTAGTTTTGCTAACGAAGGGGCTACTATCGATTTATACGGTAATACCATCCTTGCTTCCCTTGGCTTCCCTGGGGCTGATGGCGGAGCATCACTCTATGATGACTCTGGCTTGCAGTACGGGAGTCAGTCAGTAGCGATGGTTGGTATGAATGTCAGTAGTTTCTATAATGATGCAGGATACTCAACTGGCGGTGGGAATCCCTTCGATCAGTCCTTAAATACTACAGACAGCCCTTCATTTGCATATGGAATGGTAAGTATTTATTCTAGGTGGGATGGGTACAACAATATTGGAATGATCTCTCTTGGAGATACCGGTGATGGGCTTGGCGGTATTGTATTTGATGGCTATTACGGCAGTGCTGTTTTTGCTTGGGGTAACGCTGGGGTTGATTTATATGGAAATGTCAGTGGGGAAAATTTTTCCCTACCTAACGGGACTTCTCTTAGGGTTGGTAGCTTTGACAATAGTACTGGTGGAGCTAATGGACTAGGTCTAATCTGCACAGTTGGATATGAACTCAACTGGCAGGGAGGTCACTTAAAGAATATTCTACAGGGAGATTCTTCTGGTTCACCAGAACCACTATATCTAGACTCCCCATTGGTACTACCAGCAGCTCAGCTCAACCTAGATGGATCAGCCAGCTTTTCATCTGGCTACGCTACTATAAACAACGACGGTTCTATTTATCTTTCTAATGGGCAGGCGGAAGTAGATGGTAATGGTAATGCGTTATTTAGAAGTGCTGGTTTCTTGGGCGGTGGCAGCAATGCCCTCTACGACGATGGTGGACTTCAATACGGTTCTCAGTCCGTGGCAATGGTGGGAATGAATGTTTCCAACTTTGCTAATGACATGGGGTATCTGACGACGGAGTACAACATTTTCGACCAGTCGTTGAATACAGGGGATTCGGCGGGGTTTGGAAGCCTCAGCATTAATGGCGGCGCTGCTACGATCCAATCAGATGGCTCTATTGACGTTGGTGGAGGATCTTCTGGAATTGGAGGTTTGACCTCTGATGGAACACATTTATACTGGAAAGGCACTTTACTCGCCTAAGAATGATACTCGACACTTTCGACCAAGCTTTTCTCATCAACCTAGAGAAGAGACCTGACCGGCTGCAGCAGGCTCAGGTGGAGCTACACAGAGTTGGGATACAGGCACAAGTACTCAGAGGGATAGAAACTAAAGAAAAGGGTAACTATCACTCTGCTGGAGCTAGGGCTTGCCTCCTGACTCACCTCAGGGCTCTCTACATAGCCAGTGCCAAGAGATACAAGAGTGTACTTATCATGGAGGACGACGTTGTCTTCAGGAACGACTTCAGTGCGTATTGGAAGGATCTACTCAGAGAGGTGAAGAGCAAGCCATGGGATATACTCTATGGATACTGTTGGGACAACAAAAACCAATTCTCCCCTCCAGAGTACATGCATCTCTATAGGACGCTGTTCAATCCTTGCTGTCACTTCTGGGCGATCAGGGATACTGCCTACGACTACATCATTGATAAGATAGAAGAGAATGACAAGTCAGATACTCCTACTGTCCTGGATAATATCTTTACAGATGATAAGAAGTTGATGATGTACTGTCCGAACTACAACCTTGTGGGTCAAAGGGTTAACGAATCTGATACAGAGTCTAGGTGGCAGGATATTGCTATTCCTCAATATAATGGGGTCTATTGGCACGGATAATTTTGTTGACTACTATCACAAAAGGTATATTTTCGAGAGATGAAGACGTTCATTCTCGGCTCCGCTATTGCTATCCTGGCACTCTCATTGATTAGCTGTATCAGCATTCCCATACCGCCAACAGGAAGCAATCCTGGATCACTTGGAAAGATCAATATTCAAGTAACCTACTCTCCAGCATCGGATTCGTCATTGTCATCCATGTTTGGCGTAGCTCAACCCAAACCCAAGTCAGTAACCCAAAAATAAAACCATGTCCCTGTCCCTACCACCAGCAGTTGAAACTGCTATCGTCAAGGCTGCTCTCTCTAAGAGTGGACCCATTATCCAGAAAGGAGTTGCTTTTGCAGCTGCCGCTATCGCCACCCTCCTTGCGAAGGAAATCCCTGGCATTGACCAGTACATCAATACCCCAGTACTCATTGGAGTAATCTGGACAATCGTTGATGCTGGCCTCAATGCCATCCCAAACACTATTATTAAGAAGTACAACACTGAGATTCAGACTGTACTTGTTAGTGCTGGAGCGAACATCAAGGTTGATGGTCTCGCTCTTTCAAACACAACCGCCGCTGTCGTTGCTACGGCAGAGGCTCCCGCAGTTCCACCTGGAGTGATCCAGACTGCACTCGGTAAATAGCACAAATACAAACTATGTCAGCAAACGTCGCACTATCAGAAAAGAAAATGTCCCGTCCATCCATTGGATCCAATGCAGCAGGTATAGGGCCTGTAACTCAGTCAGTTAAGCTATCACAGAAGAATTCCTTCCCTACAGCCTCAGAGCTGCTGGCAGAATCTTTTAGTAGCGCAAAGCTAACAGACGAGCTAATCACATCCCTTTATGAAAGGCTTAGCCCAATCTTGGATGCTACTGAGCCACCACTCAGTGCCCCTGAGGCTACAGTGCAGAATTGGTATCCACCCTTTTCTTGTCTTATTAGGGAGGTAGACGATCTGTCTCGTAACAACAATGATCGGCTATCTCATTTGCTTGGCATTATCACCCTCTAATACCCAAACAATATGGAAGGAAAAGTATTTCAGGTTCTAGTAGAGATCAACTCTTCGGAGTTCTTTACTGTATATGGAGCAGCAGACGAGCACGAGGCTACTCTAGCTGCATCAGGTCTGGGAGTATTCCCAGATCACATTGGTGTTGAGAAGAGTGGTCGCACCTATTCATCTTCATACCAAGTCCAAGATCTCACAGACGACTCAGGGGGGCCTATTGTTGGAGAAGAGGAGGATCCTATCGACGAAGAAGTTCAGGATCTAATAGAAGAGGAAGAGTATCTCTTTGGAGAGGACGAAGAGGATGAAGAAGAGTGTCCAGAAGGTGAAAGCTATTGTGATGGCTGTGGTTGTTGCCACGAATAATTATCAGGTGTAGAGTCGGACGTATAAGCCGTTAAGAGTAAGGTGTAGTTCTCTCTGTAGAACTACACCTTTTCTCTTTAAAGGATTGAGTTTTATCTGTAAATGCTGTTTAATAAGTGCACTATGTTGCCATACTTATCACTTAATGTACTTGAGTTCGCTAAGACCTTCGGGTTGGGCATAGCTGTTTTGCTATTCTGGCTTTTTTCTTTGCTAAAGGACATAGCTGAATATAAAATAAGGGAAAAGAAACAGGCAGAAGATCTTTTAGAAATTATCAAAGAAAACATCGAGACCATGACTTCAATGACCAATTTGATTGAAGCTATAGCACCAGCCCTATCAGCTAGTACTCAGGAAACCCGTCACCAGATTGATGCAGGGGTTGAGAGACTGAAAGAACATATTACTGCCAGTACTGAAATATTAAAAACTGCTATAGGCGGGAGGCGCAGAGGTGATCAATAAACTAAAGCAAGATCTATCAGATGCACACGCCAGGTTGAGGGCTTCTGCCCACAATACGGCCATTGAGATTACTAAGGATATCCGTGTTATGCGTTCCCATGAGGGGGACCCATCGGATATTGTTGAGCGTTATTTGTATCGCGGTTCTTGGGTTGAGCTAGTGTCAGGTTTGAATATCATGTTAATTGATGATTCTTCCTCTGGGACAAGGGCATTGGTTGAAGGATCTGGATCCCTTCCAGAACACTACCACACATTTTCTGAGACACTGAATGTTCTTACTGGTGAGGCTGTAGACGTTGCTTCTGGTCGAGTCTACTACTCTGGGATGACTATTACCCACGCCCCCAACGAAGTACATTGTACAGAGATACGTGGTCTTGTAATGGTTACTTGGCATCCCCCACTCCCTCTTATCGCTACTGAGACATCTATGGCAGAACCCCTGGTTTTGCACTTGACTAACAAAGCCTAAAATAATAAATTTACATTGGAGAGTGCGGACACAATCTCTCCTTCAGTTTTCGGTTGTGTTGTTTGTTGGTGTAGTGTTCGTGTGTGTGGGCTGCTCCCTGAGAGATTGGGGAGCAGCTTTCTATTTAGCTTCGTTGTCCGAGTGGTAAAGGAACTTGTTTGCAAAACAGGATTTTGTAGGTTCGATTCCTACACGGCGCTCCAACAAAAAAGGCCCAGGTATTTCTACCTGGGCCATTTGTTTTTACTTTTAGATTAGTTACCAGCGATTGTCGATGCAGTAGAAGACTGCAGGGACTCAGCAATAGTATTCACGACTTGGATAAGCACTTTTGTGTCTCCACCAGCCTGGGCGAAATAGCCACTGTACAGTGAAGTGATGCTGTCGATCAAAAAACTCCAATGTGATACTCCAGCTGGGACTGCGTTATTCAGGGCAGTATTTACATCTGCTACTGTAGGCGCTGTACCGGTGGATAGTTTGTAGAGGGCTGCTCCAACGCCACTGATGATCTTAGCTTTCTGAATCTTGTCTGCAGGGCTTGTTGCTTCGTTTAGTACAACATCAACTGCAACATAGGTGGCAGTAGAGATGTACGGGAGACTAGCCTGAACAGTCTGACCAACCGATCCTTCTGTGGTATTGAGTTTCTGGAGTTCTGCGCATCCGGTGAAGGAGATAAGTGCAGTAACCATTAGTAATGTGATGATGAGTTGTTTCTTCATAAGGATTAAATCATGTCTTGACCTTTGCTCTGGGTCAACTATAAATTGTTGAAGTAGTTTTAATATACATACCATGGCACAAGACAATACTGGCAAATCCGAACACCCATTAGTGGGAAAAGGGCTGATCTTTAAGAGCGACATCAGAAACAATGCGTTTCCTATGTACGCTATGCAACCCAAGCTCAGCGACGACATGAGACAATCCTGGGCAATTGGTCCAGTACTCAATCAAGGTCAGAGCAGCCAGTGTGTAGCCTATGCATGGACTCAAGCCCTACAGACCTCTCCCTGGGCTGAGTCTAACCTACTGACTCCAGCTGATCTATATGCAGATGCTCAGGCAACTGACGGCATGGAAGGGGCTGAACCAACCCACTACGGTACTACAGTAAAGGCAGCTGCAGATATTCTGCTAAAAAAGGGATTTATCCCAACATATGTGTGGGGAACAACCGTAGAGGACGTAGCCAAGTATATCTTTGAGAATGGGCCAGTTGTTGCAGGCACCAACTGGTACACAGGAATGTCCTCTCCAGGATCTGATGGATTTGCTAGACCTACATCTACGTTTGAGGGTGGACATGCTTGGCTTATCTATGGTGTAGATGTACAGTGGGAGACATTCTTTGCTGTGAACAGCTGGGGGACTACCTATGGGAAGAATGGGAGATTTTTCGTTAAATTCAGCGACTTCGACAAGTTGCTACAACAGGGAGCACAGGTATGCGCGGCATCAAAATCACAATAGCACTAATTTCACTACTAGCCCTAGGAGCATGTGCGTCAGATGTAGAGAGGGTAAAGTACAATGCAGACATCCAGGAGATGGACAATCACGGCAATGTACTTAGGGTGTGGCATCCAGTAACTGGGTCTATCACCTACGACGACTCCATTGGGGAGGTAGAGTTCAAAGACTCTATTAGTGGTGGTACTATCTACATTGAGCGGAGTTATCGTATAATCAAGAAGTAAGATGAGCTGCACAAATGATCAGCTTTGGCCCTGGCGAACTTTATTTAGTTCATCTTCGTTCTACGAGGCAAACGTTGGAGATTGTGTAAAATGGGGTATCCCCGGATCAGGTCATTTTATATATGATACAGGGGGTGGAACCGGACTGATGTTGCTTAGAGTGATGTATAATGAGGTTTGGGATCTACTAAATAACGAGACCGGAGCTGGAAGAAATGGAACGCATGTGAAGTATGGATCTGCTGGCAATCAAGAGCAGATAGAAGAGCTTGCCACCATAAAGGGTTTCTTTAGTGTAAAACTGGACATCACTCATACAGTGCAAGAGGTATACTTCATCATCACTGGTGGGACTATTTTAGACAGGATAGATGAAATTGGGACTAATTATTCTTACGTGTCTGGTGGGATCTTTGGCGATTGGATCGTCTACCTAAATGACCCTTGCTTTGGTTGCACTGGATTTAAATTTAATCAAGTGGTGCCAACATACCCCAGAACAGTGCAGTACAACGGTGAGGAGATTAGTGATCCTACTACATATAGAGTTCAACCCATCACCTCTTCATCCGTTCCCGCACCACCACTTACAAATAGCGGTAGCATATGTAATATGAATGTTGACTGGGGGGCAACACCAGATGAGCTAGATGCTATGAGTAAGACTGCTGTAGCTATAGCCCAAAAGTATTCAAAGTGCTATCCCTTAGGGGATAGCAGTTTTACACCAGAAGAGCCATTTGGTTGTGGTGGCTCAGTTTCTGCCACTGGGATATTAACAGAAGCGATATCTGGTACTCCACCAGCGACTTGTCCAACAGGAAGTGTTTATAGGTGGGTTGAGTTTGTGAACATCGGAGCTGATGCCGCATTCGTTGGTGTTGTCACCCAAGAAATAAAAGCCGCTCATCTTGGAGATATTTGGGATGGGCTATCTGGAGCTGGTGGTCAGCTAAGGAATCCAGCCCTACTGACGTGTGTTGGTGAGTCCTATCTTTTATCTGACTCAGACGACTATTATACTGACCCTGATGTTATTGCCCTTGATCCCCGTTATCTTTTTTTGTACGGGGCTTATATAGGGTTATCAGATCTTGCACAGAGGTGGAGTTCTGGGACAGGGGCTGGTTCGATTTGTTCTACTTGTGCTGAAGGACATCCATCCTCTTCTACAGATATATGTGCCTGCCAATGGAACGAACTGGTGAAAATAATGAGCTTGCTGGTTACTCCGTGTAGTGGGACTGGAGGAATTTCTTATACCCCAGACGTTTCTGCATTTGGCCCGATCGACACTTATAACTGTGTTATTGGATTGTGTTGTACGGACGACCCTGATACGAGCGACGATAATTCATTCGCTGGCTGTATGGCAGTTGGTGGTACGTGGACACCATATCCTGATGGTGTTCCTTTAGACGCATTCTGCCCTCCATAGTCTTATTTAAACCACGATATATATGAAATTTTCATACGCAGCATTAGTTAAAAAAGCCGAATCAAGGCCTCCTGGGTATCTTGAGGAGATTCTGTCCTTGGGAACAAGAGATGGTGATCACGTAATTCTAACTGAAGAGAATTATGCCATAATGTACCAGAAATATAATTCTGGTGCCGTACCACCTCCAAAGATTGCGAGTGCGACTCAAGCCGCTCCTGTGGTGTCAAATATACCACCAAAGTACCCAGCAATTACTACCCAAGCTAAGAGTGCTGCAACAAGTGTTGCTAATTGGGCAACTTCTGGATTTAGGCTTACTACTCCTGAGGAGTACCAGGCTAGACTGGAAATCTGCAAGGGGTGTGAGTTCTGGGATGCTGAAGCTTTATCTGGAACTGGACGCTGCAAGAAGTGTGGATGCTCTACTAAAGCAAAACTAAAAATGGCTACTGAAAAGTGCCCAATTGACAAGTGGGGGAAAATCGTATGAATAATTTCTGGACAAACTTACTGGCTGGGTTAAATATCTTTGGTAAGAATACTGAGTCAACACCTCAGGCTACAATTCAACCTACACCTCAAGTCCCTACTACAGTGCCTGCTCAAATCCCAATCAGATCTATTATCTATTCTCAGACAAGTACTGAGTACATCAACCTATTCAACACAGCTGTTGTTGCAGACCCAGATGGAGCTGATGTGGTTGTAGATAAAATCGTAAAGTATAAAAGTATCTACGAAGAGGTAGGTATTGCCCCTTGGTACTTTGTTGGATGTCTCCATCACATGGAGTGCGATCAGGACTTTACTGCTCACCTGTACAACGGGGATCCACTCACCGCTCGCACGGTAGACGAGCCAGTTGGACGACCCATCGCTCCTCCTGACACACCAAATGGGTATAGCTGGCTATTTAGTGCAAAGAGCGCACTCATTGAGGATCATTGGGACACATGGTCTGATTGGTCTATCCCTGGTGGACTCTACAAGATGGAGGCGTACAATGGCTGGGGATATAGACTATATCATTCTATTTTTTCTCCATATCTCTGGTGTGGTACTCAATACTACAAAGCTGGAAAGTACGGATCTGATGGTCACTTCGACCCATCCCTTGTGTCTGACCAGATTGGAGTTGCCTGCATCATCAAGAGGATGCAGGATAGAAAACTAATCTAATGTCACTAGCGCAAGATATCAGGGATGCTGTACAGAGGGCATCTGTAGTTGATACTCCATATGACATAGACGGATGGGCTTCATTTGCCGGTAATAATACGTACATAGATAGTATGGGGAATCTATCGGCAGCTCTTTCACAAGATGACGTGAGATTACCACAACTCTCCCTTGCGATAGATAATGCACAATTTCAGCCTATTGACTATCAGCGCCTACTTGACTTTGCTTCCTTGCAACAAGGAAGTACTACGGGGCTGTGGAGGATCGCTGCGTCAAATGCTGAGATCTACCCTACTATGCAACAAGTCCCAATACAACAAACCCATTCTGGTACTTGGTTCCAAGAGCTAAAGAAAAGTGCCAATGCTGGCTCTACTGAGATCGAAGCTCCAGGCATGGTTGTGCGGAACAGGAGTAATGCCTTTGAGTCGTTCATGAGTGGCATAAAGGGCTTTGTGAGGTCCTTCCTCTCTACTGGAGAATTCAAGGTACATCAAACTCATCAGGACTCTAAGAAGAGAGTAAAGTATTGGGCATCCAGGATGTTCGAGCCTACTAAGTTTAGATTCAGCAGGATAGTCTATGTCAATTCCTCTGTGGATGGTACATCCAAGATCGACACCAAGGATGTGAACAATATATTTGAGGTAGTTCCAATTGGATTAGACATCTGGACTACACTTGGAGAGATGGGTGGCAATGGCACAATGGACTGGGACAAAACAATGTTCTTCTTTATCCCATCCAAGCCCCTCTTGGAGGTACTAGGTAGGAACGATATCCCATTTGCTTTTGCTATGGCATCTAGTATTAAGATGCCGACTTCTGAAGACCTAGAAGAAGAACAACCTAGACACATTGATCTTTAAAACCCTATTTGCGATATTTTCTATTTTGTCCCACGTCAACTTCCAGTATGGAATGATGGGGGACCACGATCCTGATTACCAAAGAAGAGTCGCAACGGGTGAGAATGGGATTGACTCTCCTATCAAGTTCTACTACAAAAGTACACCTATTGTGATAACAAGTCACCAGATAGAAAATCCACAGAATTACAACCGACCCAATACTTCCGCCACTGGCGTACAGGTCTGGGGATGGTAACAACACAACACACACATGTCTTCAGTATCAAAATCACCAATGGAGGGATATGCCCAAATCAAACCGGCAAACCAACAGATTGCAGAAATGCAAAACGCTGGGGTTAGTGAGTTTGAGGTTTGGGATGTAACTAAGGGGACTAGAGAGACTATTGAAGCTCCAACTCCTCCACCAGAACTACTGCCCACTACTAGGGCGAGAAGGAAGAGGAAACCACAACCTGTGATCTCTCCATCCCTTCCTGAAGAATATACAGAGGATGTATCTCTAGATACAAGCGACGAGGTCACATTTGAAAAAAAGAGAAGGCTACTTAATCCTATGGAGGATGTTGTGTTTGTCACCCCATGGACAGAAGTGTCTATAGCTACTCTTGAGATCTATAGGGACGCCAATGTATTCTCTATTATCACTCCAGAAGAGGACAGGGTTAAGGTACGACCCAAAAGAGGAGCTACACTTGAGGTAAAGTATAGGGGGGAGACGATTGATATCTACGCCTCTGGTATTTATATCCCAGTGTCTGAACTGGGAGCTGTTCTGTCTGTGTTCTTTATTGTTACGCCTGAACAAGCATGAAGTACGAACCCAAAATAGACGCAATCATTACTTGTGTCGATTATCCAGACTTTCTTAAAGTAACACTACCTGTTGCCAAGAAGGAGCTTGATCACGTGACTGTTGTAACGTCGCCTAGGGATAAAGCCACCCAACTAGTGTGTCAGGATCTTGGGGTAGACTTTCTAGTCACAGACAAATTCACTAGAAATGGTGCAGTATTTAATAAGGGCGCTGCTACAAACCTTGGGATTCAGAACATAAAGTACAATGATTGGATTATGTGCTTGGATGCAGACATCCTTCTTCCGACTGGACTAAAATCTAAGCTGTTTGAGAAAGTGAGCGACACGAGCACCCTATATGGATTCGATAGATTTGACATTACTGGATATGATCAGTATGAAAAGCTGCTAGAGTCTGGAGATCTGGATAGGCTCTATTGGTGGTATGAGATCCAGGAGTGGCAGAACTTTGTTAAGCTCCCGTATCCAGTGATGCCTAGATTCCAGGTTAGGGGGATAAACGGAGATGTACCACTAGGATTTTTGCAGTTGTTTCATTACAACTACATGATTAAGTCAAAGATCAGATATCCAGAGTTGCGTACTGGTGCTGAGTGGAGTGACGTAGAATTTGCCCTTTTGTGGCCCATGGAGCAGAGACAGATTTTAGACCAGGCCGTAGTATTCCACTTGTCTAGCGAGATTGCTAACCTCGGGCACAACTGGTGGGGCAGGAAAACAAAACCATTTAAACCAAAAAGAAAGAAATGAAATATAGAAAGAAACCAGTAATTATTGAAGCAGTGAGATTTGTATACTCTCCCAAAGGAATAAAGGAGCTCAAGGAGTTCTGTGGAGAAGCTCTTGGCAATGTCGTGAAGGCAAGACATCCAACTGCTAAGGGAGAGGCACAGATCAAGACTCTTGAAGATGGAGCAGTCCTAAAGGTTGCACACATTGCTACTGAGGGCGACTGGATCATTAAAGGTGTCCAAGGTGAGTTCTATGCAATCAGGAATGAGATCTTTCTTGAGACGTATGAGGAATTAGTGGACTAAATAGAAAATACCAATTATCATTAAAAAATGAACGAAACACTTCAAAAATTCCCGTTTTCTGTCGAAATACTGGATAAACTAGCTTTTCCTACACAAAAGGAAGCAGATGTACTTTCTGATACCAACACTCCAGACACCGTTAATAAAGAACATCAGGGGGAAAACCACGGTGGTCCTGAGTTAGAGCTCCAAGACTTAAACGAGGGTGGTGGAGACTTTAGTCAAAACCTGGAATCTTTCCTTACGCAAAAAAAGCCAGATGGCAAGCACGAGGAGAAAGAGGAGAAAGCTAAACAACTTGGAATGGTAGAACCAGAACAACCAAAACAATAATATGGACAAACTTGCCATCATAAGAGAAGACCTAACCCCCGAAGAGGAATTTGAGGGAAATGACAAAACCGCTTCTGACTCTCCATCCTTCAAGATCAGTCAGGCTGGTACAGTTAATCGCGGTACAGAAAAGATTTTTATCAGACTTTTAGAGGTAGATGGCGTCGACGGCAAGGCGTCCGAATAATCTAGAACTTAACACACCATGAATTTAGATATTATTTCATCCCTGTCCGGGGGGTCTTCAGATCCGTCTGGATTCATGAACCCATGGATTGACCTTGCATCTACCTATGCCCCTAGGACTATAGTTAGCGCCCTTGAGCTAAGTGAATTTCTGTATGTCAACGACTCTACATACAAAATGGCCTCTGAGCGCATTGTGAGTTATTTCCTGTCCGAACTGAAGTTCATGGGTCAGGCTGACGAAGAGCGTAAAAAGTTTGAGGACCTTATCAAGAACGATGTTGATCTAATTGGTAATATGCAGGCTGCTGGCAATGATCTAATGACATACGGGAATAGTTTTACAACTATCTCCATGCCATTTACTCGTGTGCTGATATGTGGTGAGTGCAAAAGAGAGACGAATATCGAGCACATCCCATTTAAGTATAATTCAAGTGAGGCTACGTTTTCCACCTATTGCCCCAAGTGCAAGGTGGATAAGCGACACTTTGTAAAAGACTATAAGAAGAAGGATTCAAAGGGAATTGAGTTGGTACGATGGAATCCAAAGTTTATTACAATCAAGGCCAATCGCCTGACCCACAATACTGAGTATTGGACTGACATTCCTCATGAGATCAAGTCTGGAATTACCACTGGTGATCCATTCTACGTAAGGACAACCCCTCTTCCATTCCTTCAGGCCATCAAGAAGGACACCCAGTTTAAGTTCAAAGAAGGGCATCTATTTCACATGAAAGAGCCCCACCTTGCTGGTCTTTGGCTTGGTGGTTGGGGTCTCCCATCTATTCTATCTTCCTTTAAGAACTTCTTTAGGCTTCAGGTTCTTCGTCGCTACAACGAGGTACTGATGATGGATTACATTGTTCCCATTCGTATCATCTCTCCCAAGCAGGGGTCATATCAGGACGGGAATAGCATCTATAACAATATGATGCGTACCTGGACTAATGAGATGCAGAATGCAGTGGTTAGACACCGATCTGATGGAACTGATTGGAACTTCTTCCCATTCCCTGTGGAATACCAGCCAATCGGTGGAGAAGGGACTCAGCTAGCTCCTACTGAGATGATCAAGGATGAAGAGGACCGAATGCTCAATGGGCGCGGTATACCTCCAGAGTTGTATCGCTCATCTATGACACTACAAGCTGCTCCAGTTAGCTTGCGTGTATTTGAGCGTGGATGGTCGCATCTAGTGCGTGGGCTCAATCTACTTGCTCAAGAGTCGGTATCCAAGATTTCCTCTTATATGGGTAGTGGCGACTACGAGTGCGAGCTCGAAAGTGTCAAGATCATCGACGATCTGGAAAACAAGGCTTGGAGACTCCAGGCCATGCAGGCCAACCTAATCAGCAAGGCAACTGCTATGGGCCCGATGGGCATTTCCGATCCAGAAGAGGAGTACAAGAAAATCCTCGAGGAGCAAAGCAAAGAGCAGGAACTTTCCAAAGAGACTCAAGAAGAGGCCCAGATGTCTCAGATGGGGCTTATCAATCCTCAAGACCCAAATGGTCAGGATCAGCAAGGTGGTGGAGCTACTCCAGAGAACGTCAATCAAGAGGCCGATGACATGGCTCGCAAGCTTCTCCAGATGCCTGACTCAGAACGTCGCCGCCAACTCACATCTATCCGAAGCAGCAACGATACGCTGCATGCTCTCGTCCTTAAGAAGATGGAGCAGCTTCGCAATCAAGCTCGCTCGGTTGGTGGAGAGCAAGCTCTTCCTAGTATTGTACAGAATGGTGCAATCCCAGCTGGTGGAGGAGACCCATCTGTACAACCAGAGACAGATGGAGCAACTCCTCAACAGGGGACTCCTGCTCCACCACCACAATGATGAAGGTAGAGTTTGATCACGAAGGGTGGTTCTTGTTCTGTCCTGTGTACTTTCGTATGCAGGACAACTTTGTATATCCTAAGCACAAGCTGCACTTTGTCCTGGAGGTAGCCATGCTACTCCAGGAGTTCAGGAACTACTGCTTGTCCATGGTTGATCCAGATCTTGCATTCTATCCATTTAAACTAAAGGAGTTAAATCCTCCAAGGGTTATTGAAGTCCCAGATGAGGAAATATTTTAATTTTGTTGAATTTACTCTGTGTCGGTTTATCATATAAGGTATATGCGACTCGAACTCACTCCCGAATTTTCTGCTAAGGTCTTTGAAAAGGTTGGAGCACTCTCCAAGACAGACTTTGATCTTTCAACTCCCCAGCAGCAATCAGACTTCTGTGTTGGATTTATTGATTATCTACACAAAGAAGCAAACATGGATCCCTTCATGGCTGTCGGGTTTATCCGCTACCTGGCTGAAGAGGGGGCCAATTGGCAGGAGCGCGAAGGACTCACAAAGAGCGCATCAGAGGACATGGATAAGATCGCTGATTGGTACAACAATATAGTGGGTGGCATTGGCAAGGGGATGGGTTGGTTGGCAAGCAAAGGACCTACTTCTATGCAACAGGGTGCAGCTCAGGGGTTTGCATCTGGAGAGGGACAGAATTTTATGAACAATACTGGAGTTGGAAAGTGGCTTCAGTCCAGTGGTGTTGCCAATCAGGCTGAAAAGGCTTGGGATTGGCTCAAGCAGCCAGAGCACTACAAGCCAATTGCTGGACTTGTGGCTGGTAGTGTTGCCGGAAGTCTCATTCCTAAACTATGGGGTGGTGGGACTGGTCAGTCAGTTGTTGGAGCTGGTGCTGGTGGACTCCTTGGTATGTACACAATGAATGGTGGAAAAGACCTAGGTAGCGCATGGCAGGCTGTTCAAGAAAAGCTTCGCGGTCAAAACTCAGCAGCTATTGCTAACGCATAATGCCAAGCCCCCTCCTAAGCGACAAAGATGTAGGATCTCTCCTGGCCCCAGTCAATATGGGGTCATTTGTCGTTTCTCCGATGCAGGGGTCGAGACAGAGCTTTAGTGGCATCCCTAAGATCGACAAGTCCAAGATGTGGGACTATGCAATGACTGAGGATAGTGACAAGAGACGCATCCTATCATTCTTGCTGGACAATAGAGCTGTCAATTTCCGCCTGGAGAAGCCAGAGAAAGAGGGAGCTCCTATTAAGGCAAAAAGATTGCCAGATTCAGAATCTCAAGACTTTGGAGTGGGAGGAAACTCCACAAAGGGAAGGGCACAGATACACAAAGCTGATTCAGGTAAGATTACCGGTACATTCCAGACTGGCAAGACCAATACAACTTTCGACATAGCCAAAGCTTCGGACAACGAAGAAGATTGGCACATTGTTCCTCGAAAGAACCCCGAGCACGATGTGGACACTTTTGTGAGTTCTATTATGGACACACACAAGAAAAAGGCGTTTGACCTAACATCAATACAGGGATTGGCTAATCAAGAGAGTCAGAATCTTGGCTCAAACCTACAGGGTAGCAACATCCCTACAGTAGCTTCTGGATATGAAGATAAGTTAAAGTCTATTGTGCCGGCCCCAGAGAAGCTCCTATACCCACTTGGTGGGACTGATGACAACGGGAGTATGTTGAAGTCAGTTGGAATTGCTGGAGGTATTGGGGCTGGGGTGATGGGGCTGAGGAATATCATCCAGAGGCTCTTTGGACAGAATCACAACGCTCTTGCTAGCGACATGTTCCTTGGTGGTGCTGGTGGTGCTGGCATCTCAGGTTTGTATCATGCTCTTGGGAATACATCTGGATTGTCTCCACAAGACAGGAAGATCTATGCTAATGGATGGAAACCTGGGGTTATGCCCCAGATCCCATCCTCTTATTCTAAGTATCCAACGACACTAGACGTTGTCAATGCTGCTCCTACTCCAGACAAGATAGGTTCTGACGAGGAGGAATTAACCAAGTCTGCCATCATCAGGAAAGAGGATGGCAAGTGGAAGTTGTACACAAAGGATGGGAAGAGAGTTCTTGGAACCCATGCAGATGCTCACGGAGCGTATGCACAAGAGTCTGCTATCGAGCACAGCTTGAAAGAGAAGATGGAGAAGGAGGCAAACCAGACCGTTGATCTAATTTCACTTCAGGGAATTCTTGGTGCTGACCCGAGTCTTACTCCTGGGGACAGGAACATTCTGCTTCAGCAAGCCCGTACAGCAATGAACTCTTCTGGTGGACAGACATCTGTCAGTAGGATTGAAAATCTTGGCCTAGGAATGCTTTCTGGATATGTTCTGTCTAAGTGTATGGGATTTGGTGGAGCTGGAACAATTGCTTCTATGGCTATTGGTGGTGCACTAGGCAGCAGCATGGGGAACAATAACTCTGGACCTATCTGGAACAATGATGGGTATATGACCTATTGAAACTTTTTAAAAACTAACTATAATCAAACAATGGACAAGATTGCAGAACTAATTATCAAAGGAGACGACACCGAACAAGCATTCCAGGCGGTTAAGCTTGGATTTTGTAAGGCTATGAGCGAGTTTGGACTCTCTCCTAAAACAGCAGAGGGTTTTATTCAGGGTGGAGTGGACATCTCTAAAGAGCTGATGATGCTTGGCATCGCTAGTGGAGCTGGACTTGGAGTTGGTTCCGCTATGCTTCGTCACAAGATGGAACAGACAGCTGATGAGTCAGAGTCCCCTCAGATGAGAGCAACAAGAGCAAAAGTAGATACGTACAAAAAAATGCTTGCAAACGCTCAGGATCAGCAGATATTCAATGGTAACCAGCAAGCCAGTGACGGCGCTGTGTAATCCACTGAACAATGCCAAGAAAATCTACTAAGGCCGCTGCGGCCCCAAATCCAGCACTACCCCCAAAAGAGCCAGTCCCTAATCCACTGGATGATCTCGTCCCAGATGACGTGATGGAATCCTTGAGGGTTGTTATGGGGCACAAGCCAACATCTTTTGCCCAAGAGTTTACAGGTCAGGTAGACCCCAAAAACAAAGTATCCAAGGATCAGACATTTACTGGTGCTGGATTTGCTGGTGAGTCTGCTCAGCAAGAGTTTATTAAAAGGAAGGATCCTGTTGAGCAAAAGATAAAACTCACCAAGAACAAGATCTATGTATTTGATCTCACCAACAAAGATGATCTAGATAGGTATGAGCAAATCATAGATAAGGCATTTGATCCAGAGTCTGGCATTAAGTTAGCAGAACCACTAAAGGACCCTACTGTCCACATAGACGAAAAGGCCCCTCTTGGATATAGAGCCATTGTTGTGGTTAAAACCACTAAGCCTGTGGATTATGTGGTTAGGAAGGGTACTGGATATAATGTGGTCAAAAAAGCTTCCGAGACGCAGAAGTAAGTGATAGACTTGCTCTAGTAGTTTTCTTATACTGTAACCATGAACAAACTTTCTGCTGACACTATAGTCCCTGGCTTGACGCTGGATCTCATCAAGGATCGACTTATGCGATTTGGACCTCCAGCCTTTGCAACTGGAGCTGGTCTTGCAGCTGTGTCTCACTTGATGTCTCTTCATAGCAATGCCGTTGATCAGCAGGACGCTCAGAAGAAGGATAACACTCTGGTCATTCAGATCCCTCAGAAAACTGCCGGACCATCTTTTGGACAGTACGCATGGGATGCCCCTCTTGTCGTTGGTTCTGCTATGGCTGCTGGTGGTGCTGGATATGCAGTTATTGACTCTATCCTGAAGAAGTACCGACAGAAGCAGATGGATGATGAGCTTGGTTCGGTTAAGAAACAGTATGCTGGGTATCTTGGTCAGGAACTCGCTCCCAAGCAGGCTTCTGAATATCCGACACTTGATGGAATACTTTTGGCTGTAACTGAGCAGATTAAGGATGCTCCAGTTGAGCCTACTCGCAAGGAAGCTGCTCTCAACATTCTTAAAAAGACAGCAGTTAGCCAGCCTACTGCCGGCACGATGTTTGCCTCACTTTCTACTGTACCAGCTCTACTGGCTGCAGTTGCTGCCCATCAATACTACTACAGTCGCCAGAAGGACGTTGATCGCGCCATTGAGGACGAAGAGGCTAAAAAGATGCAGAAGACTCCACAGTATGTTAAGATTGTGTCTGCACCTCAACAGCCCGACCAGCTCTCAGACCCGAATCAACCAAAGATGGCTGGAGAAGAGGGTGGAATCCTTGAGGGGGCTATCGCCGCCTCTCTTATGGGTAAGGGGCACAAACCCGAACCCGCTGTGGGAGCAGACCCAACTGAAACAAATCCCCACAAGCGCCCAATCTTCTCGGATAGAGATGTGACTGAGATTAGCCCACAGACTACTGTTCTGCAGACTAATGGTGGAGATGTCCAACTTGACGCACTTGATCCCCAAGCCCTTGCTGCTCTCGAGAAGCACAAAGAACAAATCCTCAAGAGCTTTGCTCTCGGAGCAAATACACAATAGTGGACATCCCATCCCCCAAAGGAGTTACCCTCCGTGGGTTTGACGATCCAGAGGGGCTGAGGCAGGACATTCTGGACAGGACTCTTGGTGCCTATCAGGCTAAGTTCCCCATGGAGAATGAAAAGGTTGTTATTAGTGCCAAGGATCTGCACTACGACCAGAAGAAGCCATATGGTGTGCACGACGAAAAGAAAGCACTCCTAACAGGAGGTAAGCTATCTGTACCCATTAGTGGGACAATTACTTTGCACGACAAGCTAACCGGTCAGAAGCTTGATGAATTTAAGGGGGTGGTTTCTAGGGTGCCCTGGATGACCCACAGGGGGACTTTTATCAACGGGGGTAGTGAGTACAGCCTTGTGGCTGGACAACAACGCCTGAAGCCAGGTATCTACGCTAGGCGCAAAGACAGTGGCGAAATAGAAAGTCACATAAATACAATTAGCGGCACGGGCCAAGGAATGCGACTTTTTATGGAGCCAGATACTGGTGTTTATAGAGTCATGATCGGTAAAAGCCGCATTAAGCTATATCCAGTCCTTAAGGGAATGGGTATGGATGATGGGGAGATTATGAAGTATTGGGGTCCACAACTTTTGGACGCCAATAAGAGCCATGATGACGACAAGTCATTTGGCAAATTCTATGATAAACTCATGGGCCGAAAGGCAACGCCTGGCGCAGACGACAAGCAAAAAAAGAAAGAGCTCCTCGAAGAGCTTGGCAGAGGTGAGGTTGATCCTGAGGTTACTCAAAGGACGCTTGGCGTCGCTGATAAGAACCTTAGTCCTAGGTTGATTCTTAGGGCTAGCCAGAAGCTGCTCAACATCAATAAGGGGCTTGAGGAGGAGGATGACCGTGATAGCATGGCCAACAAGAACTTCATGGGCCCAGAGGATCTCTTTGAAGAAAGGGTTAAGAAGGATGCCGGCCAACTAGCAAGGACACTTCTGCATCGCTCTACTTACAATAGGACATTGAAGGGAATTCGTCCTGGATACTTTACTCCGCAACTAGATGGATTAATTGTCGGCAATAGCTTGAGCAACCACATCTCTGGGATTAATCCTATGGAGATCTACGACTACCAGAAGAGAGTTGTGCAGACAGGTGAGGGAGCTATTACTTCAATGGATGCGGTGCCGATGTCCAGTAGGGCAGTGTCCCCATCTCAAGCAATGGTGCTGGATCCTATTAGATCCTCTGAGTCCAAGAACATTGGTGTCGATCAGCGCTACTCCTCAGTAGCTAAAAAAGGAAGTGATGGAAACATCTACTTCCCAGTAATGAACAAGCGCACTGGAAAGCCTGAGTACATCAATGCTATCCAGATGAGCCAGTCGGTTGTTGCATTCCCTAGGGGCAATAAGATCCCTGAGCACAATGCTATCCCTGCTCCTGTTGGTGCAGCGTCGCTCCTAAAGGTATAGTCCTTTAGTGTTTTCTTTAGATACTAGCTGTGCGCTAGTGTGCATTTATGGGTGGGTCAAAAGAGGGCTTGTTTTCGCCATAATGTAATGGAATGGATTCTTTATCCATCCGTAAAATTCAACCAACGGAGGTAACATGAAAAAAGTTCTTACTGAGGAAGAACGTAAGGAGAGGAGAAGAGAGAGTTATAGGAGATACTACCACAAAGGGGTGGCTGAAAATCCCGAGAAATTTTTAGAGAGGAGAAGGGAGATAGGGAGAGAGACCTACTACAGGCTTAAGGCTAAAAACCCTGAGAAGCTTTTGAAGCAAGCTCGAGAGTCCCAAAGGAGATACTCCGACAAGCTTAGGGCTGAAAATCCTGAGAGGTTTCGGGAAATGCTAAAAATAAACTCAGTCAAATGGAGAGCCCAAAACCCTGAGAAGTCCCGTGAGCATCAAATAGCTTTTAATGCCAAGGCTAGAGCTAAAAAACACTCAGCTCTTTGTGTCAAAGTATTCTTCCAATCATCTCTATTAGTGTCAGGAAACATTCAACCAACGGAGGTAACATGAGAAAAGTTTTTACTGAGGAAGAGCGTAAGGAGAGGAAAAGTGAGAACTCCAGGAAACGCTACTACAAACTTAAGTCTGAAAATCCCGAGAAATTTCGGGAGATGATCCAGATGGCTCGAGTACATTACGAAAAAAGTAAAGCTAGAGATCCTGAGAAGTTCTTAGAGAGGAGAAGGGAGGCATATAGAAGGTGGTGGAAAAAAAAGAAAGCTGAAAATCCTGAGAAGCTTCGGAAGGAGCGTCGAGAGAGACGAAGGAGATACTGCGACAAGCTTAAGGCTGAAAATCCTGAGAGGTTTCGGGAAATGCAAAAAATGCACTCAATCAAATGGAGAGCCCAAAACCCTGAGAGGGCTCGGGAGCATCAAATAGCTTTAAATGCCAAGGCTAGAGCTAAAAAACACTCAGAGCTATGCGTCAAAGTATTCTTTCAGTCCAGCGCATTAGTGTCAGAAAACAACCCGCCAGAAATGGCACAACCAAACAACCGAAATGAATGAAGTAGTAGAAGTAGCAGAAACAATGGATGAGGCTCGGCAAAAAGCCATCACACAGTTTAGGCAATTACTGTCCCAAGCTGTTAGAAATCTTGCAGAGGCAGGAAACGTCTGTGTCCATATGATGGACAATCTTGGGATGAGCGCACAGGAAGTTGCTGAACAGTCTGGTGGAGGTAAGGATGTAATCATCCAGCTCGAGAGGATTGGACGCAAGCAGCTCAACCCAATCCTATTGACGGTGAACTACCCAGCCTGTTCATACATGACTCGCATTGCGAAGAGTGATCAGGACCGATTGCTGAGTGGTCCACTTGAGGTATTAATCGTCGGCAAAAACGATGAAGTATCTATCCTGCAGATTGACGCAGAGAACCTTACGTTCGATCAGTGCCGCCAGGTATTTGATAGGAATAAGGTCCGTGACATCCCTGCCCAAAGAGCTTGGATCGAAAGCCAAAAGGCAAAGGCCATTCGCAATGCAACTCCAGGGAATCCCTCTCCCTACAGTATCGATGGCAAGTCTGTCATCATCCACTACGCATCAACTAGGTTAACACCAAAGCAGTTGGTAAGGATGCTTAATGAGATGGGTGTCAGTCTCAAGGAGGAGTAATTAACTAAATACACACAGCCCCTCCGTATGGAGGGGCATTGTGGTTATTTTTAACAATCAACAAAAAGGAAAATGAAAATGAACTTTACCGTGGTACAAATAGAAAAGGCGCATGGTGTTGCGGACAACTGTCCACCTCCGTGGCAAGATCTAGAGGACAAACTTGAGCTGGATTTTTTAAAGATGTGCTTATGTAAGTTATCTAAGAATCAAGCCACGGTTTTGTCTATGGTGTATGGACTTGGAGAAATGCCGCCAATTCCTATCTCAGAGGTTTATAGGCATTGCGGGTTCCCCCACCGTACTGCACTAAGATATTTAAGGGAGGGCATTAGTTTTATAAAACAATTTTACAACAAAAAGTTTTACATAAATTCCCCAACTGGAATTGCAAATTTTAAAATTCAGCTAAAGGAGTTACAAAAAAGTCGTAAGAGTTTTTATGCAGAAAATCTTTATACTACTCGTGCTTTTAGGTTTTATCGTAGTGGATATAAAAAAGAAGTAGGGCTTTTTGCTATGATTAAGTTTTATTCGGGTACTGGGGAGCGATGGATAGCTTCAGCGCCTGGCAAGCATTGGTCGAGGGTGGTTGATTTTATTATTGCTGGTGTCGGGGGGCGTCTGGTAATGAGGCACTTGGCTATTAATCTTAATGTTTTGGAGGGGAAGCTGGTTTACAGGATCTATTCTCCATCTCGTGAGAGCTTTGCTGTTGATTTGAGGTTTGCCCCCCATACTGCCTATCTATTTGCTATGCAGCTGAAACAATTCTTAATATCAGAGGGACTATTTGTCGTGGAATGTGGTGTAAAAAAGGAGTCCTGATAAAAATTAAAGGTAGGCACACAGAATAGATTCTTGTGTAATAGTCAATCATCACATCCCCTCCGCATGGAGGGGCTTTGTGGTTATTTTTAACAATCAACAGGAGAAAAATCAATTTGGTTAAAATTGAGTAATTTATGAAAGGAGTCAAGGGCCTCGGCCCAACAAATGGGGTAGTAGACAAGATCCTAAAGGAAATTGGACTACCACCCAAAGATGTCCCCATTGAGCTGATCGAATCTCTCGGACCTAAGTTCGAGAAGAAGAAGAAATGCCCAACTACGGGAAAAACAATGTATCCATCGGAAGGTGGGGCAAATGATAGTAAGAATCACTTACTAAGAACAAAGAAAGGAAATACATCAGCTCTGAGAGTGTACATGTGTGAGCATTGTTCACACTGGCACATATCGAGCTCCTTTCATACAAAGAAACTAAAAGAACAAGATGCAGCAGCGAGATCAAATTAGTTCAATAATCACAGTAATTCAAAATGCAATGATAATGTCTGTGGATGGCGGAGCGAAAGCGATGGCACACTGTATTATCCCAATTCATGTGTATCAGTCTAAGTACTTCAAGCAGCAGCTTAAGACTATACTCTCATTCCGTCTAGATGTACCAGTAAAGGCTAGAATAGGAAACTGGTTTTCTGATAGTGAAATGGGGCTTATGGATATTATTATCTATAAACATGACTGGGTGTTTGAATTGTTCAAAGACTGTTTTTACCGTATTGATCCATTCTCGACAGATTTAGATAAAGAAGAAAAGAACTGTGCTATGGCCCAGCAAGTGCTTGGGTTTTTGTTTGGGTATGCAGTAGACAAGATAACTCCTGTTTATTTAATCAGTACCCCTCCAATATCATATTGTCGGTACACACCGGAATTCATAGAAGGGGTAGACCCTTTTGAAATAGCAGAATGAAAATAAAAGACATCAAGAGTCAGTATCGTCGTGATTTTACAGCAGTGTACATATGTCACTGCGGTTACGAGCAGGAAGGCGGTGGTTATGATGACCACCACTTCCACAGGCACGTCATTCCAAAGATGAAGTGCGAAAAGTGTGGCGAGATAGCTCCTCCAGAGGAGTACAGACCACTAGAACCCAAATACGCGGCAAATGCCGTTGTATAACAACAAAGGAGAAAAACGATGAGTGGAAAGAAAAGAAGAAAAAGTTTTGGAGAGAGGTTTGCAGACTTCTTCGATACAACAGCAATGACTGCAGCTTTGCTAAAGGCAGAGATTGAAGACCTTGAGGAGTGGATCAAGGATGCATCCAAAGCAAAGGGGAAGACCAAGTTGGACAAGGAGGATATCGCAGAGACAGAGAAAACTGTCCGAGACCTAAAGGCTGCTCACAACTACTTCTGCGACCGGGGGGATGAGTACTCAGAAGGAGGTGGATCATGAAAGATAGAAGATGGAGCCCAGCTGATATAGAGCTTTTGCTACATATATACTATTCCAATGAAGAACCCTCAGAGTCCCAAAAGGTGGCATGGAAACATTCCTCGCATCAGCTAATAGGACAGGATCTTATCGCTGCTATGGCGGGGGACAAAACGGGAACGAAGTTCTATCTCACCGACAAAGGCAAGGCGATGGTTTACTCTCTATTGAGGGTACCACTGCCTAAGTCTGTATTCATAAATCCAATTACAGGAGAAATGCTAGGTGAGGATCCTTAAGCGCTTCATCTATCAGGGTGGGCACGTAGTCTCGGTATTGGAATTTGCTGATACCATTGAGGTAGAGTGCCCACCCGAGCTGGACAAGGAGGCCGTCATACGTTACCTCGAAGAAGAGGGAATAATGGACGAACTACTTGGGCCAGATAACGACAGTAAATCAAAGTTCACACTATAGGAGGAAAATGGCAACAACAGAAGAAGAAGAGTCGAGGCTCGAGAGGATGCATAGGCACTTGAAGAATTTCGAGGCTGCACTAGCTGGCATCAACGAGCTGAACAAAAAACACCTCTTGAATTTACCAAATGACTCAACGAGGTATTTGATATTAGCAAGGGAGTCCTTGGAAGAGGACACAAGCAAGCTAAAGCTGGCTATTGCCAGTGTTAGTGAGGAAGAGCGAGAGAACAAACGATTGGCTGATCTGGGAAAAATTCCAGCTCAGTCCAAGTAACAACAAACACACCAACAATGATTAAATCAAAAGAAGACTTGGCGTATGCCGCCAAGGAAATGGCAGAATTCATCGAGTCCCAGATGGGAGCGAAGGAGGGGCTTGCCCTTGCTACAACCGTCACTGCCATTGGCAATGCCGTCTGTGGTGCAGGACAGACCAAGGATGAGGAAAAGGTTATTGAGGCGGTGATCGGAATTTTCTCCGATGAGCCACTCCACCAACCAGCCTCAGATCAGTCTGCACCCCAAACCACAGCAATGTGGAAGGGCCAGAACGAAGCGCCGGATATCGACGCTTAATTAGTTTTTAGTGTGCTCGTAGCTCAATGGAAGAGCAGCTTTTTTCTAAAGAGCTGGTTATAGGTTCGAGTCCTGTCGGGCACACCAACTAACAACAAGAATGGATATACTAAGACAAATACTAATTGAGCCCACCAGGCTCAAGATGGTAGAAGCTATCAAGGTGATAGATCCCAATGTCTTTGACATGGATTTACTCTTTGATGACGACAGCATCTCACATGGTGAGGAAGTTGACGAGGGCAAGTACCCCGAAGTGTATGCCTTTCAGAAAGAGGCTGTAGATGGTATGACGGAAGCTGCTGAAGAGAAAGATACAAAAGTCACTATTTCCAGCACTAACCCTGTTTACTCATTAGACAAAACACACTTTTTGGTCCTTGTCCATGTCCTTCAGGAGGACAAAACTTCAACAGTTAATGTCTTCAAATACAAAATCAAAAAGGAGGAATAATTGAATCCAATTATCGAATACAGTGCAGCACTTGATGAGACCAGTAGGCAGTTCTACATAAACCAGTTCGAGTTCGCGTTTTACACAGACCTGATTGTAGCGTTGTTTGCATTCTCTGGGGTTATGCTATTTGGATGGCTAGCTGTGGGGAGTGTCATTTCGCTTATTGAAAATGCGCGGCCAAGCATGGTTAAAAGGGTCACGACATCCCAGCAACAGAGAGACACTTTAGTAATGATTGCCGCTATCCTTACAGTGGTGTTTGGTGCGCTAGCGCTATTGTCTACAGCCGGGGTGGTCAATAGGTACAGTAAGTGTGTCAACGATCATGCGCAGATCAAGTGGTTATCAGATCAAAAGATCAGTCAGTAAACAACAAACCAAAACAAGCAAACAAACAAAAATGAAGAAGGTTGTGCAGTCCAAAGAAGAATACTTCATCCAGTTCAGTGATGAAGAAGTGGCAGAATTGGGAATCGAATGTGGGGATAAGTTCACCATTCGAGCTAATCAGGATGGGTCAATAACTCTGGTGCCTTGGGTGCCGGTTGAGATTAACCTTGATGCTTTAACTATTGTGCAACTCAGAAAGCTGATTTCACAATCCATTCAGGAGGATGTTTCCATTGGAGATATCTTGCGAGATGCCATATCGAGAGGACTACACGCAGACGACCTGCCACAACAGCAGGATCTCGTCTAACACAAAAACAACAAACAAAGGAAAACGAAAATGTTTAAACTAAACACATCAGTAACGGACAAAGCAACTGGTATCAAGGGGCGCTTGACTCACAAGCATGTGAGCCTGAGTGGAAATGAAAGCTATATCTTTCAGCCAAAGGGGCTAAACCCCGAGACCCTTCAGCCTCTGAAACCCGAGTACATTGCTGCCTCCAGGATCAATGGTGGCACCCTTGAGGAAGATTTGATGCCACGTCAAATCCTAGGCACAGAGGTCGAGGATGAGGCTAGCGGCTTCAAAGGAATGGCAATCGGCCTCACCGAACACACCAATGGGTGCGTTCACGTACTTGTTCAGCCCAAGGGTACAATCCCAAAGACTGGCGAGATGATCGACCCTGCAGACTTCGACATACGTCGTCTAAAAGGTAAAGCGATCCCCAAGATGACACAAAAAGCGAAGGATGAGTCGAGAAGGACAACTCCCTCTCCTGCTGGTCTTCCAATGGGTCGCCCCCCCCAGTAGAGTAACAATCAAGTCTGCTCATCCCTATAGGGGTGGGCAGCTATTGGAGGTTAACAACAAACAACAAGAGGAGGCATATGTTTGATAAGCGGTATTGGGCTAAGATTAGGGACAGCTTGTCGATGTATCAAGACAAGCCAGTTTCTCTAACTAGGATAGAACACCTTAATCTCAATTATCCCTATGAGCAAAAGACCAGAAGAAAGCCCAGGGGGATTTGGTTCTCACACGGAACCGAGTGGTTCGACTTCCTAGTTGGAATCAAAGACGATGACTGGGGGGAAGAAAGGTTATCTATATACAAAAGGGTTCTACTTTTTGAGTTCCACAAACAAGACTTCTTGGTACTCAATACAATTGAGGATGTAAGTGATTTTGTCCGGGAATTCATGGTAGATCCATTTGAATGGGATAAAGCTGACAAAGATGGGTGTAGTGAGCAAGACTTTGCGGCTCGAGTTGGAATAACTGATTGGAGTAGGGTAGCAGCCCAACACAAAGGAATAGTTGTGGCAAATCCCAAGCTTTTGCACTCTTCAGATACTGGTGACTATATATCTCCATTTTGGGGGTGGGATGTCACTGGGGGTTGCGTATGGGACCTGTCTGCAATTAAAGAGTACGAACAGATAGCGGTAGTATAACAACAAACAAGGAGGTAAAAGTGAAACAAACTGAGGCTACAACAGAGAGACCACCATCCAGAATAAATGGGAAGCCAAATCCTGCTTACAGAAAGTGGTGGAGTGCTACAGAAGCTGGCAAGAAGTACATCAAAGACTGGAGGCAGTCCGAGTCTGGGAAGAAGAGCGCGAAGAGGTACTTCAAGTCTGCTAAGGGGAAGGCAGCTTTGTGTAGGGCGAAAGTCAAAAGGGTCAGCAAGGTCCTCAAAGAGAAACCAGAATCATATGCTGACAATATCATCAGGACACTTGGATCCAGCATAAACTCAATAGACGACCCCTATCATGGGAGTCAAATTGATGTTGGATTCGACTGGTAAAAACAACAAACAAAAGGAGGAATTGTGAAAAAAGGAATCATACCGCCGATAAAGGCGATTTTAAGTGAGGATAACCCCATTCGCACACTTGCTGCGTTGTGGGGTCTTACCTGGACTACAACAATAGAGGGGGATGGTAAGATTGCGATTGGACGTCGCAGACGACTAGTTCCAAAACACACCAGTGTAATTGGGAGGTTTGGGCCAAGCGGGATAGTCCTGCAGGAGCATGGGTTGAAGGCAATTGCTGGTGTGGGTAGCGCCACTATAACGGAGCTAGTGTATCACCTAAGAGGGGTTCTTGAGGTCCGTGGGTTTAGCGTGTTGTTGATCCCCAAGACAGACCCAGCATATAGTTGCTGGGGGGTAGATAGGGATTCGCTGGATTCTCTAATAGGGCATTTTAGTAAAGCCAAAAGGGATGCAGACGCTTATCAAAAAGAGAACTTCCCCTCCATTAACGTGAGCTTTCATGGGACTTCTTTGCTAGTCCGTAGTTTGCCTCGTGAAGCTGGACTCGATGCGATTAGAAAAAATCGCAACATAGCGGCTGCATTGGGGTATAGCCCAGAACGTGTTGAGTATCTCATTAATGGGGTAAAGCCTGCTGAGGACTATCTCTTTAATGATGGTGACGTCGTTAGTGTCCAGTACGTAGCTCATAAAAAGTGCGGGTACTGATTAAGATAATATTCGACTTGGTAAAACAACAACAAACAAAAGGAGACTTATGGGATTAAGCAACGGAGAAAGACTTGCAAGACTGGTGTGGGGAGTAATCACGGTGGGGAGGGGGGTATAAAATACCCCCCTTTTTGCCATAATATTATGAGTCGATTATTAAGTTATTTTTAGTATCGACCAACAAACAAACAACCTGATGCTCAACAGACCAAAGCCGAGCAATTGAAATATGAACTATAGAATGATGAGTATATCAACGTCCATGTTCCTTACCCTAATTTGGGGTATGGTGATTTGGGCTGCTAGTTTGGTAGCCGGCAGTGTCATAGTAGGCACTGCTGTGATTGGGAGTATTGTGCTAGTTTTGTCCATAACATCCTTGGTATGGACATTTAAGGCGCTTGGTGGCTTCTCTTATCCAGGCGAGCTCTTCGAGATGCAATGGGCGAACGCCATGTACTCTCTTGTGGGGATTATCCCAGGAGCAGCTATCATAAGCTTCCTGAGCGTCCCAATAGCATTTGGGGTGCTGATATCCACGATTATCCCAGGAGCCATAGTTATGGCGATACTCCTCACAGCCTTCTTGGTCAAACCAATGAAGCTGGTTAGGGATGGTGAGTGGAGTCTTCAGGATAGTCTCTAATCAAAGTTCCTGGGTCTTTAAAACCAGGACAATTTTCGGTAAACAAACAACCTGAGGCCAAACAGTAAAGAGGCACAAACAAAATGAACGAAAAAGTAAAAGAGATCAGGGACGATGGGCTGAAGCTTATCGACAAGATCGAAGAGATAGCAGAGCTGGTGTCTAGTTTCTCGCTAAAGGTCGCTACCTATAGCGACCCAGTCAAGCAAGAGGAGGTAGACGGAGCTAAGCAACTTCAAATCGACCTGAAGGAGAAGATAGATAATCTGCGTCAGCGCTCTGCACAATTTGATTGGGAATCGGCAACCCCCAATGAGATCAAGAAGATCCTTAGTGATCTGGTATCTGAGGATTAGTAGATTTAGTTTCCTGGAGTTCTTAAAACCAGGACAATTTTCGGTAAACAACAAACAAAAGGAGACACACATATGAACTATGTTATCCTGAACGATGGTTCCGTTATTTCCACTGCAGAGTGGAAGTCGGACATCAGTTCAAAGTAGAGAGCAATCACCACTGCTCTACGTCGGATAATCAAAGTTCCTGGATCTTTAAAACCAGGATAATTTTCGGTAAACAACTAACAAAGGAGAACAATAGTGAACATACTTGAACTGAAGCATAGCCCACCAAGTCCCAGGGAGGTAAGAGATAGTATCGGGTTGAATCAGGTACAATTTGCAAATCTGATGAATGTGTCTCAGGCTACGGTCTCTCGATGGGACAGCGGAGAGGTTGATATAAACTCTCTCAACTATAAGAATGTTTTAATCTTGCACGCTATATTGCGTGCTGATGAATCTGGGACGGTCTATATAGATCTAGCAAAAACAAAACCAGGGCTCGCTGCTCTGGCTGGGGTTATTGCCCTTGTGAGGATGGAATATGGGGATCACCCACAGTTGCATTCTTACAGGATGCGGATCGAGACGCAATATCTAGCTGAGCTAGAAAGCTCAGCATTATTGGCAAAAACCATAATGGATCAATAACAACACAAATTGCCATGGGGGCTTTCCCCCATGGCTTTTTGGTAAACAACAAAACTGAAGCCAAACAGTAAATAGGCACAAACAAAGTGAATTGCAAATATGAAGAGCAAATTCGGGGGCTGGATAGTTCTAGCGAAGCATTCATTGCTGCGCAAGGACTCCTCCAAACCCTAGCTGAGCATCAGGGTGATTTTGAAACCATGGGGCTGATCGATAGAAACGTCAGCCAAGTGACGGATGCCAATCTGGAGCTCAAGTCAGTCTTGATTAGACTGCAAGATGGAAGGGATATTCCTGCTGAAGAGTTAGATTCCATATGGAAGAATATGGAACAGGTTCACGCAGAGGTCAGCAAAATGCTTGATGAGTATTCGGCTCGTCTAAAAGGGGATGGCAAGCCAGAGCTGGAAGTAATTGCTCTGGGGAATAATGGCGGCATTATATTCCTAGAGAAGGTTACTGAGTAATACAAGAGGCGGGAACTAACAATTCCCGTTTTTTTAGCTACCAGCTATGTACGCTCTTGTCTTTATAATATGGTCAAGCTAGACTTTAAAAGGACATGAACAAGTACGCCTCTATTTATTTTGACACGCTTGAGAAGCAATCAGATCTTCAGACTAATATACAGGGAGAAGATGCAACCCACTTGATTAAAAGACTTTACGAAGGAAATGTTGATGTAAATAAGATGCTAGATAATGCTAGCCACTCTCATCTCAATGTCCCAGGTCTTAGTCCATTAGTGGCAAATGCTCTTAAGCCTGCAGTAATTTCTGGGATTAAGACCAATCAACCCCACTACATGGAGTTGCTGAAGACAAAGATTCCCCAAGACACTCTAAAGAAGTTTATCGACAAAAACCCTCATGTGTTTGATAGTGTATCTAATGCCCTGCCACCACAACCAATCGCCTAATGGATCTTTTTGAACAGATGTTCCCTGGCCTCCTAAAAGAGGCTGGAGCTTTTGATGCGCACTCTGCAGAGTTTATCCCTGCAATGAGACGGGGCAAGCTGACCTATGCCTCCCCCAAGGAGGTAGACTACGAGATCATGTCTCCTAGTCATTTGTATACTGAGGCCTCTAATTTGTCTCCAATGGGGAGTACCATGGCAGGCGCTAGATTGTTCATGGGGTCGAAGTACGTAAATCAAGCTCTGCCGCTCAAGGATCCAGAGGCTGCGCTAGTCCAGGTATTGGATGATGATACAGGCAAGCCGCTAGAACAAGTGATTGGATCTAAGGTTGGCTTAGTCAAGTCTCCTGTGCATGGGACTATAAAGAGGGTAGACAAAGAAAATGTACTAATAGCTGGCGCTGACGGCAAAGAGCACAACGTAGAACTGAGGAACTTCTATAGCCATAACAGGAAAACTCAAACTACCGATACTCCCTTGGTGAAGGAGGGGGATGTTGTTAAGCCTGGTCAGTCATTGGCTCACTCTAATTATGTGATGCCGGATGGCACTCTAGCTCTAAGTAAGAACCTCAGGGTAGCGTTCATGCCAGGAAAGGGTGGTGGTACATTTGAGGATGCCATTACAGTGAGTGAAGGTGCTGCTAAGAAACTTACGTCTAATCACATGATTGGATTTGATGTCGACCATAAGGGGGGTGTTGTGTCGGACAAGTCGAAGTTTATGCAACTGTTCCCAAACAGGTACACAAAAGATCAATTGGATAAGATCGGAGAGAATGGAATGGCCAGAAAGGGCGTAACATTGCAAACTGGAGATCCAATATTTTTGTCTTTGTCTCCTAGGGTACTTAGGGCTGAGGACCGCGCCAAGGGCAATCTACACAAGATTCTTAAAAAGTCATTCTCTGATAAGAGTCAGACCTGGGAAAAGTCGGTTCCTGGTGTGGTGGCAGATGCCGTAGAGACTAGGCATGGTCTATCTGCAAATATTTCTGCTGACTTCCCACTAAGTCAGGCTGATAAGATTTCTTCTAGGGCTGCGGCAAAAGGCGTAATTGGGTCTATTGTTCCAGATCACAAGATGTTTAGGGATAGTGATGGGAACCCTATTGATATTTTAATTAACCCAGCGGCCCTAATCGGCAGAAAGAATCCCATGATGGTTTTCGAGGCAATGCTTGGTAAGATAGCCCACAAGACTGGACAAAAGTATGTAATGCCCTCCTTCTCCACTGATTCATTCCACAAGTTCGTCTCGGGGGAACTAAAGAAGCACGGCGTATCCGATACAGAAGATCTATTTGATCCAGAGACTGGCAAAAAAATTCCCAATGTTCTTACTGGTATTCAGGCGTTTTACAAACTAGAGCACACAGCTGATACTAAGTGGAGTGCTATTGATGAGGGTGGGGTGGATCAAAATTTTCAGCCCACAAAGCCAGGCGGAACGAGTAGCGCAAAAAGAATCGGAAACCTTGACGTAACTGCCTTACTGTCTCATGGCGCAGTAAAGAACTTGTATGATATCCAAAACTATCGTACTGGAGGCGACCCAGATCTTTGGCGTGCAATCCGTATGGGTCACCCACTTCCCGCCCCAAAGGTCCCATTTGTGTATGATAAGTTTATTAATACGCTTAAGGGGGCTGGTATTAATACAGAGAGGAAGGGATCAAAGATTTTTATCAAAGCGCTAAAAGCTAAGGATATTGATGAATTGGTTGGACAGAGAGAGGTAAAGAATTCTGAGACTATTGACCCTAGTAGTGGCCAACCCATACCAGGTGGATTAATGGATCAATCTCTGCATGGAATTGATGGAAAGAGATGGAGCTATATTAATCTTGGGGAGCCAGTACCAAATCCGATCCTTGAGGAGCCACTTAGGAAGATACTTGGGCTGACTGAGAGCGAGATGCGCGACATTCTATCCAACAAGGGACAGATCAATGGCAATACTGGGCCCAAAGCGTTGATTGATGCCTTGGGGTCTCTTGATCTAGACAAGGAGGAGCAAGACCTTAGAAGCAAGATTCGCAATGGATCTAGCACGACTAGGAATAGCGCCGTACAGAAGCTAAATATTATTTCTGGAATCAAGAAACAGGGTATTGGGAAGGAAGATTTCTTTATGACTAAGGTTCCGGTTTTACCCGCCGCATATCGCCCTATTTCTATGGCTGGGAGGATGATGCTGAGTGCTGACTCCAATTATCTATACAAAGACCTAATGACAGCCAGGGATCTTCACGAAAAATCAAAACAAGATTTTGGTGATCAAGAGGCTGGCAATGAGAGACTTGCTGTGTACGACTCGCTTGCTGCTGTTATGGGGCTTGGTGACCCGCTTCATCCCAAGCTTGTGCAGAAGGGAGTTAAAGGGTTTATTCGCCAGCTAGCGGGGAGTGGAGGACCCAAGACGGGATCTCTCCTGGGGAAGGTTATTGGTCATACAGTGGGGACTGTTGGGAGGGGGGCAATTATCCCGAGCGATGAGCTAGATATGGATCAGATCGGGGTCCCAGAAAAGATGGCGTGGAAGATGTATTCTCCGTTTGTCATGAGGCGCTTGGTAAAGCACGGAATGCCATCTAGTCAGGCAGCTCTGAATGTGGAGAGAAAGACCGATTATGCAAAGAGGTTTTTGTTGGAGGAGATGAAGGCTAGGCCGGTCATGTATAGTCGAGCTCCATCTTTGCACCGGTTCAACATAATGGGAGCAGAGCCACAGATTGTGACTGGCGATTCAATTAGGATCAGTCCATTAGTTGTAAAGCCCTTCACTGCGGACTTTGACGGCGACGAACAGGTTGGTAAAGTGCTTATTTTAAGGAGTTTGCAAAAAAAATGCACAAATAGTAAAAATCATTTGACACATCCATCACTATTGTGCGGTAGTGAAGACATGTTCAAGGATATCACACTACCACATTACAATCCCACCACTCATGAAGTATCAGTTGTTGACCTAGAGGACTTTCCTCGCGGAGAGTTTACGAATCGCAACGAGAACGGTAAGAATGGTCCAATAGATTTCTTTTCTGTCCCAGAGGATATAATGGTCTTAGCACTCGACGAAAAGACAAACAAGCCTGTATGGGCGCAAGTTGCGTTTTATAGCAAGCATTACCAAAGGAAAATAGAGATTGTAAATTTGCTGGCTGGTAGGCAGATCATTACAGACGACGACCCTCGCGCTGTTTATGGAATGGATCCATCAAGACCAGAAGACGGCCTTATTCGCTGCACTCCAACTGAAGCGCTAAACCGTAAGATTTGTGTACCATATTCCCCCCACGCTGGAGCTGCTGTGAGCCAGTTGCCAGAAATTTCTGAGATCACAATAACAGATCGAGAGGATTGTATCTTCAAGAAACTCCCACTCACTAGGGAATTAGGGTATTTGCTTGGTGCCCTATGTGGTGATGGGTGGTGGGACAAAAAAGATTATGAATATTACCACAAGCGAACAGATATGTTTGGTTCTAGAAATATTAATATGGCAGATCTAAAGGGGTATAATGCCTTATCTATAAAGAAAATATTGACAGACTTGTTTTTAAAGTCTGGGCCTCTTTATCATTATTCGATAGAGACGCTCAAAGCAAACAACCCATCCAGATACGGAGATACCGTCAAGCACACTTTTAACTTCAAGCACAGCGAGTTGTTTGCAGAATTTCTTTCTACTCACTTGGGTGGCGAGGGGGACGAAAATACCGCTGGTTCTGGCAACAAGCACCTATCTGGGTTTATGTATCAAGCTCCACGGGAGTTCCGAGAGGGACTTCTTTGTGGACTGGTCGATACTGATGGATCCTGCTCGGTGTCGCACGCAAAGGAAAAGCCACAGCTACTATGTGCTTTTTCTAGCACGTCACTCAGGCTTGTTCGCGATGTTAAATTTCTTGCATCTACTCTTGGGATTAATTCTACAATCACCTGGTCCAAAACCACTACCGCAGGAAATGATTCGTGGATACTGGCATTTTCCTCTGTTGACTGTAAGAGACACAATATTTTTGTGAATCTTGAGTGCCCCTGGAAGAAAGAGGCATTTTTGACCACGCCTGTCAGAGATGACTCCCCTGTGCTTGGTAAGTACGATACAGTATTTATACCGCATAGTCTTGCGAAGGAGTTTTCGAGGCAACTTGGTAGCCCACAGATTACCTCTGACCTTAAAAAGATTGGTGGGGCTGCTCTCGAAGAGACTCTTGATAAGAAGGCCGTTTACAGAAATATTTGGGGAGGAATTGCCAGAGGAGCTGTCTCTAGGAATTCCGCCTACAGGGCAATTGATCAGATTAGGGAGACCTATCGTCGCGACGGAGCAATCATAGAAATCGCTCTTGAGGTAGCCAATAAGTGCCGTGATTCTGGCAAGCTGGATATGAAGTCCGCTCAGCAGATTAGGGCTGGAATCGTTCGGGTTGCTCCAGCTGGAACCCCCAACTACAAATTGGTGAAGAATGTGTATAGCGGACTGGACAGGCCAATCAAGACTGGTAAGTTGCCAGAGTCCACTGCTGATCGCATTATCAAATTCCTGGCCGAAACTGAGCGCCCTCAATGCTACGTGGACACTCCTGAATTCCTGGAATGGTCTGAGAGGTTCCTAGAGAACAAATCTATCAATTGGTCCCCCGTCGACTCTGTAGAAAAGACTGGAGTGTTAGAAGATGGATACGACCTAACGGTTCCAGGATATGAGACCTTCATGGCCGCTGATGGAGTTATTCTATCTAACACCATGAATGTACACGTCCCTGTATCTGATGACGCAGTGAAAGAGATTAAAGACAGGCTCATGCCATCTCAGAACCTTCTCTCCATTAAAGGAAGAGATGCCCACTATACACCATCTCAGGAGTTCGTCCTCGGGTTGTACAACACTACTGCTGTGGATCATAAGAAACCCAAGACTAAGTTCAAGAGCGCCGAAGATGTTATTGCTGCCTATAGAAGAGGGGACTTAAATATCGACAGTCAAGTTGATATTGGGTAATATTCAGAGAGATATGGACACACCCAAAACCATTTTGTTTGACAAGAAAGCTGCTTCTCCAGAGATTATAAAGAGCATCTTGGATCATTTAGGTAAAGCGGCTCCTGCTGCTATTGGAGCAGTTGGTACTGCTGGAGCCCTGGATGCTGTACAGAACAATGGTAATTACAAAAACTTCGATACTGGCAGATTAGTGAACCTTGCCCTTAATGCTGGATTGGGTGGAGCTGGTAGTCATATGCTATCTAAAGGCAATATGCATGGTATTGAGGTGATTGCAGGAGCCCCCCTAAAAGACATGGCTGTTAACATTGCTGCAACATCTAGAGATGCCAGCAGGTACATGAAGGAGAATCCAGTCGGAAAGGGATTTTCTCCACTCCAGAGAGACCTACTTGTCGGAGGGGGTGCTGCGGCAACCACTGCTGCTATTCCAGCCCTCATGAACATCAGTTCTGCTGCCAAGAGAATTGGTAGTGGTCACGCTGTCAGAGTTAGCACAAGCGTACGACACAACAAGAATCACAACGACGATCCAGCCGACACGGACCCACAGGTACCTATTGTGGTCGAGGAGGCTCCTCCTGCTCCAGAGAAGAAGCCAGGTCTGATTAGTCGACTACTTCACTGGTAAATATGGGTGCACCAATTTTAGGAGATCAGCAGTTTGTACCAAACGCTCTGACTCCCAATTACATCTCTAGGTTTTTTAGAGACCCAGTGTCCGGGTTGCTTTCTACACAGTTTAGTACAGATGGTGGGAATACGTGGGGGCAGATGGCTGCTCAGCCACCCTCTGGTGTTGGCGCTGGTTGGGTACCAACATGGGATGGTATTAACAGCATTGTGTGGAAGCCTATTTCATCTCTGATTGGCATACCTACCCAAACATCTGGTGGTACGACTCAGTCCTGGGCTGAGTTCCAATATCCAGCAGCACTATCTACTGGAAATCAATTTGGGTACTTTCAGGTTCCAAGCGGGACTACTCTCTCTTGTTATGGGGCTCAGGCTAGTGTGTTTACTCCATCAACTGGCGCAGATATTGTTGTGTATCTTGTCCAGATTGTTAGTGGGATCCCACAGGTTCAGTCTACGAGCTTCCGTCTAACACAAAACTCCCTTTCTGTAAGTTCAATCTTTTTTCAGCCGATAACAATGACACCCAACACTTCTTGGGCACTAATCTTGTCTTCAGTAGGAACTACTGAGCCAGGTGAGTTCTTGTCTTGCCGTTTACTGTTTAATACCTCAGAATAATAGATCCTCATGAAAGAATCCTTTAACAAAGCCCTCCTCGCTGAAGTGATGGGAAACCTAAGCAAGAAAGCATTCGTTGCTTCTCCCGCCACTCAAGTAGCTGTATCCACAGCCCAGCAATCTGGACAGATCCCCCAGCCTCCTCCTCCACCTCCAGGCTCGGACGAGCAGCCAGTAATTGGGTTTCCAGAAATTTCTCAGATGCTAAATCAAGGGTTCCAGAGCATAGATCAGGGATTGCAGCAATTAGCTCAAATGCTCCAGCAGATCCAACTTGCTCAGCAGCAGGCTGCAGCATCTGCCCCAGCAGAAGGTGGTGAGGGTGGGGGAGAGAAGAAAGAAAAGAAGCTGAGTGTTACAGAGCGAATCAACAAACTGGAACAGCTAGTGCAGCAGGCTATGGGCGGCGGTGGTGCTCCATCTCCTGGTGGCGACCCAAGTGCACAACAGCAGCCACCCCCAGATCCCTCTCAGCAAGCTCCGCAAGATCCTAGTCAGGGCCAAGATCCTGCCGCTGCCGGACAGACAGCTCCAGATCCTTCTCAGCAGCCGCCACAGGGGTAATGGCAACAGACAATTCATTGAGGGTTATTGCCAGAAATGGACCATTGTCCGAACCACTCCTCGACTCCAGGGAGGTAACTAGTCTGGAGCTACGGGACACCGATGGTAATCTTGTGGCGCTTGTAATAATGGTCCCAGGACATCCTGTGTGGATTGTCTCAAAAAGTGAGCAAGATGACTTCTCTTCGTTCGCTGCCAATATGGGCTTTGCCTTAAAAATTAAGGATTGACGCAAAAAGTACTTGCACAATCGATTCTGGCAGCGTAAGAATTGAACTTCATATGAGCAACATAGACAAAAAACCTGTCAGTTCTAATTGGGGCCAGATCGCCCACAGAAGTTCAGAAGCTGAGCACAGCAATGAAATCAAAGCCCTTAAGTTGGCTTTACAAGCGGAGCGAAAAGCTCACGAACAAACAGCAAAAGCCCTAAAGTCTGCTCGATCTTCGAGCGAAAGTGTGGTGGTCGCTCCAAGACCCAAAAAGACTTTGGCTAGCAAGGGTGATATAGTCGAGGTAATCTTCTCGGATGTTCACGGCAACAAACATGACCCACTGGCTTTTTCGGCACTACTAGGAGATCTAAAAACGATCAGGCCGGATAGAATTATTATCGGCGGTGACCTTCTAGACTGCTCGGGATTTCTTGCAGAACATCATACGCTCGGGTATCTCGCTGAGACTGAGGACTCATACGAGGACGACGTAAAGGTAACCAATATATTGTTGGATCAAATCCAAAAACACTCTTCGTGTGAAGATATCCACTATATTGAGGGTAATCATGAGTGGCGTGTAGAGCGCTGGGCCGTTAATCAAAAGCTAGCCCATCATAAAGACGTAGAGCTTCTACGCAACACATTTTGTGCAGAGCATGTCCTGGGTCTTAAGGAAAGGGGTATCCAGTATTATCGGCAAGGTATGACTCACGGAGACTGTATTACACCTGGTTGGGTTAAGTTTGATAAGGTGTCTTTTGTTCACAAAATCAGCAATGCTACTGACGCCGCTGAGGTTGCCCTTTCCAAGGCTGCAGGGAATATTGTATTCTTCGATTCACACAGGGCTACATTCAAGCCAAAGTTTTTGCCCAATGTTGGGCTTATCGCCGCATGGAATCCTGGGTGCTTGTGCAAACGTCAGCCCCACTACGCAAACACCAATCCGACCACCTGGACACACGGGTATCTAGTACGAGTTATTTCCAGATCTACTGGGAACTTTCAAATGATGAATGTCACGATCAACAATGGCGAATCCTTCGCTGGTCTTCTATTGAAGAACAGAGAGGAACAGTAAACACAAACACAATACACACACATGACAAAGAAATGGGTTAAAATATACGAGAGCCAGTCCTCCAAGCAATTTACTGCACCAGAGGGGTGGGACTCTCAAGAGGTTGTAGCAAGTGAATTGCAGTGCCCCTGCAATAAGGTATCTGAGATACTTTCTTATGCAATCAAGAGCGGGGATATCCTAACAAAAACATTCCCAATTTGGGATGAAAGAACCGCTAGGGTTGTTAGAAAGACCTTTTACAAAGAGAATCCCGCAATATCTGGAGATGTTGTCATTAGCCCAGATTGGGCAGAGTCAGAGGAGGAACCAGAGGTTGAGCTATTTACTCAGCAATCTGATCCCATTGATGATGTGTCTGAGGTTGTTGATGTTTTCCCCCATAAGGTAGGATGCCGTGTTTATTCCAGATGGCGCTGTATCGAGGGTACGTTACAGGACAGTGGTGAAGTCCACTGGGACAACGGGAAGACCTCCACGCTCACAGTAAGTATGATCAAGAAAGGCGATGCTAAGTTCATCTCTTGATTTTTGATTGTTATTAGTGCAACATTAGACGATGGCCTCGACTACTGTTGCACGACTAATTTTTGACTCTATTGTTCCCGAGAAGTATAGGGCTGATCTACCCCCCGATCAGCCCATCGGGAGCAAAGAGGTCAAAGATATCCTTCAGCAAGTAGCTGAGCAGGATCCTGATAAGTATCGGGACATTTCTTTCAAGCTCTTGCGCCTTGGGTCAAAGGGTGCGGTTGAGACTGGCAGCTCGTTCTCTATGAACGACCTTGCATCCCCCATCGACAAAGACAAGTTGATGGATGAGGTGTCCCAGAAGGAGCGTGGTATCTTTGGAGACAAAGGTCTGGATCAGGACAAAAGAGAGCAAGCCCTCGTAAAGCTCTACGATCACTACTCCAACAAGATGCCAGGGATGATCTTTGATGCATCTATGGCAAAGGGATCAAACCTTGCTAGGATGGTTGCATCAGGTGCTCGTGGTAATAAAGCCCAGCTCAATAGTAATATTGGATCCGATTTCTTGGTGGTTGATCAAAACAACAAGCCAGTACCTATTGGTATTAAGAATTCCTACACAGAGGGATTGAACCCTGCTGAATACTTTGCTGCGTCATATGGAACTCGTGCTGGCCTAATATCAACGAAATTCTCAACAATGCATTCAGGATTTTTGAGTAAACAACTCAATTCTTCAATGTTAGATCTTATAGTGACGCAGCATGATTGCGGCACCAAGACTGGGATTCCAGTAGATATAGATGACGGTGATAACATAGGGTCAGTACTAGCCAAAGATACGTCTGGGCATAAGGCTGGTACCTTACTAACTTCAAAGATTATTGGTGACATAAAAAAATCGGGTAAGGATAGAATTGTTGTAAGATCTACCTTGACCTGTGAGTCACCTAATGGAATATGCGCAAAGTGTGCTGGGACAAGAGAGAGAGGTGGGTTCCCTGCCCTTGGAGAAGCAGTTGGGCTGTCTGCTGGATCTTCTGCATCGGAGCCTTTAAGCCAAATGCAACTATCTAAAAAGCACTGTTTATCAAAAGGAACATTGGTTAGGATGGCAGATTGGACAACAAAAGAAATACAAGACGTTCGGACTGGGGATTTTGTCCTTGGATCTGATATTAATGGCAATACATTCCCATCTGAGGTGCTAAATGTTTTTGATAATGGGAATAGAGTGTGCCAGCGGTACACGTTCAGCATAAACAATCTCGGAAGGACAAGTGTTGTTTGTACGGCTGACCACAAGATTCTATCTCGTTGGTACAAAAGTATGTGTGCTGGGGATGACCTAAATTGGACAAATCAAGTTTTGCCTATTGGTACTAAGACCAATAAGTTTTATGGAGTATTACCAATGGGATTTACTTCTGTCGGATTGAGAGATGAACCATTTGATTGTGTGGTAGATTGCAGAAAGCTCAGGCGCGTTGGCATTGAGGAGATGGGTAGTGTACCTACATTTGATATAGAAGTGGGTCACCCAGATCACCTATTTGTTCTTGCAAATGGACTTGTTGTTTCTAATTCAGCAGGCGTTGCCAACTCGTCCAAAGCTACAGGATTCAAGGCTATCAATGCTTTGTTTCAAGTCCCAGACACTTTCCCAGACAAAGCCTCTCTGTCGGAACACGATGGACAGGTTGACAAGATCGAAACGATGCCACAGGGTGGGTTCAATGTATCTATTGGTGGGCACAAGCACTATGTATCTCCAGACCACCAGGTTCTGGTAAAGCATGGTGATAAGTTAGAGGCTGGGGACAGAATTTCTACCGGTACAATTAATCCATCTGATGTTGTTCGACTGAAGGGGATCGGAGCGGGACGTTTAAATCTCTTAAAGCAGGTACAAGACACTTTCAGCGAGAGTGGAATTCCTATGCTCAGAAGGAATGCTGAGGTGTTGGTTCGTGGCATTGTAGATCACGTCAGGATCAACGACTCTGACGAGACAAACTCCTATCTGCCCGATGAGACAGTTGAGTACAGTGCCTTCAGCAAGGACTACAAGCCCCACAGGGATTCTGTTGTCATGCACCCAACCAAAGCACTCAATCACTATCTAGAGGCTCCTGTGATGCACTACAGCATCGGTACAAGGATTACTCCTAGTGTTGCCAAGAATCTTGGAGACATGGGTGAGGATCAGGTTCTAGTTAGCCATCACAAGCCAGCCTTTGAGCCTCACATGGTTCGACTGATGGAAAACCCATCCCACGACAAGGATTGGATGTCCCAGATGGGTACGTCCTATGTGCAGAAGAATCTCAAGAAGAACGTCATCAGTGGCGATGTCTACTCAGACATCCACGGGACAAACCCAATCCCTGCCCTCGCGTACGGGAAAGAGTTTGGAAAGCCACCCAAAGGTACAGTAGGGTACTAAGCCTTAAACAAGTGGGCTATGGCAGACGGGAGGCTTTCCTCGAATTTTGCCCTAAGAACAGCATTAGATCTAGTTTCTGGATAGTTGAACTGAGGGAAGTTCTTCTCTAGGTGAGAGATATATGTATGGGCGTGTCTAGCTGCTTCCTCTAGGAACTGAAGGGAAGAGTGTCCCCCTGTTGATATCTGATCTATGTTATGGAGAGTGGCAGATGGGGTTGGGTGGTAAAATGCCTGAACTGAATCTTTGAATACTTTTAGGGCATTTTCAGCATTTTCTCTTTGGGGTATATAAGGATCTGGATCGCTAGGAAGAAAACTGGTTTGCATTTCTCTATATTAATAGATAATATTTAAAAATCCATGAACAAATACGCCCATACCTACTTCAGTGAGGTGACTACAAAGTTGGCGGGGGTCGCAGAGATTTTATCAAAAGCCATTCCCGCTATTACCTCTGGAGGATTTAAGGCATTTGATTCTGTGGGTAGGGCGATTGGGGAAAACCCAGGACTAGAGCAGAAGCTTAGGGGAATTAGTCAATACAGTTTGGTAGACAAGACCAATCAGCTAAAAAATACAATTGGTGGGGCTGTGGGCATGGGCACCCTTGGGGCTGGTATATCTGGAGTGGCAAATACCCCAAGTATACTTTCTAGCGATGAAGACACAATGAGCAAGGCAAAGTCCATAAGTCAATCTATTGGAAGTGGATTTGCTGAGGGGGCAGTTCCTGGCGCTCTGGCTGGTAGATTCTTACCAAAGGTGATCCAGCGTGGCATTGGAAGGGCTATGACCAACTCCATTGTACCTATTTCCTATGAGGCGGAGGAGCACGCCAAGAATGTTGCTGGATCAAAGCCCATGGATTACCTAAGGGCCTTTTTAAAAGATCAGCCAATGGATCATGTAGTGAATAGCCCAGAGAGTGGTGCATGGAACTTTGGATCTGCTGGGTATGGTGACAAGGATTCTATCTACAGAATGGGGGCTAGGCATCAGATGTATAGAGACATGTTCGACCTTCCGGCTAGAGAACAATCGCTTGGCGCATTAAATCTGAGTAGGGTGGAGCCTAGTGGTAGTAAGGTGTACGGATTTAATCCTAATGACCCAAGAGGAAGGTATGCAATAAATGAGGTGAAAGAGAATCTGCAGGAAGGGTTCGGCACAGCACATGGTACGAGAGATTACGTTGGTAACAAGGCCGTAGCAGGCAATCCGCTATTTGCGACACAGTCTACGATGGGGGGATATCACATCGCCCCAGATGGCACCTACAGAGACGAATGGGATATTGGATTGGGGGACGGCAATAAGATAGACAGTGGGACAAATCTCCTTAGAGGAATTGCCAATATGTTTACTCAGCCAAGTGCCATAGAGGGCAAAACTATTTCCCAGGGTGAGGCACTCTCTAAGTACAAAGGGGAGCTTGGATCACTTGATGATTCGTTCTATAAGAACCCATCTGACGGCACAGACATTAGGGACCTAATAGCCAAATCAAACAATACTGATCGTACAAATGTAAACAATTATATCTCTAATATAGATATGACTGGTAATGCAGGCAGGAAGGCTAAGATCAGGGCGCAGCTCGTATCAATGCTCGGGAAAAAAGATTTTGACCCCAAAGGGATCAACTTGGGCAAGAGAATTTACACTTCTCCAGAAGATGACTTGCTAGAAGACCCTAGTGAGACCCAAGAGATAGATGATTGGGCTGACAAGTAAGGGTAGGTAATTTAAGCCCACTTTCGGGCATAATATAATGGATATAGCTATTATTTGAATAGCTACTAACAACCACCATTATATGAGAATACTTATTGGTATGTCAGCACTTGCCCTCGCGATAGGGGGCGTAATCATTTCCGCTGTCTTTGTTTCTTGCCCCCATATTCCTGGGATCGAACCGTCTAACCCTAAAAATAAAAATGGCAACAAAAAAGGCTAAGAAGCCAATAGCAAAAAGGAAGCCGGTCAAGGAAGATGATGAATCTGTTGCTGGGCCATTCGACACACCATTTGATATGTGTGTGAGAGGGCTACAGAGAACTGCAGAAATTTTGGACCCATATACTCCAGGTGGAATGGATTACGTGAAAATCAATGTCATTGCTTTTTGCGTCATTCTACCTATCGTATTGGCAACATCAATCGGTATAAACATCCACTACATAACAAAAAAGTGAATACATTAGTAAAAATCGCAACAAGCATCGGACTAGTGATTCTTGCGATCTACGTAGTCGGTATAGTCATCACTGCCTTTATAAACATCGTAGCCGGATTAGCCATGGTGGCGTTCGGTGTAGTTATATTGATAGCAATCTATGCATTGGGAGCTGCGGGTGCAGCTCTACTAAACAAAAACACAACAAACAACCCAACAAGCACAAATGAGTAAACTACTCGCAGTCATATTTGGATTGGCAGCATCCGCATCAGTCCCCGGCATCAAGGTCGCTAAGAGGTGGTCGAATACCGGAGGTTATGGCTCCGGCAAGTCGGTCACTAAGACCAAGCGATACGAAAAAGGTCGTCGTAAGATGGCCAAGATGTCCAAGAGGGCAAACCGTCGATAACCATTATGGAATACGACGAGCTAAACCAACTTGGTGCACGAAAGCAAAATGGATCCTGCGTTTCCATAGCAATCGAGGAGGGGTATGCTCCTGATCGCCGTGGGGGTGTAGATACCACTAAGATGAAGGAAAAGATGAACGAGCGACTTGAGAAATCTGGCGTTCAAGGAAAGACCCCCATGAGGATGGGCCACTTCGGCAACCGAAAGGGAGCCAAGAAGGAGGAGTAGGTTCAAAAAAGAGCAAGCGAGGTTTTCTCGCTTGCTTTTTTTTAGCTGCCAGCTAAGATAGGAAAAGAAATACCTTTTATGCCGATCACTGTTAGTGCACAATAATCTCAAACCATGCCATCTCCACTCCAACAAGTCGAAACAAACCTAGCAGAAATTGCGGTTTCTCAGGTCTCAGAAAAGAATCCTAATCTTCTTAATTACTACCTCGGTTTCGATCTCATCGACAAGAACGATGATGGGACTAGGGCTGCTGGAATTATGGGGTTTAAGATCGGTGGCCAGTTAATTTATATTCCAGTATTCTTCCTAAATGGCAAGGTTCGCGGCATGGAGGTTATGTATCTTAAAAATACCGACACCTTTGTTGCTAACAACGAACAGTGGGTGAACTACATTGCTTCTCAGAACCCAACCGACATCGGAGGCCCTTCTGACAGCAAGAGCAAGAACACTAGCGGAGAAACAAACAACTCCCTTCGTATCTTCTCCCGCCCTCCTGCTAGTGCAAACAGCAAGGCTGCTTCTGTCGAGAACATGTTCGATCTCTCTGTCGAAGACTTCATCGACACCAAGATTGCTCTATCTAAACCAGAGCACGATCTGGTTGACTTCCTCAAGCAGGCTGGTTGGAATACATATAAGAATTTTGTAAAGATGGCTACGGATGAGCCAAGGATCTTCCAGGCTGTATCTAACATCTACAATCTTGATGATCTAAAAATTCAGTTCCCCGCAGACAAGATTGCTGCCAATCAGTCAGGCGTTGAGACAAACAAGCGCAGTGTTAAAACTATCACCCTTGTTAGCTCTAGTGACATAATGGGTTGCCCAGAAGACTATTGCGACATGGACAGCAAAGAAAAGGAGAAGGTTGTCTCTAAGGGCTACTCCATCAAAGATTTGCGTGCAGAAGAGGAGAAGAGCGACCTCTACCTCGGAGACTTCCGAAAGGAATTCAACCAAGTCACAGAGAGTGGTTACTATCAGATTCTCAACAAAAACTCCCAGCTTGTTAAAGCCCTGGTGTTTGTTAATGTATCACCTATTAGTGGTCGCCGCGTTCACAACTCCAAGGGGTTTGAGCCCCAGCTTGTAATTGACCCTAAGACCGGGGCACATAACTGGTCTAAGCAGCCAGTTTATTTCCGAAGTGGAGTTTCAACAGATAAGATCGAAGAGGATGCAAAGTCCGAGATTTTGGACAAGAGTGGAGAAAAGGTCAAAGACGCAGAGGTTGGCAAAACCTATGTGATCATTGATTCAAAGCTTGGAGTCTACGGCCCATTTAAGGTTATCAACAAGACTACAGACAAGGGTAAGGTTACTTTTGTTGGTCGTCAGGAGCACATCAGCTATCCATCTCATTGGCTACTTAGAGATGCAGGTAGCCCTAGTTATGGATGCTACTCAGAAGATTATTCTGATGAGGACCACGACAGCAAAATCTCTATTAAGCTTGTAGACAGAGAAACAGGCCCAGTTGAATACTCCAGGCACATCGTTTATGTTCCTAAGGACGCAAAGGTTGTTGAACTTAAGAACGCACATGACTTCTCTAGCATGGAGCAGGGGCATGAGATTACAGACCTTGTTGAGCCAGGTTGCGACGCTGCTCTATATTCTGCCCTATCCTCCAATGACGGAGCAATGGTGGTTATTGAGAAGTCCGCCAGCTTCGATGTTAAGGTTTGTCTCTATGATGTGAGCAAGACCTTCCGTGAGCGCGGAGAAGTTGTCCTAGACCTCATGAGCCGAGCCAACCTCTCAGAGAGTGCTGCTGAAAAGTTTGCCGCTGAAATTTTTGAAAAGAAAGCTGGAAGAGCTACAGGATGGACCCTACCCCGCTCTCAAGTTAAGTTTGCTTATCCAGACATGATGGACCCTCAGGGGTACATGGGCGCTGGGCGAGATGGGACTCCAGAGCAGACAGAACAGGCTGAACGTCAGGAGATGATACCAGCCAGCACAGGGCCTCAGCCTGCCACAGAGCAGGGCATCGGAGACTGGAATCAACCATCTGCTGACGACATCGACTTCCTACAGAGAGCAAGCGACAGCAACTCCCGTCAGGTCTTTGATCCAGCTATGATCGGTGTGATGGTTCGTACTTCTCGCTCTCAAGCGATTGTTGCGGATTACATCCCAGAGCTGGTTGATAACCTTGACCGTATGTGCCGACTCATTCTTCTGTTCTATTGGCACAATGCTGAATTTGCTGACGAGTATGGAATTGACGAAATGGCCGACTTCGAGGATCTGATTCTGTCTACCATCAAGTCTACCTCCAAGGTTGTTCTGTTCTTGAAACAGAAGGCTGTTGAAAGCTCCACAGGACAGACTGACGTTCTCGAATAATATGAATAAATACGCAAAACTATATTTTGGTGAAGTACACAACAAAGTTGCCGCTGGTCTGGGTACTGCATTAGCGGACGGAGCGGAGGTGGCTGGCAGGTATGCGCTTAGTCATCTTCCACAGACCTCTAAGTGGGTTGGAGCAGCCACTAAGGGTTTTGGTGGACTAGCTAGTGATGTTGGACATTCCATTTGGAACAACTCAAAGGGGGTGATTAATTGGGGGGCTAATGCAATAGCCAATAAGATAAAGCCACTTACCGCCGCCGCAGATAGTTTGGTACCAGATGCTGCACCAGCAGTAGCAACCGGCGCAGTAAAACCTGCTCCATTCGCTGCCTCGCCAGAGATGGGAGCTGGAGGAGCGAAGCCTGCTCCTGCTCCTGCAGCCCCAGCCGCCGCTGCTGCTCCGGCTCCATCTGTTGCGTCTATATCTCCATCTGCTGGTAGGCCACTACCCAAAACTCCATTTCTGAGTACTCGTGCTTCAGAGTGGGGTGTTCCTGCGAGTCAGCATATGCCAAACGCCATCATGACCCCTGGGGAACTACTAGAGATGCCCAACTCTGGTCTTACGACTGGGACTGGAATCAATAGGGCCTCTGGTGCTAACGCTGCTGCTACTAAGTTGAAGCAATTACAGGAATCTGGTAGCTCATTGCCTGAATATGTTCATCCTGGGTCAGAGAGAGAGGCCGCGATTGCAGGTCGTCCATTTAAGCCAACGCTTGACCCTAATGCTAGGCCAGCAGCTCCTGAAGTAGCAGCAGCTCCAGATCCTACCGCCCCCAAGGCAACCGCTCCAGATCCTACCGCCCCCAAGGCAACCGCTCCAGAACCTCAAACTGGTGCCAAGCCTATGCCCAACAAGGGGATTCTTGGCAAAGGTGTTTCGGCACTGCCAGTTGCTGGTATTGCTGGTATTGCTGGTGCCACTGCTCTATCCGATGGTTCAATTCCCAATCTAGCCCCTAATCCTGCCACATCACAAGCCGGTGGAACACCAGGTGGATCGTTTGGAGAAAATCCTTTTAGTAAGCCATTTAATCAAGGGGTTACTCAGCCTGCTGCTCCTGCTGGAGATAATGGGCTAAGTAAATTACTTGCCGACTCTCAGGCACAGAACGATCAAGCAAGAGCCTTGCTGAACAAGCCTCGATCCTCTGCTCCAATAGAATCTACTAGACCAACTCTTGCCCCTCAGTCCCAGATTGCCCCTCCCCCTCAGCAGAATGTGAGGCCCAATAGTCAGTATGGTGGGGTAGAGGGTACTGCCTCCAATGCAATTGGAAGAGCTGGTGATTCCATGAAGCATCTTTTTCAGGGGACCTTAGGCCAGCACCAAGATTATAGAAATACATCATTCTTGCCAGGAGCATAATCCGTGGACAGACTAACTAGAGTCTATATTGAGGGGATTAAAAAGATCGCCCTCTCTCCAGGTCAAGTTGCCCCACTAGGCACAGAAGCATCGAGTACTAGTGCCCAACTTATTGGAGCCGGTGCAAACATTATTTCAGATGTTGTTGCGGCTAAGTACAAGCCAAATGTATCCGGAAGCTCAGCGATTAATTCAGCGTTCCAAAATGGTGGTGGAGGTGTTTTAGGATCAAATCTATTGAAAAACACTAGTGGACTTGTCCGTGGTGGAGTGGGAATTGGTGCTGGCATAGGGGCTCAGTATCTTGCTCAAAAAGGGCTGGACTATGTTGTGCCAACCAAGGGAGATGGATCTAGCTTCGTTGACGAAATGAAGGGTTTTGGCAAAAGCGTTATTTCTGGTGCTGCTGGTGGATATACTACTGGTGGTCCATATGGTGCAGTAGTAGGTGCTTTCGGGAGTGGTGTGGGAGATGTTGTTGGAAAGGGTGTTAGAATTTATAATGGATTGAATGCTATTACAAAGCAAAATGAGGAAGGGCCTAGGGCCATGTTTGATTCCCAAGAGCATCTAAATGACATTAACGGAGCCAGAAACATTGCCAAGCACAATGCAATGTTACCAAAGCCAGCTACGCCACCTCCCCTAGATACTGCCAATCCAATGACCAAACAATCTGATTTTATCGGTTCAGGCCTATCTGCTATCCCCATGATGGGTGGTGCTCTTTCTGGGTCTTGGTCCCCTATGAATGGAGAGAGCTCGATGGAGAGCGAGAACAAGCTTAAGCCATATTCTATTGGTGGAACTGCCGCTGGTCCAATTGCTCACTTGATTGGAAGATCCTCGAGTGTAAAGAATGGGCTAAAAAGAATGTTTCTGGAGGGAAAAGCTCCAACAACCAAAGCCGGGCTAAAGGGATTTTTACTTCAATCCCTTCTAGCAGCATCTGCTGGTTCAGCTGCAGGAACTGCTATCGGGAGAGATTTTGAGACCAAACACTTTGCTGGTAAGTATGGAGAGGAAAAGATTGCTGATCATGGGATTATGAGCATGCTCGGGAGTGGCGTGAAGAACATAGGTTCCAGCATAGGAAATTTCGGCAGTGAAGTTGTTAACGACCCCTGGCAGGCAGTAAAAGACACTGGCTCCCTAGTTGGAGATGGGGCTAAGATGTGGTTCGTTGACCCATTCCTAAATGCAGGACAAGAGGCAAAGAACTCCATGGGACTACTTGCTTCAGGAGATTATCAAGGTGGAGCTGGAAAGTTAGTTTCTGCCGCTGGTGATGCTGCGTTTGGTATTGCCAACTTCATTCCAGGTGCTGGTGTGTTGGGTAAGGGGCTTGGTCTTGGTGCCAAAGCAATTGGTGCCGGAGCTAGGTTGATGAATTTGGATAGAGCTGGTGAGGGGATTGAAGCTGCTGGAAGGGTTGCAAAAGGAGTCCTTAATATGCCCAAGGATTATGTAAACAACACCCCAGGTATTGGGCATATAATTGGAGAGCACAAGCTGGTCCCCCCAAATGCAGCTGATGGGGCTTTTACTAGGGGGATTAAACATGTGGGCAATTATGCCCCCAATATTATTGCTACACAGGGCCTAAATATTGCGGGAGACCATATGTACGACACTAGCGACAGTGGCCGTATGGATCAGATTGCACAGAGCCCAGTCTTAAATAAATACTTTGGAGATAGCTTCTCTAATCAGGTTCAGGGGTTGTCTCCAGCAGACAAGTTGAATGTTTATAGAAAGCTAAAAGATAATGGGGCAACAACTCAGCTTGCAGATCTGGATCAGAAGTACTATGATTCTAATCACGGTTGACATCCTCACCGGCCTGAAGGCGCGGGGATTCCTTGAATACAAATATGCTAGACATTTGCAGAGCTAGGTTGGTTGACACTTCGACGAGCATTGCGCGCCGAGGCCGAAGCCTTGGCGTGACTGATATGCTCTCCATGTCCTTTAACCGGCTGTCCACCGGCAAATTGAAGAATGTTTTTCGCGGCATTCTGATCTCTGTCCAAATGCTCGCCGCAGTTTTCGCATATAAATATCCGAATTAGTATGAGCATAAAGATGTACTCTCGGGACTTTAGTTCCGACCCCAATTATACACCAGCATGGAGGGCGCAGCAGGCGCTAGAGTATCGTCGTGCTTACCAAGAGGCTCAGCAGCGTGGGGAGCAAAATCCATCTGTAATACCACTATCGGAAGACGACAAGTATGTCATAGATTTTTATTCACTGCTTGTACATGGTGCGTGTCACTACCCAGAGGTCAGGTACGCATATTCCTGTTTTTGTGGCAATGTTAACAATGGGCTTGGGACTACAATACAGGCTATGTTTCTTGGCGGTAAAAATATAGAAGACATAGCAAAAAGCTTTAGGACTAAACGAAAGAATATTGATTGCTACCTGAAGCTATTTTTTGATGTAGAAGAGTATTTGGATTGCGATACACTTATTTACTCCCTTATTTCTCCATACAATAAGTCTGAGCAGCTTACTGAAGATGTTGCAGCTACTTGTCTTTGGTTGGGACTTTCGTATGCCTTTGGGTGGCAGATTTCAAGGAACCTGCTACAGAGGAGAATGAATGTGGCTACGGATGTTTCAAAGAAGATATCTGAATCAATGAGGCAGTCTCTTGAAATGCAGGCTAGTGAGTTTGTACTTGGTGCAAGAATGACTATGAAGGCGAGGCCTTGTGACTTTGAGCGGCACATCTCTCTCACCAATGCCATGAGTATTGCTGAACAAAACAAAACAGCAGAGGGTGCTATCGCAAATGGGGATTACTTCAGAAAAGCTCTTTGGGGTGGGATCAAGGAAGTGTCTTCTAGTCTTGACTATAATGATCCAGTGAGGAAAATGATTGGAGATAAAGAGAGGGAGTTGTCATTAAAGGACAAGCAGGAAGTTAAACAAATTGAATATTCTGCTCCACAAGCCCTATAACATAAGGTATATTTGAAACATGATCTACGAGCGCATCGAAAACGCACTAAATAGTGCTATCAAGCTACACAACAGTGGACTCTCTGCAAACGAGAGCATTGTTAAGGTAGCCCAGGAGCAGGAGCTCAACCCAGAGACAATTAGCAGAGTTGTTGAAGCCTTTAATATTGCTAAGACAAAGGCTTATGTAAAACTGGCTTCTGATAAGACAGCTGACTTTGATATTGCTGACAAGAAGGAGATCATCAAGCAATCATTTGCTCCAACTACTAAGCAGGATAAAACAGCATCTTTCCAGTCTTTTGATGACGACTTTAACGCAGTATTCACTGGTAATGTTGTTGAGGATAATTACTCTGTATCCAGCACTTCTGAGAGGCCACTAGCTTCTCGAATTAAAGAGGCTTACCACGCCATTGGTGAGCAGGACAGGGAACTGTCTGAAGCTCGTGATTCTGTCGTGGAGGCTAAAGAAAATTTTACCTCGGCCCTGAAGGAAGCAACCGACCTTCTACAGTACACTCACGAGAGAGAAAAAATTGCAGACTATGCAGCTCAGATTTTCTCAGAGTACTCTGATACACCAAGGGCCGGAAAGATCCTTGGCTTGGTAGCCAAATGTAACGGGATCTCTATGTCAGAGATGACACCCAAGATTGCTGCTCACGTACCATACAAGGTTACGTCATTTATGGATGCTTTTGAGAAAATGGTAGAGGCTGACTCTAGGTACTCCACGCATTCTGCTCAGTTCAATAACTCCCTGGAAGAGGTTAATTCTAAGCAGGCAGAATTAAAGTCTTTGGTAAGGAAGGCTGGAAATATCGTAGAGCAAAAATCCAATGCTTCTGATCTTCTTTGGGGTGGATCATCCAACAAGAAGGTCGCATCTCACAAGTTTGCTGAATTCCCAGTTGATTTGGTTAGTGATATCTCGTATTCCCTTTTTTTTGAAAAAGAAGGGGCAGAAGATGCCCCTGCGAAACCAAAGCCATCTAGTGGTGGATTTAAAGCCCCTAAGATCCCAGGTATCCTTGATACCCTAGTGGATGGACCAGCTAAGACTATCTCTGGAGTTTCTGGTTTGGTTCCCGCTCACAGCTCTGAGGACGATCTTGCCAGTAAGGGCTATGAGCTTAAGCTAAAGGGCAATTCTCATCCCAAGATCAAAGCCCAGGCTGACCACGATGTTGAAAACATCAAGAGAGAAGCCATCCTCCGCGAGCTTATGCATGACGAGATTATCTCTCAGCAGGATCCTGCAGAGGTAGCTAATGCTTACAATGCAATGTCAGAACTTGCTCCTCACGCAAGTATGATCAAGGATGTTGTTCGCTCGGTTCTCCGTCAGGGGACTGCCCAAACTATTGATCCTCACTTTGCCAACTCCCTTGTGGAGTTGGAGCACAATCTCCTGAAGACCAAAAACTTTTCTGCTACCCAAGGTAAATAATCATGAAAATCAGAGTTATTAAATATGTAGCTGACGACAAGTTCTTTGTAGATATCAAGAACGAAGAGTTTTCCCAGGACGATCTTGCTGCAATGCAGAAGTTCGGAGAGCCCCAGGTTGATGTTGGTGGATTCTATGGCAACGTAGATGATGACACTACAAGCACCTGGACCCTTCCAGATAGGTATGTATATATTCGCAAAGGGTTTCAGCCATTTACATTCTCCTTTGATGGAGGAACATATTCCAACGCTGCTGCCAGGTCCTCTGCTCTAGCTGCTATCCTAGTGACTAGAATCACTACAGCACTAACAACTCTTAGGGCACTGTCTGATACATTTTCTGGAGAGGCTGTTACCAACGTATAATTTATGGACTTCACTGAACTTTTTAAACGAGTAGACCAAAAACTTGCATCTCAGCCAAATGAGAAGCTCTTGCTTCAGTGCTTCGATGCACAGATTGGAGATCTTGCTCTTACTTGCGTGAAGAACGCTGGTATCAAAGATGAGATCCTCAACGCTCTTGGGAAAGCTACAGACACTGCCTCTACTGCTTTCCAAAAGAATCCATCACTAGTACCTGCTGCTACTGGACTTGCCGGAGCTGGGCTAGGTGCTGCTATTGGTAGCCAGACCGGTTCTCAGGGGGAATTTGAAACTGACGACGACTTCAAGTCTCGCAAGAGAAACTCAATGCTCACTGGAGCTGCCGCTGGAGGCGTTGCTGGACTAGCTGCTCCTGCTGCCGTCTCTTCTGTTGCTAAGATGGTAGGGGCTGGCCCTGATCCAGTTCCTAGTGTATGGGACAAAATTAAGTCTTTCTCGATCAACCCAACTAGCGCTGTAGCTGGTGCTGGTGCTCTTGGTGGTGCTGGATTGGCTCACCTTGATAAAAACATTGCAATGAAGAATTATGCAGCCGCTGGAACTGCTGCCCAAGGAGCTGGTGTTGGACTAACTGCTGCTGCTGACAATTACGACAAAGCAATGAATCAGGGAGAAGGAGAGGATAGGCTTAAGGAATTAAAAGATCTTCTAGCTAAGGCTACTAAAAACAACTCAATGGCTGCAGACGTTCAGGCTGCTACCAGATATCGCCCAGGGATTAAATCCCTTGGAGGAGTGAGTAAACACCTTGTTGGTGGATTGGGTGGAGCCGCTCTGACAACATTTCTTTATCAGGCGTTTGCCAATCGTCCCGCCTTTCAGAACTCATAATGAGAAAATTAGTATTCAACGATTCCTTTGATTATCCAGAGGCAGAGCATCTTGTAAAGATTGTCGACGACCCTAAGGACCGTCGTAAGATCGCTAGTGCTGTTACGGATTCGTGGGGTGAGATTACTCCCATCAAGGATCATACACTAATTCACCTGATTGCACTTGGTGCTGGCGAGAAAACTGGGTCAAACCTTAATGCAGATTTTTTCCCAGAAGCTATCTGCCGTAATTCTCACGACACTTTTGTTAAGAAGGCAAATCTTTATCGCAACCACAACAGCAAGATCCCGCGTGAGCAGAGGGACGGAGATGTGATCAGATCTGCCTACAACGAAAAGATGGGTAGAGTCGAACTCCTAATCGCTGCAAGCCACGACAAGTGTGCTGATTGGCTTGGAAACCTAGAGAAAGGGGGAGAGGCGAAGTTCAGTATGGGTTGGCATTGCGATCACGACACGTGCAGTATTTGTGGGAACATCAGTAAGACCGCTAGTCAGTATTGTGAGCACCTCAAGAAGAAGGCCAGCGCTCCCTTTGGAAGAAACAGAATTTTACCTGATGGACGTAAGTGCTACATGATCAACGAATCTGGATATTGGAATGATATCTCTAAGGTTGACCGTGGCGCAGACATGATTGCTATGGATCTTGCAAAGGTTGCAGGAATTGACTCCTCTGAGGTACTAGGTGGGGCTGATCTTGCCGAGCTATTGGAGAATAGAATCCTCTCTACTTCTAAGTTGGCTATTGCACAGAAACTATCTGAGATGCAAAAGCGTATTGATGCTATTGGGGTTAAGTCCATCAACAGTCCAGTGGATCACATTGACCTTTCTGAGTCTGCTGTGCGAGAACTCCAGGATAAATCACCGAAGGAAATGTTTGGGGCTCTTGCAAAGAGTGGGTCCATACTATCATTTAAAAACTTCTTCAAACTAGCTTCTGGATCTAGATATCAAGACTTTGAATTAATCATCAAACAAGCTGAGCCAATTCTTCGTGAGTGCATTAGGCGTGAATTGAAAGAAGCTAGCAATCTCGAGTCTATTGCTTCTATTCATGAATTTGATCCTAACACATCAATTAATATTCCCCTCACTCAGGGCACAACTTCAGAATTGAGACAGTTTTCAATTGAGCCAACATGGCAGGAAGAAAAAATCAAGATGGCAGCACTAATGACGCCGACTCAGACGCAATGTAAGTCTGGGGCTACTGCACAATCACAAGCTCTTGTGAGGCAGTATCTGGCATACAAGGTAGCTGTCTTGGAAAGCGTGTCAGCGAATGATGAAATGATATTTAATGCTCTTGTATTAAATTAACTATTTCATCAATTTTTAATAGACACAAAAACAAAACCCACGTAACATCATTATCAAATACTATGAATAAGAGAAAAGCTCCCAAATTCAATGCCACACTAGAAGACTTCCGCAAGTTCGTTGGGGAATCCGAAAAGATTGCTCTTTATGAGCAGGGCAAGGAAGATTCCAAGGCACCAGAAGCACACACTGACCCAGAAGTTAAAGAAGAGCTTCCTGGTGGTGGTGAGACTAAGGGTGGACCAACTGACCCACTTTCTACTCGCGGCGTAGAGGCTGACGAGAAAGTCGAAGGACAATTCTCCCCCAAGGAAGAGTCTCCTGAGCGCAAAGAAGTTCCTGCTTCCAGCAAGGTTGCTTCCGACGAGCCAGAGTCTCTTGTTAATCGTCTCCTAAATAGCATCAAGGTTGCTCAGGAAGAGATCGAGAAGGATGAGACCCCAGCTGCTAAGGGCAAGGGCGAATCACTCGAAGAGGTCGCTAAGGGCGATAAAGATTCCAAAACATCTCGCAAGCTCCCAGAACCCGCTACAGTCACTAAGGCTGATGAGGATGAGAAGAAGCCCGATGCTAAGAAAGAACTCGAAAAGGATGATCGCGAAGAGAAGGCTGCTTCCGAAGATAAGCTAGATCTTATTGCTACCAAAATTGCTTCCAGCTATCGCAACGTTTCCGTTGGATATGAGCTTGGACGTTTTCTGTTTTCCACACTCGGACGTAAGGTTGCCGATGACGTAACCCCTCCTACCGTAGACCCTTCTGCCGCTGGTGGAGCCCCCGCTCCCGACGCTGGTGCTGCTGCCGGCCCTGACGCTGGTGGAGCCCCTGATCCTTCCGCAGCTGGTGGAGATGGTGGTGGAGAAATCCAGGCCATCCTTCAGGCTCTTCAGGAACTTGTCCAAGAAGGGCAGGTCACTCCAGAGCAGGCTCAGCAGATTGTTATGGAACTTCAGTCCGCCTCTCAAGGTGGAGCTGCTCCAGGTGCCTCTGGTGATGCTGCCCCTGGACCAGAACAGGTCCCAGGTAAGGTTGCTGCCGAACTTTTTACTCCCGAGCAGGTCGCTCAGATCGAAGTTAACATCAATGCTAAGGTCGCCACATGGGTTTCCGAAGGCAAGACTGATGCGGAGATTACTGAGCTTGTCAAGCAGGCTGCTAAGTTTGATGCAGAGACTCTATCTTCTAAGAAGAAAGAGGCTTCCATCAATGAATTTATTGGCCGTAAGGTTGCCGCTCTCACAGAACTCGGCTACAGCAAGGAAGATATCGACGCTTTTGTAAAGAAAGCCACTGAAGAGATCGAGATCAACGAGAAGATCGCTAAGTTAGTTTCTGACAAGGCAGAGCAGCTCAAGGCCGCTGGGTACAACGAAGAGCAGATTGAGGATTACCTCAAGCAGGCTGCTATCGAAGACGCTAAGGTTCTTGCCAAAGAGAATATCAAATCAGCTATTGTTTCTAAGGTAGCCGCAGTTCGCGAAGAGAAGATCGCTAATCTTCCTCCAGAAATGCAGCAGATCCTTCAGGCTCTCCAAGAGCTTCTCCAGACTGGACAGATTTCGGAAGAAGAGGCTACTCAGGTTCTACACGAACTTGGACTAACCGGCGGTGGTGATCAGGGTGGTGCGCCAGATGGTGCAGCTCCTGGTGGAGCCCCAGGTGGAGATGCCCCTTCTCAAGATGGTCCTCCCGCCCCTCCAGAAAAATCAGAAGGCGCTCCTGCTGAAAAGAAGGAAGAGCCTAAGAAAGAGGAAAAAGAAGAGAAGAAAGAAGAATCCCCTGACGCAGAGTAATCATGAATAACACTATTGTTAAACAAATCATCGAAGATGCAGCGAAACTCGCAGAGCAATCGGTCTCGGCTTTTGAAGCCCAGAAGACCCTCCATGATATTCAGCCACGCTACAAAGAGGCCTCCCTCAAGCTCGAAAAGCTTGAGAAGACCGCTAAAGAGCGTGAAGAGGAATTCCGCACCAACGTCAATAAGGTCGCGAACACTCTCGTTACTCGTGGGATTCTTGAAGACTCTAACAAGGTGGCTTTCGTAAAAACGCTCGTCGAAGATCCTTCTGAAATTTTTAATGTACTAGATAAGCTAGCTGGAGAACTTAAAGCTGATAGCTTCGGTTCCGCTGGTGACGTTCCTTCCACAGCAAATCTCGATCCGTTCGAGAGACTTGCGATGGAAGGCTAAAATAAATGTTGCAAAAAATAAGGATTTAACGCAATATATATTCAACGTCAATTCTAAGTAATACTTAGGTTGATCTCATCAAGCTCTCGAGATGATTCTGCTAAGCGGAATGTAGTAGGAGCAAATCCAAAACAAGGAAAAAAATACAATGTCTCTACAAGTCAATGTCAACATTACAAAGGGCTGGCCCAGTCCGTTTATTGTTGAAAAGAGTCTTCCCGCCGGTTCCGGCGTGACGCTCTCACAGGGACTCATTGCTACCGTGTCCACCGCAGGTGTATGGCAGCTCGGAGTTACCTCAGTGGACCAGATCCCTTTTGTGATCATGGTCGACGCTACGGATCCTTCCACTAACCGTGGATCGGACAACCCTACGTCATATGTCCAGGTTGGTTATGGTGCTATTCACGGTATCGCTTTCAGCAATGCGCTTGAGATCGAAACTGCTGTTTACACAGCCGCCTCCTACAACATCGGCGATCCGGTTTCGGCTCCCGCTGGTACCATCAAGAAAGCTGCTTCTGGCGAAGTGATTATCGGCACCGTTTCGGTTGCCCCTTATTCCCTCGGTACGAAGACTTATCTTACCTACATTCCTTCCACTAGCCATCGCATCAGCTAATAGCTAAACACAGGAAAATAATTTTATGAATAAAGATATTCCCGCAAAATTGATCAACGACAAGTTCATGGAGAAGATTGCCTCTGGTAATCTTGATAAGGCCGCTGAGGTCGCCACGGACTATACTCGTCTGACTCTTCGCGAAGAGGGACTGCTCCGCAAGATCCTTCCCCCTCAGACAATCACCACTGCCGAGCTCGACAAACAGCTCGACACTGAAGAGCCTGTCAAGATCGTCGACAAGGAAGTTGGCCAGCCACTGTCCATGACAGTTGGTTTTGCTACACTTCCTAAGAACCGCATCATGAAGGGTGACCGCTATCGCGTTGACTTTGCTCGCATTGTGAGTCCAAGTTTCTTCCAGGACGCTCGCCGTCTTGAAGGTTACGACTACGACATCCGCAATGTGTTCAAGGAGAATGCAGTCAAGGATCACATGACAGCTGAGGACGTTCCGTTCTTCCAGTCGGTCAATGCTATCGTCCTTCCTTCTGCTGCCCCTACTGGCGGAACTTTCGCTGCACCTACTGGTGGATCGAACGTCAGCCCAGTAACCGGCAAGGTACAGTTCTATGACTTCACAAATGTTTGGGGCAACCCGAACGGTGCTACTGATGGGTTTACCCGCAGCAACATCGTTGACTTCCTGAAGATCATGAGCACAGGCTTCACCCCTGGTGGTGGAACACTTGGTCAGTACAGTACTCCTATTCGCCTCAATCCCGATCTGATCGTGATGAACGTGAATACAGGACGCGAGTACCTCAAGTTCCAACACTCCAACATCGGTGATCTCTCCGAAGAGCTGTTCAAGAACGGTCTCACGGAAACGACCCTGTTGGGACAGAAGCACTTGTTCACCATCAAGGATGACATCATCAAGGACGGTGAGGTTTACGCCTTCGCAGCTCCCCAGTTCCTGGGCAAGTTCTATGAGCTTGAGCAGCCTACGATGTTCGTGGATCGCAGAGCGTTCATGCTTGAGTGGTTCTTGTATTCCAGTATTGGTGCAAGCCTCGGTAACTGCTTTGGCGTCTCGAAAGCTAAATTCTGGTAATACAGAATAGAAAGTTCACAGGCCCAGCAAGAAATTGCTGGGCCTTTTCTTTTGTAGTTATATTGTTAACAACAATTCATGTTCATGTTTTTCCTAAAAATATCTTAAAATATTTTTTTAGAAAGAGATGCACTAGAGACAACTGACATGCTACAATTAACCCATGGCTCTCTACAACAAAAAGGGTTCAGAGGTACAGGCTTCTCTCTGGAGTCAGGACAAACCACACCCCCATGTCAAGAACCTGAAGTCTACACAGGGTCCTGACCCCATTTGTAGATTCTGCAAAAACAAAAACAGTACACATGGGATCATTCAGAGCAACGGCAATCTATTTAAGGTTTGCCCTGGTGATTACATCCTAGAAGCATCTGGTCAGTACTACCCAATGAGCCCAGACGTATTCAAATCAAACTTCCATTAATGGACAACTCTCTTACCTTGAACGCAAACAGTATAGTTCCTGGAAGTTTCAACGACGACGATCACCACATACATCCCGTCCCAGAGGCTCCGGCGCTGTATGCTATTGTTATTTTACTAATATTCTTTATTGCGAGTAGAATCTTTGATAGATTTAAGCGATGAACAAGTACGCCAATCAATACTTCGATAATTTAGACAAGCAGGCATCCTGGAACATAAATGGTGGCCTACAAAATGATACAATCCCAAGTTCTGCAATAGTTGCTGGGTCTATGGGAGCTTTGGGTGCAAAGGGGTTGATGGCAGGAGGAACTATTGGTGCTCTTAGCGGAGCAATAGACCCAGGTGTTGATGAGCAGGGCCATCAAAAGAGCCGCATTAAAGAGGCTCTCAAGAGGATGCTTGCTGGTGGAGCTGTTGGACTTGGAGTCGGAGCTGCTGCAGGAATCCCTGTTGGAGCAATTACCGCTGCTTCTATTCCCAAATACACTTAATTCATGAATAAATACGCCAATCAATACTTTGACCAGGTCTCCAAATCCCTTGGTGGAATTGCAGACCAGACTGCCACAGCTGTTAAGAACTATCATCCTTTTGATACTACTCAGGCCCTCACTGAAGGTGCTCCTGCTCTTGGAGCAATTGGTGCCGGCATCGGTGGAATTGCTGGAGCAGTAAAGGAACCTGGATACGATTCTCACGGTCACAAGAAGAGCCGAGTGAGTGAAGCCATCAAAGGTATGCTTGCCGGTGGTGGGATTGGCGTCGGTGCTGCTCTTGCTGCTCCTACCATTGCTCAGGGTGTTACATCACTTCAGGGAAATGCCAGAGATGCCGCTATCGGTGCTGGCACTCCAGAAGGTGGACTTCTCGAGAGCTTGATGAAGCCAGTCAAACATACAGCCAATGCTGCAGTTACTGCTGGAGACAAAGCAATGCTTCCATCAGTTTCAGTCGCAGATCTCTTGAGCAGAATTTCAAACAAACAATAATTATGAATAAATACGCAAAACTATATTTAACAGAAATACACAAGGAAGCTGCTGGTGGGCTACATATGCTAGAGGAACTACGAGGTCTTTTATCAAAAGGAAGACCTTTCGAGAGTGGAATAATTGGTCATAGTCCTGATGTAATTTCTAATGTAATAGGTGATATGATTGGAAGGTCTAGGAATGCTGCTGCGAATCAATTAAGGCAGATAAAAAATTTTGGTCCAGATATTGTAAGAAAAGGTTTTGCAGCTCCGACAGGGCAGGCGGTGTTTGAGTCGAACGAGTTTGGTAGGCTCACAGGGAGAAGACCTGAGGAGCAATCTCTAATGGATCACATTGTCAAAAATAGTCCATACATGAAGACCTTGCCTCTTAATGAGCAAATTACGCAAGGGTCAAGTCTTGCGGAGGCGGCAGGACTAGAGGGGGAAATGATGGAGCATCATGGGTATAAACTAAACCCATCTATTTACGGGGAAGACAACTCCATTAAGATAAATGATCTTTTGGGAAAACTTACTAGGTCAAGTACTGACATAAAGATACCTGGGGTCTCTCCCCAGCCACAATCTGGGGTAGATGCATCTAGACTGTGGCTAAAAGATAGATTGGACGCTGGTCAACATGGTAGAGATATTACTAGTGGATTTTTAGCGAGCAAGCTTCAGGGCTAAAACATGATACAGCAACTCGTAACCCCTGCAGATGTCCGATTCTTTCTTATGGATCGGTCCGCAGCGGAAAATTTTCTATTGGACTCTGTAGAGTTCGAGGATAAGGACATCGAACAAGCGATGATCCTGGTTACTGATACATATAATTCTACTCTACCTTTTGTAGACACCTATACTGTCGAAGACTTCCCGTACCGGTACGAGATGCTTGTGGGTGCCTCTGGATATCTCATGAGATCCAAGGCAATTAATTACTCAAGAAATCGACTAGACTTCTCTACCAAGGACGGAGCAACAATTCAGGACAAAGGTAAGACCCAGGAGTACCTGTCTATTGCCAATCAATTAGTCCAAGAATTTAATAAGCGCATTGTAGACATCAAGAGGATGAAGAATGCAGAATTGTGTTATGGATCTATTGCGGGACCATACAGATATATACGTCCGTTCTAAATGGCTTTCAAGTTTACAAGATTATCGATATACCCATCACTCCTAGACAGTAAGTACCACGTTGAGTGGGATGGTCAAGGCATGGGTAATTTCTCGTTTACTGTAGAGTTGTCTCCTACTGATTCTGGTCCGTGGGTTAAAGCTGCTGACGTATTTGGCGACAATGAAATAACAATTACCAAGCCAGATAGGATTCTGTCTAATATAGACGCTCTTTGGTTTAGGGTAATCGCAAAGGAGAATGGGGTACAGGTAGCTGTGTCCTCTCCAGACAATGCCGCCGGAGAACCTACTCGTCCTGACTACCTTAGATACAGGGAGATGCTCCGCAGGTGGAATCTTGAGCTAAAGAAATTCAACGGTGCTACAGGTACACTTCTTAGGCTAAAGACCTTTGGAGAGCCTGCAAGCAATGTCCATCCGATTCTTGGACAGCCAATTGGTACTGAAGACAAGGATGGGCTTGGACAGAAGTTCAAAGGTGGTTATTGGCCACCAATTGACATGTTTGTCGCCTATGAGTATGTACCCCCAGGTGGAACGTCAAAGATCCCAGTGGAAGAGCAAGGGCTAGTAGAGCAGGCAGACAGCGCCTTCTTGGCAATGCCATATCCAACTATAAAGCCTCAGGATATCTGGATTAGCAAAGACGCAAATGCTCGCTACAAAGTTGCTCAAGTAGATCAGATTGAATTTCGCGGGCTTAAGGTTAAGCAGTCAGTTAAAATTACAAGGTTGCCTGTTACAGATCCTGCATTTAAGATACCTCTACGATGAGTGAACAAATCAAGAGTTTAACCGGCGCTACCTTGTACCCAGTTAGAGCAGAAGATGGGTGCTACCTAAAGACACCTATTTATGTACTGTCTGTATTTGTCGCATCACTACGTCAGTACTTTGGATCTACAAATAGAATTTCTTCTGGAGCCTCTAATTACCTTTGGAATCCAGACCAAGCTGTGTCCAATGTTTGGATCAGTGAGACATATAATGCAGACAGAGCAGTAGTTGGCAAAAGGCCATCTATTCTAGTTAGCATTGATCAGGCTCAATACCCACAGGATGCTATTAATGACTTTTTTGGATTTGATCCGAATACTGGATTGGTATCAATGTTCAACATGAATCACTCTGTTGTACAATTTAGATGTATTGCCGAGAGCATGCTTGCTAGCATGGAACTTGCAACAGAACTTAGGTACTTTGTCTCTGGGTTCAGAAACCAAATAGAAAGGGCTTTTTCTCTAGATAGAGTTAGGGCTGTAAGCACTGGGAAAACCCAAAGAATAGAAGAATATAAGGAGTATTGGACAACAGATTTTGCTTGCGAGGTCAAATATCAAGAGCACTGGGGAATAACAACAGAAAGCCTTAGGGTTAAATCGGTATTTACTAATCTAAAAATAAGCGAAACAGCAAAAAACATCTTGCCACAACAGGCACTTACCTGATCTAATAGTAATTAAATAAATCCCATGGCCACTAGAACATATCTCCTTCCTCAGGTTGACATTCAGCAGGACTTTGCAGCCCTCCCAGCGACTGCCACCCAAGACCTTATTGCGGTAATTGTTGGATCTCAGAAAAACATCAAGGATGTTAATGATCCTACCGATGCCTCCTATACTGGGTATGGTAGCTTTGTTACAACTGCCAACACTCCATACGCCCTCAAAGGACTTGGACTACTTGACGAAGTTGATCCCACTTCTATCGAACTTCAGCTTACTGACGTTCTCGCCTCCTACGCATCATTTTCTTATAGCGCTATCACCCTTGGTTCTGCTCAGAATTCTCTGACCCTTGCTAGTGGTGGATTTGTTCAGTACTACAACACTGACGGAAGCGTTGCCTTTGCTCGCAATGGGGCTTTCTATGGCCGCGACGTTAATGTGGGCGACGGAGTTGTTGTTTCACTCTCTGGCTCTACCATTAGCGAAACTCGCGTAACTGGGATTACTCGCGCTGTTGTTGCCTCTTCGGTTGGGTCTGTTACTGCTGATGCTAGTAACCTACACAGCGCCGGTGCTAATACCATTACAACGGTAAATGCCGAAGGTACAGGTCACGCTGTTGTAATTGATTCATCTAGTGCTTTTATCGGCAACATCGCCGCTGGTTATATCAGCGACACCTACACCATCACAGTTGCATCTGGTGGAACAGGATCTGCAGCCACCCTCAATATCACAAGCGTTCAGGGAGATAATGTTGCTAGCGTTGCCTCTGCAGCGGAAGGAACTGCTATCACTATTGGAACTTGCGGTCTTGTTATTCACTTCACTGGAACTGGTGCCTATGTCACTGGCGAACAGTACACGGTTGCCGTTACTGCTGTTTTTGCTGACCAAGAGCCATCCGTCTCCGGTACTTATGTTGGTCAATACAATACGATTTACGAAGTCCAGGTTGTGAAGGGCGGTACATGGGCTAGCGGACCACAGGTTGCTGTATCTACCAACAACGGTGTTGACTCTGCGGTACCTCAGACTCTCTCTTCGAGCAATAAGTCTTTCTACCTTGGGTCCCTAGGGCTTACTGCAACTTTCTCGGGTAGCTCCAATACCGGACTACGACTGGGAGATATTTTCTACGTTCCAGCCACTGCTGTCTCAGCTGGTGCTGCAACAACTGTTACGCTTGCTGACCCACTTCCATCGGGAGTGACCAACACTAGCGCAATCACAGTCAATTTCTGCTACAGCGTAGCCTCTTTAAACATCCCTCGTGCTGGATACCCAACACCAGGTGACGTTGCATTCACTATCTCCTCAGACAGCAAGACGGTTACTGTCGAAGATCAGCTGTTTGCTTCTAACAGCAACTTTACTGATTCCTACAGCACTCTGCTCAAGATGCCGATTGTTAGCGCTACTGTTAACATTGGCTACGAGGCTCTTGTTATCGACAATGCCAATCAGCTCAATACGATCAGCGATCCATCCCTGATCCCTGCTCAGATCGGCAAAAACGTTCCTGAGAACCCAGTTGCTTATGCAGTTGGAAAGGCTCTTGAGAACTCCGCTGGAGCGGTTGTGTACTACGTCCCAGTGACTGCAGAAACAGTTGATGGGTATAATGCGGCTTTCGAGTCTAGCATTTCAGATCCTACTGCTTACTACATCGTCCCTCTTACAACTGATCCTACGATCATCCAGGCTGCTGAGGCTCACGTCCTAGCTGCTAGCGATCCCTCTATCTCGAGAGAGCGCGTTGCAATCGTCAATCAGGCATTTTCTCCTACAGTCCTCAAGTACGACATCAACCCAGGTACCGGCACAGCTTGGACAGGGTATGTTGCTATTGATAGTAGCTCCGAGGTCACAGCTTATACGCTGGCCACAGTATCAGGTGCTACATTTATCACTGATGGGATCCGCCCTGGAGATGTGTTCCGCTCCAACTTCACGGTTGATGCCCTTGGAAACAATGTGTACGATTCGGTTGTTATTCTCAGTGTCATAGATGAGCAAAACCTCAAGCTTGTGTCTCCTGGGTTCGCAGCTCCTATTGGATCTTCCGGTAGCCCACGCCGCATCCAGATTTCTCGCAGCCTGAGCAAGGACGAGCAGGCAGCTGCTATCGCCGCCTCCTCTTCCGCCCTTGGAAACCGCCGCGTTGTTAATGTCTGGCCAGACGTTCTGGGTGATGGCACTCTAACTGTTGCAGGTTACTTCGGTGCCGCTGCTGTTGCTGGACTTAAGTCTGGTGTTGCTCCTCACCAACCTCTGACAAATGTGACACTTCTTGGATTCACATCTGCTGCTCACTCTACCCCATACTTCTCTCTCACCCAGCTCAACGTTATCGCTGGTGGGGGAACGTGGATCATCGATCAGGCATCAAATGGTGGAGCGATCTTCAATCGTCATCAGCTTACTACTGACTATACTGACGACAATACGTCTGAAATCTCTATCACAACAAACTTGGATTCTATTGCCAAGTATCTCAGAGGGGATCTTCTGGTGTATGTTGGTCAGTACAACAACAATCCATATTTCGTTCAGCTAATGCAGACTCGTCTTACAGACCGTCTGACATACTTGATGGGAAATGCAGTCACTGATAGTGCTGGAGCCCAGCTGCTTGGATTCACAATCAACAGCCTGTCGATTGATCCAATCATCAGGACCAAGATTAATTCAAATATCAATCTGACTCTACCATATCCAGTTAACAATGTGAACCTGGTGCTCAACGTAATCTAATCTAGGAAAAAACAACTATGTCAACATCAGCAACAGATATCTACGGACGGACCCCAGTTCAGGTCGGAGGGGTGTTCCTTTCCGACATGGCTATCATGACCCTCAGCACAAGTGCTGGGACAGGGACTAGCTCACAAGCTTCTTCCTCAGGTGGAACACCAGCCTCACTTGGGGTTGGAGCACTTGTACAGAATGTAGAGTGTACATACGCTCAACAGGCTAATGCAATCTACGAGCTTGGATCTAGCAAGATGTATGTTCTTGCTGGCCGTCCCCTTGGTCAGATTTCTGTAGGTAAAATTGTCAGCACTAAGGAGTTTGACACCAACCTATTCAATGCTTGCCTTGGTGGAGCTACGATTTCGTTCTCTGGAACTAATGGTGGTTGCGATGGAATCACGGCAAACTTTGCTAGAACCCTTACTGGAGTATTCATCACAAGCTACGGCTTCACAATGAACACCCAGGAGCTTATGATCAGAGAGAGTCTCCAGGGTCTGTTTGCTAGTATGTCCGCCGCCAATAGCTAATATTGGGTTGACTTCAATACGGGGTGGCGCGAAACTAATCGTGCCACCCCTTTTGTTTAATGCCTAGAAATCCTACATCTCCAGAGTTTAAATCCCTAAGTTCTGGGTATCAGACTCCATGCGAACCGATCAATGGTATTGCAAGTGAGTACTCACAGAGAGATATAGCTGCAGCCAGGTATGTAATTGTTGTTGGAAGGGTTGTAGACACATTCCCACTTCAAAATACTTGTGTGGTGGTGTGCCCGTTTGAGGGATATGCCCAGTGCACATACCCATCTACTGGATTTTCTCCAACAACTGGACACAGTGATGTTTTCTCTCCTGTTATTGGGGATATGATAATTATTGCAAAGCTACCAGAGTCGCACCATGGGTTTGTACTTGGGTCTGCGATAATGAACGTTCTTTCTCCTCCTGGGACAAAGACAGAGATCCCAACATTTGGGGATTATGCAGACAGCTTTGATGAGATGATAGATGCGAATACTTTCAAATGCCAAGATATAGCTTTTGATACATCAGATACGTGCATTGCTGATGATATGTTACCTGGAGAAAAGGCTTCGTTTGGTGACTACCATGTAGGAGGAATTGATGGTAAGTTATATAAAAGAATTCAAGCTGGAGTTCTTGCATCTATTACACTAAATAAGATAGATGATTTTGTTGATGTGGTGGCACATAACTTCCAGATGTTTAATTCTGGGTTTAAGGTCAGGAGTATTTGTGATTATGGTCGTACAAACACAGAAACACTCATATCCCCACTCCTAGGACCATTTGTTGCTGACCAGTACGCAAACCATACAATTAGAGTAGTCTCTGGGTGGTTTGCAGCAGGTCAGGCTATACAATCCAACAGGAGCTCTGCTAGTGGTACTCTATTTTCTGATATTTGGCACGACGAGCTTGGAACATTTAGTATAAAAACTACACAAGGCGCATGGATGGCCAAGGTTAATGGCATCTATGTCCCGATCAAGAAGTATGAAGCTGATGATCTATCTGGAGAGGGGGATACAAATGTAGACACTGCTGTTGCTAGGCAGGGGTTTGTTGGAACTACTGCTGGATTGTGGTGCTCTGTAAGAGACTATGTTGCATGGCAGACATCTGGTCAGTACAGGTTTATAAGACACGAGGGATATGACAGTGACTGGGACGATCCAAGCCCATTGGGTGTTTCTTTCCCAAATCTTGCAGCAGAAAATCAGACATGTGACTTTGGTGCAGGTATTGGTCTTTCTCCTACTCAATCAGGACCCACAGAAACAATTAATAGTGATATAGCTGCGACAAACGCTGGAGATGCTTTCTGTGGAGTTCTACCTGATGGCTCAGTGCTCCTTAGAGACGCCTGGGGGGCTTCTGTAGAGCTCAGGGCGGGTAAGTTAACCGTAACTGCTGCAAAGGACGTAGAGATCATTTCTGGACGCACTACGGTCATCCTGTCTGGAAAGGATACAATCATCCGTGCACAGAAGTCTGCTGAGATTTATTGCACAGACGAGTCTGTAAGAATTCGTGGGGGCAAGGACATATTGATGGACTCCAAGAACGGAGCTATTCAGCTTACTGCCATGTACAATCCAGTTTTAGTTCTTGATGGAGAGGGCGGGGATTACGCACCATCTGGAATTATACTAAAAACAGCCTCAAAGGTTTTACTTTCTGCCAACAATGTTGGTGTCACAGCAGATGGTTCATTTTCGGTTACAGGGCAAACGGAGGGTACGTATCCGTCAGTTCTTATGAGATCGAGCGACCATATGAACTGGAGTCAAGATGGACACTATATCTACATGGGAACTGGAGCTGAATCAGATCCCTCCAGTAATATGATCATTATGACAAATGGTGATGTGTTCGCTGGTGGACAAGGACACTTTGATGATGAGATCTACACAACTGGTGGGATATTCTCCGAGGGGAATATATATGGCCTACAGAACTTTGGTGTGAATGGATATATAGCATCTACAACAAATGGGGAGTATGTCAAAAAAATTGAAAAACCAATGGTAGCTCCTCCGACAGAGAAGGTGTTTGAGGAACAAGTTGCTGCAGCCACAAAAGACTTACTTTCTGAACCTAGGATAACCTATGCACTGTCCCCCTACACGCAGGCCGACTACGACAAGATTGAATGGAAGTATCGTACTACTGATCAATATGGTACTGATGGATATCAATGGTTTGAGACATTCTGGCAGAGGCAATACCTTTCTCAACTAGAGGAGTGGACAAATTTACATAAGGATGTTGACGCTGCTGGAGAAATGCCGTATCCAGGTAAGGACAACTTAATCGGCGGCACAGCACTCACTACATACCAAGAAGCAAATGTTTATCCAGACGGAACCCCTAAGCCAAGGGATCAACAGAGCATGACTGGCGGTGTGTTCACGCAAGTGCCACTATCCACACAAAAATTCCACCCTGACGTATGAGCGAAGAAATTCAAAAGATAAAAGAAGAGGCAAACGAAATAAAGGCCAAAGAGACCGAGGTTGCAAACTACGAGCTACCAAAGCTAGAGATCACAGATGAGGATAAGACCAAGTTCGCTGAATGCTTGGCAACTGGCAAGACGTTCTCCTCTCGCATAACCAATCCAAATCAGAACATTGATGTCACCTTTAGGGATAAGACAAAGAGAGAGGGGGATATTGTCACGAAGCAAATAGACGCCCTCCTGAAGACTGGTAAGATCTCCAATGCATTTGAGTGTAGCACTCTGTACAATCTTGGCTGTCTGTATTATCAGCTAGAGGAGATCAATGGGGTAAGGCAGGAAAGGGTGTATCCCAAGAGTGCTTGGAGTCTTGGGGATTTTGACTTGTTCGCTGAAGTAGATGCCAGCCCAATTGGTGCTGGTTCCTCTACCTACACGTACATACTTTCCGGTCTATTGTCTCAGTTCAACACAAAGCTGCTAGATCTATCTAGGCGTGTGTTTGATCCAGATTTTTCCGATCCCGCAAAAGATTCTTAATCCGTCAGGCCTTTTTGCGGGGTGTAACATCTGGTGGGAGAAGTCATCTGGATATGCCAGATGGATATGAAGAGCTGCGCCTTGAAATGGCGTGTCTTGGTATGTCCCACGAGAACAACTCAGACATCTATAGGGCCAAGATAGAGGCTCTTGGTGGTATGAACTATATATCGCCAGACAATATCAATAAGGCCAATTCAAATAGATCTGACAACCTGATTGAATTTATTAAGGACTCATATCCATACATAAAGGTAGAGGAGCAAAAGAAAAGCGGAGAGTCTTCTGCTGAAGATCTGATCGCAGCATACAAAGCAATAATGGAGGGTAAAATTTAAAGTTCCCCGGCCTAAAGGCACGGGGATTTAGCCGAGTCCTTCACCAACACCAAATCGCCATGCGGAACGCACGATTCAGAGTCAATATCGACAGACCCGATGCTTTTAGCGGCTTTAATGCTCGCCGTCTCCGAAGCGTTGCACGCTATGGAGACAGACCGCGCCCGGATGTTCTTCGAGGCTTGGCGGTCTGCGTCGTCCTTGTGGCCGCACTTCTGACAACAGAAGCGCAAGCCTTTCCGGTTCGATGCCGAGACATGGCCGCAGGCACTACACCCACGGCTTGTGTTGCGAGGACTGACCGCTTCCAATTCAATTCCAACGGCGGCTGCCTTGTATGCGATCTTGAATCGCATATCGGCGTAAGGCCATCGGTGAACCTTGGAACGCAAGTCCTTCCCTTTGCTCAGAGAACTGTCTCGTATATTCTCCAAGTTTTCGACCACGACCTTTCTTGCTCCGACTTCAACCGCGTAGCTGACCAGTGCCTTACTTGCTGTGTGGAGCAAGTGCGCTGTTACGGCAGCCTCGTGCCCGGACATCCTTTTCAGGAGTCGCCGAGCACTTCTGGTGCCAACAGACTGAACAGCAGCGCGGGTGCGCCGGATACAAGAACGACGGTGATTCAACACCCCGCCGTGGAAGAAAAATGGTTTGGCGTTTGCCGAGTTGGTAGCGACCAGCATTCGCTTGATGCCGAAATCACAGCCGACAATGCAGCCCTCGGTCTTTGGCTCGGGGATCTCGACTTCGTGAGCCAAGCAGAGAAACCACTGCCTGCCGACGCGCTTGATCTTGGAGTCTTTCCATGCGCCTTCCGGCAATGGGCGGGAATCAGCAACGGTCAAAAGTTCACCCCAAAGCGTGACGCCTTTTTGGGTGCGATTGAAGTCCCGCTTCCACACCACAGGGATCACGGCGCGGGAGAACTTAGCCAATCTCCATCGCTTGTTCGATCTGGCGGTCTTGTAGGTAGCGCAGACTGTTTTGCAGAGAGAGCAGGCCAACTGAGACGGCAACCCCATCTCCCGGAGGTTGGCGTAGTGGGCTTTTGCCAGTCGATTCGAGTTCAATTCCTCGGTCTTGAAGACAATGTCGGAAAGCCAGTTCGCCGCCTTCAACCAAACAGTAAGCAACCCGTCAGCTTTTGTGCTGCCGGAAATTTTGAGCTTGACTGTGCGGATTGCTTTCACTACATTGAATACTACTACCAAGAAAAAACAATGTCAACCGAATTACGAAGAAATAATCACAGCGTCTCCAGATTGCTCGTGCATCTGGTTTTCGTCGTGAAATACCGCCATGCGGTGATTTCAGATTCGGTGTGGACAAGCCTTCGCTACGGATTCGATCTTTCCGCCAAGCGTCTGGACTTGGTTCTCGTGGAACTTAACCACGACAAAGACCACGTTCACCTTGTTGTCGAGTATCCGCCAAAAGTCAGCATCTCTGAAATGGCGAATGCCCTTAAAGGAAACAGTTCCTTTGTAGCACGGAGAGACTGCAAGGACGAGCTTCGTAAAAAACTGTGGGGTTCCGCTTTTTGGACTCCTAGCTTCTTTGCCGCTTCCTGTGGAGGCGCACCAATCGAGACGCTCAAGCTTTACGTTCAGTCACAACAAACCAAACCCGGAAAGGCGTCCTAAAGGACGCGGTTTCCACCCACAAATTTTGATGAAAAAGGAACAACCACGAGTAATAGCATTTGTCGGACCAGCAGGGTGTGGCAAGAGTACGGCGTCCAGGATTCTTAGGGATAAGCATGGATACACAACATTTAAATTTGCCAGACCCTTAAAGAGGATGCTTATAACCCTATTTGAAGAGGCCGGAATACCTGATGATGTAATTCATGAAATGATTGAGGGATCTCTCAAAGAGCAACCATGCGAGGCTCTGGGTGGAAAGTCACCTAGATATGCAATGCAAAGCCTTGGTACCGATTGGGGTCGTAACCTATTTTGCTACGATATTTGGGTCAATATTGCCGAGATGAAGGCTAGGACCATTCTTGATTCTGGAGGGAAGGTGGCAATCGAGGATCTAAGGTTCGACAACGAATCCCAGATGGTTATGAGACTTGGTGGTAAGGTAATAAAGATCCTGCCTCCAGAGTCTCACATACAAATTGACTCTAGTGGTCATGTTAGTGAGACAAATGAGTTAGCTTATAATATTGAAATAAAAAACCATGGCACAAAGATAGATTTGGAAAATGAAGTAGATCGATGTATACAGACCTTTTGTAGGTAGAAATTGTCTTTAGGCTGTCCTAATTAAAGGGTATATTTGATCAATGGCTGATTTTAATTTACAGAATCAAATATCTGGTGGAGCTATGGCTAACTTACCGAATGCGGTAAGTCAGGTTTATGGATCTGCGTCTGGAAGTCCCGTAAATAGGGGAATGACAACAAATGGATTCTTCACCGGCAATCCATCAATTGACATGTTCTTGTCGATGGTTACCCAAATGTTCAATAGTGGAAGGCCCTCAATGCAGACACTTGGACGGCCCAACATGTCTGCCTATGAGCTTACGGCGTCGCAGACTAGGGCACAGTTGTTCAATCGGTGGTCTACATCGATATATGCCATGAACCCACAGCTGGGCATGCTAGGACAGGCTGGTACCAATCAACTCACTCAGATGATTATGGACTCCACACAGAAGGGGGGTAGCATGAGAAATGAGTTTGGGGTATTTGCTAGTGACATGGGTAGATTCATTGCTGGACCAGGAATATCTAATGGGACTATCCAAGCGAACATGCAGGGAGCCGCCAACATGGTCAAAAACCTCGAGGATGGGATGCATGGCTCTAATGGCCTGTGGGACTTCAACAAGTCATCTGGGTTTACCCACGAGCAGTTCGCTAAGAATCTATCTGCCTTTGGACCTCTATTGGGGGGTTGGGACCATCTTCAGAATTTGTCTAGAGCTGACGCTACTCAGCAGGAGAAGGCTGATGCGGTAAAATTTGCACAAGGGACTAGCGAGACAGTTAGGATTGCCCAAGACTTGTTTGGAAAGGATATGCCACTTGAACAACTCACTAGTTCTGTTCAGGACATGTTCAGGGGTCAACGTGGGGTTACAAAGTCAATGATTGACAACTCCCTAAGAGACACACAGGCAACCGCCACTGTGGCAGACATGAGTAAGGAACAGATGGTGCAGTACCAGGGTGTTGCCAAAGAGATCCTTAGCTATGGTGGAGTTTCCTCTGGCCACACAGAGATTGCAAACTCTGCTCTACTGCAAGCCACCGCTGAAGTTAATTCCAGAATGAAGGAGTCCGCATCTAGGGGCGAGATGTACTCTGGCCCAGGAGTTACTGACCTTGCTCAGCAGCATTTGCAGGGAAGTATCAATGTAGCCAGCTCTCCGGTCAATGCAAGGGCCATTGCGGCTCTCTATGCTCTTCCAGAGGGTGACTTAAAGAATCAAGTCAGAGATCTAGTCAGAAAAGGCGACACTCCTGCTGTATTTGATTTGCTAGAAAAGAATGACAAGAACATATCTCCCGAGACTCATACAGCCATGTCTATTATGGATCACACGATCCAAGAGAAAGGATTTTCTCCAGAACTTCGTGCTGAATTAGGAGCAAGAGAGGGACAAGACGTAGTAGATGGAGTTTCTGGGCTAAGTACCCAAGCTAGCCTGCACAGAGCATTATCAGATGGTCTTTATGGAATAAATAAAGACAAAACAACTGTGTTTGGTACATACTTGGCTAAACATGAGGTGTCCAAAGAAGAGTATGCCAGTGTTGTAAAAGACATGAACGCTACCTCAATTCAGAACCAGGATGACTTAAAGGAAGTAGCCAAGAGGCATGGTATATCTCAAGATAGTGCCGCGTATCAAACCTTACTTACAGCGCGTGGAGCTGTTTTGGATAGCAGACAGGATCTAGGAGATGCTATCCCGCAACTTAGGGACAAAAAAGAAGAGGATGAGCTAGATAAGGCAAAGAAGATCAAGGAGGATGAGAAAAAGACATCTAAGGAGATATTTGACAAGAGAGTAGGGTCAATGATTGATCAAGGACTTGGTGGATTTGTGGGTGCAGCAATCCAGGACGCAATGGCTGAAAACTACAAGAAGGGTAAGGGGGGTGAGGGATCCCAGGCAGCTTCTTATAAGGACATTCTCCAGAAGATGATGGACAATGGAGTTACTACATACAACAACAAGTCAATCCGTAGCCTTCTGGACGACAATACAGGAGATAATGCCAAGATAAATAAGGGACTCCAAGATATTGCAGATTTCTCTACTGCAAACAAGGGTGACGCCTATAAAGACTATCAAAAGGAGATTAAGTCAGCTCAGTCTGATCTTGAGAGCCGATACAAAAAGGACGGGAAGAGTCAGAAGGAGATTGATGAGGCCAAGAGTGCCCTTTCTTACTCCATGATCAGCGAACACAGCACAAAACTAGCTCAAGACGCTACTGAGCAGAGTGATCGAGCCAGTATTGTTGCCAAGTGGTCTCCTGGCTCCGATTCCTCTACCAAGAATGATGGATCGACTCCAGACCAATTAGTTGCTAGAATTCTTAATGCACTTGCTGATATCAAAACCGAAATTGGAGGGAAAGCAGACTCCAAGAGCGGTTTAGGTGGAGTTGCTGCTCCAGCACCTAACAACAGATAACATGGCAGATATTTTCAAAGCTACAAGAGGTACAGTGATGAAGAGCAGTGATGGTGCTATGGGCATCTTGACTCTGTCACTTGCCCCGTCTGATTTTTTGATATTCACTGGTGTTGCAATCCAGAGGAATCAAGTGACCCAATATGTCAAAACTCTTGATAGTTCAATCTACGGGTATGCATGGGGAGAGGGTCCAGGTAGAATTATTATAAGCGGTATAATCTTTTTGAACCCCAATTGTGCAGCAACATCTGGGGATGGAGTTGGAGTGGTTAATGAGTTCTACACATCAAGTAATGTGTATGCTCAGTCCGGTCCGATTTCTGTGTCTCTTGGTAGTACTACTTTCCTTGGGTATCTAGAGGGTATGAATATATCTGCAGAAATGAATGAATTCAATTTTGCTAATTTCACCCTGGAGATGTCTATAATCAATGGAGGGAAATCTTAATATGGTAGAAGAAATTAGAACATACTTGCTGAACTCGAATAAATTCTCGAGCGTTTGCTACTTTCCTTCTGAGTACGAAGAAAAGATACTTCAGCCCCCATTCTCCCTATTTAGAGATGCACTCCTGGGGTCTTCTGCGTACGATACTCCAGCTATTCAGGCTTGGAGAGCTAATGTGCTGATCTCAGGAATCTATAGGGATCCCGTACTCTCTAGTATTGCCAATTCGTTATTTGACACTAGATTAGTGCAAGGAAAGTTGTTGATACCAACCACGCTTGACCCATCACTTTTTATTAATGTGGTACACCCCAACATGTTCATTTCTACTAGTGACCTGTGGTCTGCCTTTGATGGCATTAATGAGAAGAAAATTGTAATCACAAAGTCTGCTGGATCAGACCCAGTGACATCTGTTGTGGCCACTGTAGCATCTGCTGGCAGGTATGATTCTAACACAATAAATTTTACATTCTCTGGTGATATATCAGACCTAAGGAAGGTTCCTAATACTCCCATAAGTATAGCTTTCACAAACTGTTCTAGTATCCCAGACTCATTTGCCCAGACAACGCTCGACCTTAAGTACCCAAACTACATTGATATTGATGGTATTGTAAATAGTGTGGATCAGGTCCCAGGGAAAGAGGGATTAATTACAGGAAATAGTGTTGCGTCAGCAGCCCTAAGAGATTTTTACTATACAACTACAAGGCCTCACCAAAGCCTTCTTTGCTTGCTAATGGGATACGCCTGCAGCCTTAAGAATTCATGACATTCCTTGGTACTGCCAATAGTGTAAACAAGCCAGTAGTAAAACTAAATGGCATATCAGTAACCTCAGTTAATTCCCACGCTGAGGTTGGAGGGATTCCTACGTGTCAGGTTGGAGTTAGGCCAGAGGATCTTACTGACTTTATTGGTACAGATATACAAGCAACTCTAACCGTTGACGGTGTTAATATTTTCTTTGGTTATGTTGTTGGAGTGGGTTATTCCAATATGAATGGAGGATTGGTCCCATCAGTATCTTTGATTCACGTAGCTAGGGATCTTGATGAAATAACAAGCTCTCTGCCTGGTGTGAGTCCGGGGAGTACTGCTGATGTTACCTCCCTGTTGTATACTACAGATTCTTCTGCAGTTGCATCTGCGTCTAGCGGGTTGTCTAAGTTTTTTGTAAGCGACTGGACCCAACCATTCTCTAGTATCATTTGTACCGGATTGGGTAATGTAATTAGCAAGAGCTCTGCTCAGTCTGTTAGTGGATATGCACCGGTGGTGTCTGGAACAGACAAGCAGACTGCCATTAATATACTCAACCAGATTAGTGGGTGGAGCAATACGGGAGTATTTGTTTTTGGGTCGAACGCCGGAATAGCTTCGGGAGCTTCTAGATACATAGATGGGTGTTTACAAAGGGCTGGTACTAGCAGTTCTTTGTGGGATGTTTTATCTGGCATTATTGCAGCGTTTGATTGTGCACTTGTCTGCAAACCAGGTGGCAATGTGTGTATAATGCCCAATTTTGTTGGAGTTGCAGCTCAGGAAAATCAAATACCAACTAGTTTTATCCAGAAGGTAGATAGGAGTGCCCTGACCACTAGGTCGCCCAAAGATTGTATTGTTGTCGCTCCAACAGCTATTGGAACCACAACCTCCAACTATACAAATCAGTTTTCTCCTATAAAGCTCGGGAGCTACTCATCTACGCTTCCAGGGTCAAAGGGGTCTATGTTGCTTGCAGCCCCTGGGTGGATGAGTATGCTGAATGGATCTGACTTTCCAGACAGTACCACATCCCCTATTACTGCGTATGCACAGACACATGTTCTTTCATATTCAAATAGGCAAAAAACCTTCAACATTGTTACTCCTGTTGCTCCTGGAGCCTTTCCTGGAGTTTGCGCTACATTCTCTCCGTTCTCAGGAGCTAAATCATTCGATGGCGGTCCTATGAGTGCTTTTGGCGCAACTATTGATGGATACTGCAAAAGTGTGGATCACGTATTGTCAGGAGGGACATTTTCAACTATATTTAGGTTCGAGTGTGCGCTAGAGCAGGGGGTATACGAAAAACAAAAGAGCCACCCCTTTTTTCCTAAGGCAACAATGGACAAGTGGGACTAACATGACGCAAGAACCAGAAGATCTTTGGAAGGATTGGAAAAAAAGACCAACTCCTGAAAACCTAAGTAGAGCTGTAAATAGCTTTGGTGGGATGATTGCGTCTTCAGCAAATAACAATAAGACGGTAAACAAGGCCCTACTGACCAGCAAGGCTAGGCTACTCACATCTGAGGCGATTAAAACTTACGACCCTAGTCAGGGTACAAAGCTTTCTACCCATGTCTACAATCACCTACGCCCACTAAACAGAGAGGCAAAGGATATGACAGAGGTGGCCCCAATGTCTAGGTACTACGGGGAAGAGAGCGGAAAGATGGTCAATATGATCAGAGGGTTTACAGAGGAAAATGGCAGAGAGCCCGATGATGTTGAGATTAGGGATGCTCTTGGCATTTCTGGACGCCGGCTAGAGAAGCTGAATAAAATCGTCAAGTACGAGGTCCCAGAGAGTCAGGTAGTTGGAGACGTTGACGAGGGAGAGGATCCAGAAAGCTCCAGACTAAACCTCTGGACAGAGTATGTCTACAATGACCTAGATCATCATGGCAGGAAAATACTTGATATGAAGCTAGGTCGCAATGGGCACCCAGCTATGTCCAACGATGAAATTTCAAAGAAGCTCAATCTTAGCCCAGTTGAGGTTTCCAACAGGGCGTCAAAGATTGCACAGTCAATTTTGGATGGAGTGAACTCTAGGGACAAAACGATATGATCGCTACAGATACATATACAAAAACTTTTTCTGAGGCAGAGCTGTATCAAGCTACTACCCTGGCATCGTTGTTTAAAACAAAGCTATTTTTGGATTGGTTTAATGGCATTAAGGATTTTATGACACAGGTTGACCGGACAGACACGCTCCAGCAACTCCAGGGACTAAAAGCGTCAGATGTTCAAATTGAAGATTGGTCACCACTAAAACTTGAGGGCATGCACAGTCTTGCTCTGGAAAAGGCGATGAGGATAAGGTATAGTGGGTATGACACTGGTGGTCTAAGTAATGTCAAAGACATCTACGCTGCTGCTGCTCAAGAGGCAACTGATCTATCTACAGCTATTGCCACATTCGAAGATTCATCCCTGAACTGGACCACCCAATAATGCCAACAACAGTAAATTATTCTGGGAGAAACGTAGATATAGCCTTATTTGATAATAATGCTTCCGGGAATCCAGTAAGCCTTGGAATCCGTCCTACCGCACTTGCCGTAACTGGGAAGCTAAAGGCATCTCAGAACTATATAAAAGCTATGCTGAGCACTAGTGGGGAGAGACTAGAAGACCCATCTTATGGGTCTTCTCTTATAGCAAATTTAATGTCTAAGAACATTAGCTTTCCTATTCAGATCCAACAGGCTTTCTCTAGCCAAAGTGCTCTTACCCTTAGGTGGATAAAATCTCAGTACACTAGCACGACCCCCCTTGATGAGCAGATTAATACTGTTACGTTATTGAATTATTCCATTCAAGCCACTAGTATTTCTCTTAGCCTTCAGTTATCTACACAAGCTGGTGAAACAGCTGTATTTTACCTACCTGTTGCTTGGGGTACACCATAATTTATGTCCACATCCATTGAGAATTTTAATATAGTCCCAGGAGTCAATATTGACCCCTCGCTATTTTCTGCGTCTGACATCCAGGCTGCTCAAGCAATTGTCCGCCAGTACCTTAGCGATACATACCAGGATCTAGACTTCTCTGCACTCTCTAGTTTGAACGACCTAAATGTTAGGCCACAAGCTCAGATATTCTTAGTGATTCAGTCACTAATTAATCAGTTCAACGCTACCAATACCCTATCTAAGGTTATTCAATCCCCATCTACCGCCAGCAGTGCAATTGTGGACGCCCTACTGTCCAACTTCTCTGTGTCTAGGGTTGCCGGAACATCTGCCAATGGGTTCATTAAAGTATCTATCCTTGGTAGCCCGTCTAGTCTATCTATCCAATCAAGCTATACATTCTCTACAGTGGATGGAGTTGTATTTAGCCCAACAATTAATTACATAGCTACTGCAACGCCAGACCTGTCAAATCCTAGTCAGATCCAGTTGTATCCAGACCAATCCGGTACCCAAAGCTTTGCTATTGTACCAGCTACAGCAGTCTCCACTGGAGCAATCTACAACATTCCACAGTACACCCCACTATCCAGTGCTCAGGTGTACAACTTTGTGTCGGCATCGGCATTCTCAGCTTTTTCTGGCGGTAGTGATGCAGAGACTGACGCTCAAGTAGTTTCCAGGTTGATACCAGCACTTTCAGTTAGGAACCTGGCATCTCCATTGTCTATAGAGCAGACGCTTAGAGATAACTTCCCCTACATTCTACAGATCAATGTTCAAGGAATAACTGGAGACCTAATGACCAGGAACTCCCACAACATCTTTGGTGTAAAGTCTGGGAGTTTTTGTGATGTGTATGTAAAAACAGCAGTTTCTATCTCTGAGGTCCCAATAGAGAAAACTGCCACCAAGATTATATCTGGAGACGCAAGCACAGCTGATTTTCAGGACTATGTAGGAAAGTATGTTGTACAAGTGAGTGTTGGGGATATTCCAGGGATGTACGATGTTTCTAGAGTAACACCACAGGCTGCCAACCTACTTAGTACTTACACAATTCTTAAGAAGGTGCGTGGGGTTAATGCTACCATCCCATCTGGTCAGACCCTACACTCTATTACCACTGTCGCTGAGGGATTCTATTCTTCTTACGGATATGAGTATGTGGTGTTTGATCCTGTGGTAGACCCAAATCCAGGTGGAAACTATATCCCAGTTACTGTGTATGGGATTACAACTCCTGGAATTGGAGACATACAGGGGTTTGTAAATTCAAATTCAAACCAGGTGGCCCTAGTGGACACATTAATTAAAGCGTATGTCCCATGCATTATTTCTACTTCTGAAATAAAGGTTAGAGTCAAAGCTGGAGCCACTACTGCACTCAACCTGCAGTCTGATGTGATCAATTACATAAACTCTATAAACCCATCCACGGATCAACTTCGCGTTGATGGCATTATCGCAACAATTTATAAAGATCCAGCAGTCTTATCTGTAGACACACCAATCCTTATTACTGGGACTATTCTGGCTCCAGACCAAAACGCTACAGAGGTTGTTGTGAGTACTCAATCTATCCTTGGTATTCCAACAGACGTTACTCTTGGTTATGGTCCAGAAAATATCGCTATGTTTACCCAGAGCTCTGGAGTCCCACTCACAATAATCGAAGTATAATTTTGAACAACGACCTCACATACGGACGCAACTTTGCGGACTTCTTGGGTTCATTCTGGTCATCTATTTTTGATGGTGGTGCACTAGGAGACGCAATTGGATATTCTTGTAGCGAAATGCTTCTTCAGAGCTATATGGACGTGATGGAGATTATCAACTCCTCCTCTATATACTCTATCCCTACTTTCTCCAGGAAGAATGTCCTTCCTGTAATCATCAATGAGAGCGATATGCTGCAGTACGCTCAGGTGCCTTCATATGGAGATGGTGGGTTTTATGGACAACAGCCAGATGGAGGAAAGTACAGAAGTGGTTCTTTCTTGAAGTACGGTACCCCAGCTAAGCTTAGTGACTCCTATTTTTATCCACTCCCCCAAAGCGTTGTTTCGCTCGGATCGTTTGCGGTAAATAGGTTGTTCCAACCATCCGTAACCCTGGCTAATGGCGCAGACTTTATTTTGTCAGCCGACGATGGCGGCATTGTATTTAAGAGCAATCCGTTCAGCAACCCGCTCATCCCTGTTGCTGATGTATTAAATACTACAACCGGAGAGATGGACAAGCAGATCGTCATTTGGTTCTGCGATGTGGATGAGGATACATTCCGACTTCATGACCAGTATGGGTTTATCTTCACGAATCTACAGGAGTCTTCTGAGCAGTACAAAATAATCATTCAGAGTGTGTTTGAGTTGGTGTCTAAGGGACCTAGCATTTCTGCTCTTGATTCCTTTCTATCTGCGGTTAGTGGTAGTCCATTAATCAGGGAGGTGTCAGAGACCGTTGAGGTAATCCAGGACACTCCTGAGGGGTATTTGATCATTACTGACAAGAGTGTGTACTCTTTGCTAGATAAGACCATGTTGCGCAACAACATCGTGGTCGGTGCAGTACTTCCTGCATCCACACCACTTTCCACTGTTGTTGAGGTAGTTGATACCACAATGTATGACTGGTGGGAGGAATTCCCTTCGTTGCCCCTCAAGCCAGGGTACACCACAAATACCAATCAGTTTTTGTCGTTCCCCAACATAAGTGTCCCAGCGGTGTATGGTCAGAACAATTCTCCAGCACAGCCTTTGTCCCAGTCAGTGGCGTTTACACTAATTGGCGATCCAATGGCTATTAAGGATTTTTGGGCGTCTGTTAATGAGAAAGCCGGACAGACTGGGAACAATTATGGATTTGAGTTGTTCAGTAAGTATAGCGATAGTACAAATCCAGAAACTGACTTCACAAACCAAGTAGATTTCTTTTTGAACCCGGCTCAGGTACTAGCCGAGGACCTTTGTACTTATTCCATTCTTCCTATTAAAATAAATATAAATTATATACAAAATCTAGATATATTTTTTAAGACTATTAATCCACTCAAACTTAGTACTCCTGTTCATGTTATTTTGATGCTATTCCTAGAAATAAATTTAATAGATCAATACCAGCTAGCTGCTTCATCTAACCAAACTCAAACTGACTCTGTTAATCTAAATGACTTAATTGAAGTGAATTTCAATGATTTCCCGTCAGGGGAGCAGGCATTGTGGTCTGCTCCACCTGATACCACTGGTATACTAGAGGCTATATCTATTGACGCCAGCTCTTCCAGTAAAGGAGGGAGGTCTTATGGATCTAACAATTTTTATGATTATGACCTTGACTACAGGGGCTTCTTAATAGAACAATTCGATCTTTCCAATACATCAAATTTAGTGCAGACTTTAGAGATTAAACAAATACCAAAATGTGCAACCTAGACCTTACAGACATTTACCAACCCTCTTGTAAGGGATTGGTTACGATGGGGTACCGAAGCAAGTCTACTAACGTTTTCACTCCGGTTCTTCATAAACAAAACCTAGTTATGTATGGGGCGGCAGACGCTATGGCTCGCCTTGTCTCTGGAGATATGCGATATGTTGTGTCGCATATGTACTACCACTACATAAACACAAGCTCTTCAATTCCAAGCATTTCTGCAATTACAGATAGGAGCCAGGGATCTAGCTTCTTTCAGTCAATGAACTCTAGCGACCATTCTGTTATCCAGGATTGGCTTCGTATACCTATTTTTACTGCAGCTAAACTTAGCGCGTATGGGGCAACCCCAACTCTGGCTGAAAATTACACAAGCAACATGTCTACTTTTGTGGCGACTAGTGCTTCTAGTGCAACTCAGGCTGGAGAGTCATCTGAAAATTATTACTTTGCAGACAGCGGAGCTAATGGACCTAGCAACATTATCGGTGTTGCCCTGGTTTGTGCTCCAGTTAATTCTGATAATAGCCAGGACGTGGTGTTTAGCCGCCTAGCTCTCTCCTCTCCAATTGTCGTACAGGCGAATAGCTATATCGACTGCTTCTGGGGGCTAGCTTTCCAATAACATGAATTGGGATCCAATCGTACAACCCCCTTCGGACGGGGAACTCGTAAATCAATCTGTTACTGGCAGATCTATCGCTACTTTGCAGCGTAGAACTGACTTCCTGTACCAGAGGCTCAACGACTTTAGTGCTCAAAACGGGAAGTTGGTTATTCAAAATGTTGTTTTGGATAATGCAGTTCAAGTGGGAGATTGGGTTTATTTTGACTCCTCTTCTCAGTCCTACAAACAGGCTATTGCTGAAGGGGTTTACAATACAACCCTAAAGCAGTATACAGCAACTCCTAGGACTTATGTCGTTGGAGTGTGCGTGAGTGCATCTAGCAACCTTGGATCCATTCTGATGAGTGGGTATATTCAATCTCTTTCTGTTCTTGGATTTAATACATCCTATATGCTTGAGGGAGGCCAGACATATACCCCTGGTAGATACTATCTATCCTCAAAGACTCCTGGGAAGATGACTTCGGTGGCAAATGCCCCCATTGTCCAATTGGGATTCCTCAGCGGAGATTCTGCTTTTGTGTCTCCACTCCAGAAAGATATATTTGAGTCTCACATCCACTACAATTTCCCTCTGCACGCGAAGCCAGCATCCAGCCAGAATACGGATGGGTCTGGTGGCGTTACTATCAGTGGTAATAGGTATGTAGATTACTTCTACTCACCAGCGTCCAACACTCCTCCAAACATCTTGGTTGCGATAAAGGGCAATGGGACTACACCGTCTGTTGGATATGGAGCAGAATTTAGAGTTGAGATATATAGAGACTCTGGTGGACTAATGGGGGTTGATGTCTGGGGTGGCTCGTCCCTAGATCAATCAAAACCTGATCACACTGGCGGATCAGGAAGTGGAGCTTCTATTACATCTGTTACTGGGAATGCTTGGCCAACCTACGGGTCTTGGTATGCTGTCCCCAATACAGGATTGTCTGTTGCTTTCTTCAGGCAGGATGCAACGTATTCCACAAATACATTGGCATCTGATATTACGGACAGTGTCCAAGGGATTGCCATTAACACAGACCGATTTAAGTTTTTCCTCCCATCAGATTTGACTGGATGGGCTAACCTAAATCCATTCGACAACCAGGTTGTCTCTGGACCAGTATTTAGATACGTAAGGGAGGGGGATGTACCACTCAATTCCGTGTGGCCTCCAACCCCTACCAGTTCTGTTGAGATCTCCAACAATGGAGTGTCACTTTCTGCCGGTCAGGATTTTTATTGCCTTCCTCAGGATCTACTGTGGATCCCAGCAGCTATTGATACAGTAAATCTTAGGCTATATGCTCCATGGCCATACGACTACAATGCTCGCAGTGCAGAAGATCCGAATTCTCCATATTTTAAGGCTCTTGAGGTATTCTTTTCCAGTGCCAACATTAGCACTGCAAAACCACTTGTTGTTTCTCTTCAGAGCAATAGCAATGCCATTTCAGTTACGGATTGCCTAACAGGAAATCCTGCAACATCTGGCAATCTTGCACTAGGTCTAACACTAGACTTAAACACACTTGCTGGACCGGACAGTAATTCGTGCATAGCAGGAACCGACCCAACATCTCAGAAATTCCTTACATCCGCTTTGGTCAGTCGACTGACCGCTGGAGCTGGCATAAAGATCGTTGGTAGCACCACCAACATAAATGGGCAGCAAACCGGTGCTCTAACCCTGTCTACAGATGGAGTACAGACATCAGGGGAGGTATCTATTGTGTCTTTGAAGAATGCCAAGGAGAGTCTTTATAATGGTATTACTCCGTGTGTGCTTTTCTTGCCACCATCTACAACAAAGTGTCAGATCGTCTCTAAAGTCAACATTCCTGTGAACGGGATTGTTGGGAACATTTCTTTAACAATTGCATCGTCAATCTTTGGGTCAACCTCAGTTGGTAGTGCTCCAGTAATTGCTACATTCAAGTCTACTCATTACGTTCTTAGGAATGGAGTAAATCTAAGCAGCTTTATTGAGTCCTCTGCCTTTGCAGTCCAGTACTGGTCTGTCAGTCTTGCTAATTACACTGCGTATTCGGTCCTTATCCCAAGCTATCCAAGTGTGTCTTCTATTGTTACCTCTTCATCTCCACCAGCGAGTGGAGTTGTTCTGACAAGTGGGACTGTTAGTAATGGTGGGTCAAATCCACAAGGGCTGCTTCCAGGGGATTCAATCTTGACAGTAATCGAGAGAGTTGCTTCTATTATTGATGGTCAAGCTGACTCATACACAGGGAATATCGGATTCACCAGTGTCAACTGGCAGCTAACTACATCATAATAGATCCAAATGTCAGAAAGTATTGTATTTCCAGAATGGCTAAACTCAAACTCACAAAGAAACTATCCGATTCAAGAGAATGCTAGTAGGACGGATGTTTCTGGTGCGTTTGTAATACCAAATAGTTTAGTAGTTGCTTTCCAGATCAACTACCCCAGGAGCTATGTGGGTGGTACGTTCTATATATCCACACTAACTGTCTCTGAGGACAATGTGTCTATCGAGATTTCGTTCCAACCTAGCGACACAACTGTATCTCCAATTCAAATTTCAACAGTAACTATTGAGGGGAGTTCTTTTACTCAGGACTCTTACTATTCGTTTGTTGGATCTGGATCGAATGTGTCTGTACTGGGGTCTATTGGCGTTGGAGATATTTCTGAGACAATCAGTGAAGGTATTGGAGTTTTTAAATTCCTGCCAGCAAGTACACTATTTGAGGCAAACACCCAGTTTGTTTCAGTGCCGGCTCTTCAGTCGGTTGAGATCTACAACCCTAGCAACTCCCTGCTATACACAGCTACAGATGTTCTTAAACTAAAGGCTGGGCAGAACATTAGGCTTACCTACGAACAGTTAGATTCAGATCCGTATGGTGTAATTCGTATTGATGCTATCAATGGAGAGAACCTGGTAGAAACTTCTACCTGTAACAACGCTTTAGCATTTGTCCCATCTCCTATTACACAGATAAATGGTGTATCTCCAGACGCCAATGGCAGGATCTTTCTAGAGGGATCTGACTGTATCCAGATAACTACAGACCCGGCAACAAACAGTATCCAAATCATAGACACATGTTCTACATCATGTTGTGGATGCACCCAGCTCGAGATACTAACTACTGCCCTAGAGCAGCTCAGGGCTCAAGAGACCACTCTTGCAGCATTAATTTCCAGTACCCAAGGTCAGCAGAGTGAAATGCTGGCAAACCTAATCTCCAATCTGTGATAGATACCCAAGGATGGCAACAAGAGAATTCAATAAGGGTTTTTCCATTTTCTGAAACTGTTTTAGAAAATCAGTCAAACCCAGCGATCCCTTTTGACTTTATTGTAGATCTTAAGTTTACACCAGGCAGGTGGCACAATCACGATGTCTACCTGTCACTAATTCGATACTTTCAAACTGCTGACCAGTATGAACTTACACTGAGTTATATCTCAGATTCTACAGTAGCAATCGTTGTCACTGTAGATAGGCTATTAAATTCTGTAAGTAGGGTGGGTCATCCGATCTCCGTAAAGTCCTCTACTCAATACTCCTGCCTAACCTTTACTCCAGGAGCGAAGTGGGATCCAGATTCAAGTTTGGCTCTATGGATAATGAGCGCTGGATCGCTCGTGTCTGGAGCTTACACATTAAGTTTTTTGTCAAGCCAGTCTGCCATTGACGATAGTGTGGTTAATCCTGGACCTCACACAATAAGGAGAATTTTTATTGAGCCTGTTGCTACCAACTCGCCGACCTCTCAGGTTCCCCCAATCCCTCCTGAGTCTACGTGGGGTAGGGAGGTGACCCAGAAAATAATCGGAGGAGATAACATAAGTATTACCCAAGACCTTGCCGACCCATCTATGATTATCCTGGATTCTATTCCAGGAGCAGGAGATGGTGGAACCCCTGGTGTCTCTGGAGAGCTGTTGTGGATAAATGATGTCTCTGGTTCTGGTCCTACTTCCAATGTAACGCTCTCTACTTCTGATTGCTTGCACCACATCGAGCAACCTCCCGTTGATGGGGGTGGTGTTGTAGCAAACACTATTCAGATCTTAAGCAGCTGCCTACCATGCTGCTCTTGTGAAGAATATAGAGCCGTCAGTGCTGCTATTTCTAGGCGGTCTCAAAAGCTAAAAGATCTGTGCACAATTCTATCTAACATGATCCAAGCTAATACAGCCCTATACAACGAGGCTGTAGATACAATCAATAATGCTAGAGCTCCCATAGTCCAAGTCAGAAACTTGAGGGTATATCCAAACTACTTCAAGGTGAGCCTCCAGAATGTTTGTGTACTGCCTGCATACATCCACTTTTCTATCAATATTACTGGGAATGATCCCACTGTACTACCATCACAATTCTCTATTGTTGATGGCGATAGTATTTTGTATGTTGGAGTGCCACCCACACTTCCTCCACTTGTGGGTACTAGCAAGGACTATGCAGGATCATTCTCCAATCAAGTCCCCACAGTGGCTGGTGTTACTGATTACTGCACTCAATCACCAGTTGCTCCAGGTAGTTTTGTAGATTTGATATTTGTAGACAACACTGAATTATCCCGAGACATTAGAACGATTGGTATTACTGTCGACGCTTATTCAAATGGTATATATGGGGCAAACAAGAATTATGGGTGCAAATTAGATCACTACACTGCTAAGGTGGTTGATGGTCAACCAATCACTCTAAATTCGTGCGGGAAACCAAACACAATCCCACAATGGGATATTAAACAGCTAGTGCCATGATCGGAACAAAAGAAGATTGGTTCAACTTAAATTCGCTGAGGTCTTTCCCGCTGGAATACGGAGACACTCCAGTGTCTGACACTGGGTTTGTGCTTGTTCCATCAATCATTGTGGATTGCATGGTGGTTGCACAATCCAACGACTTCCAACCAGTGCTTTCTTCGATTCATTTTTCTAAAACTCTAATTACTGCTTCGTTTTACGACAGCTTTTCTGGGCAAGATTCTTTTATAGCTCAGGTACCTATATCCAGTGACTATTCAGTGGCAAATATTATAAGCGTTGGCAACTTTGATGTTTCTGGGTGGGTTGCCTTTGGGGAGGTTTCTACACTATCTCATTGGTCTGGATCTGGATTGCACAAGCTGAGTAAAACATCCAACTATCTCTCCTCACACTGCTTTATGGCAGCGGGTCCAGAGGTTGTTTCCTCTGTGTCAGGTGGTGGGGGAAAGTTTACTGGAAATGTATTGATATCAGCATCAGGGGAGCTACTTACTAGCGTAAGCTCGGAGGTAGTCAATGGGGTTATTGAATACAGTATTGTATTTTATCTATCTTCCACTGGAGACATTTCTACTCTCTGCACCCCTGCCTCAAATCTGTGCGACTGCTTGTTGCCTCCAATTGCAAAAATAAATACCGTTTCTCCAGACTCCTCTGGTAATATAAATATAGTTGTAGACCCATCATTTGGGTTGCAGATAACCAATGTGTCCGATGGCATATTATTGTCTTTGCCACAAACAGCACAGACAGCGTGTAATAAGACTCAAACATTGCCATTCCCAGATGGAAGACTCCCAAGTGAGTCATACCTTACATCATAATGGAAACAGATATTTATACAGAGTGGAGAAATCAACATGAGAGTCAGGAGTTCCCATTTATTGGTTCTTCTGGGTATTTCCCCAACAATCTTTTTGTTGATATATCTATTGCGTCTTATGGTTCCCAATCCATCTGGCTATCATCTTTGTCTCAGAGTGGCAGTGTAATTAATGGGATTTTAAAGTCAGACAGTGGCGAGGTATTTTCATTTAGCCAGACATCGTTTAATTCATGTAACGCAGCTGCTCCAATTACATCTTCAAGGGGCAAGCAGGTTGGTACAATTGTCTTTGGAGAATCTGCTCCATCTATGGTTCCTTTTATTACTAGCTCCTCCTCTTCGATCAAAGATGGCACAATTCTAGTAGATCCACTATGTATTTTTGTCTTTAGCCCCAAACAGGTATCTTCTATACAAATCGGTAGAGATGTCTACAGTGGAGTTATCAAGCTTGTTGAGGGAGAGGGGGTCACTATTACTGGTACTGGCAGTAATGTTGTAGTAAATAGTATTGGGGGGGACAATAGCTCAGACTGTTGCTTAAAAACGTTCCAACCGCTAAAGTCTATTAACTCCATTACAACAAAGAATGGAAATCTTTTCATCAGGGCACAGGATGTTGGACAACCAGCTTCTTCTACTGATGTGCAGCAAATTATAAGAATAAATCCGATTCCAAATGGAATCCAAATATCTCTATCAAATTGACAGGACTATTCCCTACATTCTTAGATGAAAATGCCAACAGGGCATTTCCTTTTGTAGAGAACACTATCTCAAGTAGTGTTCCAGATTCCTGTTTTCTAGATTTTAGGGGGTGGAGTAGACTCGGAATAAATACGCTACCAAATTTCTACATGATCTATGACCAGACATCTGGGCACCCAGTTCCCACTGGATACGAATCATTTGTACAGACTGGTATGGTTCATTTGTTTTTTGAGCTCATCTCTGGCAATACTCTTATATCAAGGACTGTTTGCTTTTATGTCCCAGCCGCAAATAGTACCTGGCCATATCTATCCAAGAGTACGCTACTTGCCAGTTCTGGAGCTAAGTCACTTGAGGTAAAAATAGTTGTTGATTCTCCAATTTTGTCAGTGCTCATCCCTGAAAATAATGGATCCGCTACGGTAGGACCTATGTTTGTGGAGCCGGCCCAATTGATGAATGTGGGTGGTATTGTTATTGATAGCCTTAGTGTCATTCACTCCCAGGTCGGAAACCCAGAAAGATTTATAACCGGAGATGTAGTGTTCCTTCCTGGCATAAACAATGAAGTTACTCAGTCCGGTAGCGGAGTTGTTCTTACTACTCAACAGGGGTATGGTCTTGGACAACAAGTCTACTATGGTACAGACAATGGGGTATGTGACGGAAATGTTTCCCTTATTAATGGAGCCTCACCAGACAACAACGATGTATTTAGTATTGTAGCTGGACCTGGAGTTATTATAAAAGATAGCCCATCTACAAATAGCATAATGATTTCACTAGACCCCGCCAACAATTCTGCGCAATGCCCTTAATAATATGGAACAGGATTGCGATTTTATTCCACCAACGGTTCTTGGGTGCACTGGTCCATCTACTAGCGTAGAACCACTGTGCCCAAAGATTAATACAGCTCCACCACCACTTTCTGTATCACTGGAAGGAGTACAAGGATGCACTGGCCCTACTGGGCCTGCAGGTACTATTGCTGTAAGTACTGGGCCGGCAGGACCTCCTGGACCAGCGGGTGGTATCGGTCCACAGGGTCCGGCGGGGCCAGTTGGACCTCAAGGTGGCGATGGAGTTGTTGTTGGAGCTACTGGGGCGATGGGGTCGGTTGGACCAGTTGGAGCTACTGGGGCGAGGGGGGCAACAGGATTTGGTCCTGGCGTGGGGCCACAAGGTTCTGATGGAGGTGGAGGGATTTCCACTGGCTGTTCTCCGTGTTCTATTTGCCTATTCATGCAATGACCCAAGACTGTTTATTTAATGACCCCATAATTTTAGATTGCCCAACAATTTCTGTTGGTGTGGATCCACTGTGTCCAAAGATACAACCAATTCCACCAACTTCTGTATCTAATCAAGGTATAGATGGACCAGTAGGTTGTACAGGTCCAGCAGGGTTAATCTCTCCCCTATCTGTAGGATTACCAGGCCCCCTTGGTCCAGCTGGTCCAGTTGGCCCTGTCGGCCCAGCCGGTCCTGCAGGCCCCGCTGGCCCTGTTGGTCCTACTGGTCCCGTGGGTCCCGTAGGCCCTGTTGGTCCCACTGGAGTTGTGGGAGGAGTTGGGCCAACGCCATCAGCTGGTGCAGCTGGATCTCCTGGTGGAACTGGTGGATCTATGTGCAGTAGTTGTGTAAAATGTACCTGGGCTTAATATGGAATCTGACTGCTTATTTAATGCACCGGTAATTCAGGGGTGCGAAGTCCCATCTGGACCCATAGATTCACTATGCCCTAAAATACCTAAAACTGTAGTTTCTGTAGCACTAGATGGTGCGCCAGGCCCTATTGGCTGTACAGGCCCTACGGGGCCGTATAGTGAGGCAGTTGCTGGTCCTGTTGGTCCTGTTGGTCCTGTTGGTCCTGCTGGACCTGCTGGACCTGCTGGACCACAGGGTGGTGCCGGTCCTCCTGGGAATCCTACTCCCGCTGGTAGTATTGGACCTACTGGACCACAAGGGGCTACTGGTCCTATAGGTCCCACTGGGATACCAGACTTTAGTACTCCCGTAGCTACTGGCCCCGTTGGTCAGGTTGGATGTGCTGGCGGGACAGATGGTGTTTGCTATCAGGCTATTTTTCAGTAAAATAAGCTTAATGAATACGGTTTTGCTACTAAAGAGAGAGACAAGCTCTAGTTATAAGAGCTCTAGTACCCCAATCTCTGGATTCGTTGGTTATGGTATGAAAGTATATGTAGATACTGCATACAATATAGTTCCAGAAATATTCGTAATGCAAAGGGATGTAAACAGCTCATACACTGATGGAGTATGCGACACGCTGTATTCAGTTGCTTCTGTAGACGAGCTAGAGTCTATCCCCCCAAATGCTCCAGACCCTGATGGATCAAACTTCTTCCGTGTATCCTCACTAGAGATGGTTTTTAAGTCTCCACAAGATTTAGACAATGCATGGAGTGTGATATCTCAGGACGTTCTGTCACTAGCTACAGCAAACGACCTTTTGATCAACACATCCCCAGATGTTGTTGCTATGTATCCAGCTGATGCCTTCCCAAGATACTACGGGAATACCACCGCTACTCCATCTGGATCTGACCTTACAGCACTACAATCAGACACATCATTCTCTACATCACTCACTGTATCGGAAACCTCTAGTGGGTCTAACTACTACTCATTCTGTTATCCAGCCACAATAGGTACGTCATCCTTGTCTGTGAATGGCACTTCTACAGCCACTAATTTTTCCACTGTAACTCTTACCAACAAGTACGGGGCCCCAGTACTGTACAATGTATACACAACAACTGCCGCACTAGCATCTGGAAGTAATTCTATTGTATTCGTTGGTGCCTAACATCATGATAATCACTAAGAAGAAGGCTCTAAATATTGTATCTACTGCTGCCGTAATAAAAGACATTCCAGCCTTACACCCTATATTTGAAGCAGCTAAAGCTAAGATAACCGAGGCTGGTAGAAAAGAGCGGTGTACCACTTGCCAAGCAAACAATATTCTTTCTGATATATCTGACAAAGCCCTATCTGCTATAATAAATCTCTCTGAAGATGATCTGCAGAAACTAAAGAAAACCCTTTCCATAAACGAACCAATTTATGCATACACATCTACCCAAACCGGAGTTAATCTAAAAAAACTAGGATGAAAAAAATACTAACTACACTACTGTTCTTGGCCTTGTGCGCTACTGGATTCTCTCAGTCTAGTGCCCTTAATGTATCATCTACCTTAGCTGGAAATGCTGGGTACCAACCACTAATTGCAAGAGGTGTTACCAATGGATATGCACCGCTAGATAGCAACGCACTGGTTCCGGGCACAAACCTATTCCCTGGTTTTGTGAGTGCAACTAATGGATCTTTTTGGGTAAAATCTGGATCTGGCCTAGCTGTTGTCCAGGGACTTACATTTACATCTAATACAATCTCTATGTCTCACGTAAATGTTGGATTAATTGAGAATGATGCACTAACCCTATATGGTATCAGTTTAGATTCTGGATTTAATCAGCCGATAGTTATTAGAGGTGGTCAGAGCACTATTTATTTTGCGACAGCACAAACAGTCGGTGCGGCAAACACTGGATATACTGGGTTCAGTTGGTCAATTAGTGGACCTGGAAACTTTTATTTGGGGTCTGGAACTATAACCGGAAACCTATCTCTCCCTTCTGCTAGTGCTTCAAACGGGCTTTCTATAAACTTCAGTAATAGTGTGTTCTCATCTACAAATGACTTTGTTTTTACAAATGCAAATGTGATTGTGTCAAACCTAGGGACTAATGGGTTTTTTAACACAAACTCAGCTGTAGTTTCCACCTATAGGAGTTATGCACTAAACTCAACGAGTGCCGACAATCTGTATGCGAGGGTGTATACAAACAATACGTGGCCACTTCTTCAGACATTCTCTGGAGGCATTGCATTGCCCTCGGCTCTGACTTTATCTAACGGTGGTACCGGTGGAACCAACCAAGTAACGGCTCAGTCATCCCTAGGACTATCTATTGGAACAAATGTAGAAGCATATAGCTCGTCTTTAAATCAGATCGGCACTCTTGGTGTACCTACATCAAACTCTGTGCTTGTAGGCGGATCTACGAACTGGGTGCTACAAACCGCATCTCAATTTGTTGGCTCTCTTGGGTTGTCTATTGGTACAAACGTTCAGGCATTCAGCTCCAACCTAACAAGTGTTTCTGCTGTGGTCCCAACAAACAACTATGTACTCATTGGAGGTGTTTCTACAAATTGGACTAATGCATCACCAGCGTCTTTGGTTACGACCCTGGGGTTGAGTATCGGAACAAATGTTCAAGCCTTTAATGCAAATCTTCAATCGATCTCTTCGATAGGGACCCCATCAGCAAATCAGTTCCTGGCTAGTATATCAAGCAGCTGGACGGCTGTCTCTGGAAGTACTGCTAGGGCTGCAATGGGAGTTTCGATTGGTACTAATGTACAAGCCTATAGTTCTAATTTGCAAGCTATAGCTAGTGGAACGCCAGTGCCACTTTCCCTTGGTGGAACTGGAGGAACAAATGCATCTAACTCTTTGGTGAACCTTGGTATTGGTAATGGGATAACAACCAATATTACTTTGATCTCTATTAGTACAACCAACACCGCAGCGTTTGTCACCAATACCATCGGGATCTCTAACGGCATAATCACCAACTGGACTCAAGTAGGACTGTAATATGGAAATCTTTGAAGGCAACCTAGCTAATCCAAGCTCAATCATAATCCCAGGAGTACAAGCTCCAATAGGGGGCTCAGATCCCTTGTCCTACGGAATTGGTGAGTCGTTCCAGGTTTATGTACAATTCAAGCCTGGTACAAAACGACTATTGTTCACCATTAGTACAAGGTCATTCGGATCTAATTCGGTTGTGTTCCAGCAGATTGTATTTCCACAGAATGGTCAGGGTGGGATAGCAGAGTTCTCTGTTGGCGCTGATACGACATCAAGACTTTCTCCTGGTGTGTATTACTGGGACGTATTCCAACTTAGAGATGATGGAAGTAAGGATGTGTGGTCTGCCTACAACACCGGTACGGTGAATATTGTCGAGTACCCATCCTCCTCTACTATCCAACTTCAGACTACTCCTACGACAAACACCATTGATGCATACCCATCTCAGACTAACACCCTGAATATGTACATCATCAATGGGTCTACATTCAGCAAGATAATCACCTGGAATTCTGCAGGCGAGCCAGTCAATCTTACTGGGTATACTGCAGAGATGCTGATCAAGAATAGCTTAAGTAGCGACTCAGCGATCTTCACCCTTTCTACCAGCAATGAAAGAATTGCTCTTGGTGGCGAGGCCGGCACGATTGCTCTAAATATTTCTTCTGAAGATACATCCACTATTACAGTGGGAACATATGTATATACCTTAACGCTGACAAGTGGTAGCACGGTTAAGAGACTTCTAGAGGGTACGATGTCTGTTACAAATTAGTAGAGGGGGGGGTATAAAAGTACTCCTGTTTTGCCATAATATATTGGAGTTAGTAATTACATATTACCTCCAGAGATATCCCAATTTCAACTTTTAGGGTTCTAGCAGGAATGCAAGTTCTGCTACCTAAA